TACACCACTAGGACCAGAAGGACCACTTACACCACTAGGACCAGAGGGACCGCTTACACCACTAGGACCAGAAGGACCGCTTACACCACTAGGACCAGAAGGACCACTTACACCAGGCATTGAATCAATATATGCTTTTAGTGGACCATCTGGACCATTTAGTGTAGGAGTAGTCAATAAATGATCTACAAAATTACCATTACTAAATAGGTTGTTAGGATCTGTACCAAAAACTTTTTTAACAGTTCCAAAATTATCATCGCCTATTAATGTAGTTAATGTATTACCTATATTGGTAATAGCATCATCTGTTTGTGCAGCAGTTCTAACTGCACCACCACTCATAACTCGTTGCTTGCGTGTTTTACCACCTTTCAAACTAGTTGATAATTTTTTATTTCGTAACTCTTCTTTAAGAGTTTCTGTATTCATCCTCTAAATGATTTTAAGAAAAAAAAGTCCTCTGCAAAATGCGTAGAAGATATCAATCCTTTTACAAAATGACCCTCATTTTTTGTTATGTACACAAGTTTTCTAGCATCATCTATATTTTTACCACGTAGACTTTCAATCCATTTAAGGCTCTCATATGCATAAACTTGTACATCATTTTCACTAGTTCTTACAACAATAGATATATCCGGAGGAGTATTATAATTTAGTGAATCTACTGGACTTAGATTTAAAATGGTTTGAAATTCATGTATACTTCTAGAAGGTAAACCAAATTCATTATATTCAACTTTTGTTAATGGTAGCTTTGGATTTGTTGTTGTGCTTAATACATCTACATATGGAACTTCTGCATATGCCATTTTAAACAAAGATCCGCCACTTTGAGATATTGCAATACCAAGTAAATAACCACCAGCAGATCTTCCATATACACATGTTTGTTTAGGACCAAGCCCTAAAAGTTTTTGTGCATATTTAATACATGCTTCTAAATCGTAATAGGATACAATTTTATTTATAGTTCGCGCCTCTGAAGCCCATGACAGTGTATGATCACCAGAACCTCGTACCATTGCAAATACAATACACCAACCATCTTGTAAATATGGTTTCCATCGCTCTGTAGAAACATTTGTAGCTAACCCATATGCACCATATGCTACAACCATCAATCCTTTTATTTTACATGCTGGTCTTACAACAAGATAAGGAATTCTTCGTTTATCTTTAGAAACAGCAAAGTATCTTTTTGCTGTTGCATAAGAAGGTCCACAATCATTAACATTATAAGATACTAATCCTTTTTCAGGTGTAGAAATATATGAATCATTTAATTTTAAAGTCCAAGGATTTATATGTAGATCACCATAAAAAGTATTAATTAATTTTAGTCTACCTTTAAAACTATATACACGTTTTGAACCATAATGGCGTAGCACAAGTATTGAATCTTCTAGTGAAACATACTCTATCATATTTTGAAACTTATATGGAAAGTCAAACCCAACAGCTCTCCATCTATCAGTGTAAGCAAAATAGCAGAGGCTGCCTTTAATGACACCAATTGGATAAAATGAAGTTGCTAATGGTGATAAACGTTTTAAACCACTATGTAAAATATATAATTCTTCATATCCACCATTATATCGTATTACAAATAATTGATGCCCACGTTTTTCAAATCGTAAACTAAATGTATCATCCAATTCCTTATACAGTATTTCTACAGATCCATTTGATACAACACATACTGAATTATATACTAATCTATTTTTTGTACCAAGTACATAACATTTATTATCTTTTAAAAATAATTGATCTCCTAAATTATCAACATACCATACTACATGACCATCTTTAATACATTCTAATCTATATTTTTGAGCACCATGTTCAATATCACGTAATTGATATACATATGTTCCATCTGTATCAAGATCTGATACACATGTACTAAATTTATTATTTGTACTAGACCATTTATATTCGTTATTGCATTTTAATACATTTAAATTCTTAACTTTAAAAACAATTGTTTTTTTGGCATCTTCAAATTCATATGTCTTTTTTAATAGATCCTCTGCAGTAGATACGCGTGCTAACTCTTTTTTAAATCTAGCATTCTCTTTAGTAACTAAATTATTCCATCGCGTCCCCGTCATTGATTCCATCCATGCATTTGACTGACACCATGATAAAAATCCTACATCTCTAATCATCGCTTAAACACTCTAGTAATAGATGTGATAGATGTTTTCCGTATCAAAGAAATTGTTTCAGATTACTATTATTTATAATAAATCCAATCATTTTGGTCTAGAAAAGGATGCACATATGCTAAAAAGAGCTCTTTCTGGAAAAGCTGTAGTGCGATTTGCTGATCCACTTGAACCTCCAGTATCTGCAGATATAAATATTCATTTAGAGGTTCCAATTTATGTATATGTTCCTTGGGCTCCGCATAATATATTAGTTGTCAATCCGGAATGGTATGCAGCAGATGCATGGGATCCGTATTTAAAATATTTTGAAGTAATAATAAAAGAAAAGCTTAATTTTCCAAATGCGCATTTATTACCTTGGGCATGTGAGCCTGTAGAAAAGAAAAAGGTTATAAAAGTAAAAGAATTTTTATATCTTTTAGGGGGTTCAAAAAATAAACATTCTTTTGGAAAGGAATTAATAAGTTGCTGGAAAGAATCATATCCTACACTGCATGTATATAGTGCTCTACCAATTAATATAGATCATAGACCAAATGTGAAAATTACAGTAAAAGATCTAAATAATGATGAAAGAGTTGCGCTACAGCATACATATACTGGTCATATATGTTGTAGTTCAGCAGAAGGTTTTAGTTATACTGCAGCAGAAGCTATATCGGTTGGAGCTTTTACACTACTAAATACATTACCAGTGTATGTGCAAGATTATGCAAGTAATCCAAATGTACATTTTATAGAAACACCTACACATGCAGCAGAGCATTATAAATATAGTTCATATGTATCTTCATATGAATTTATATCTAGAGATTTAGAATTAGGTGTAGAAAAGTTTTTGCATTGGTCTCCTTTTCAAGTAAATATAAATGCGCAAGAATTATTTAAGAAAAATCTAACTGCGCTACTGGATACACTAACTTCTAAAGAAAAGGCGAAGACTTTACCTCCAGCATTAAATCCAGAAGACTGTCCTAGTATATCAGTCATAACACTACTATACAATCGCCGGCGTTTCTTTGATTTGGCATGTCATAATATTATGATTAGTGATTATCCAAAATCAAAGATTGAATGGATAATTGTGGAGGATAGTAATGATCCAAATGAGGATTCTTCTGATAAGATTCAGCAGGTGTCTGAAGCATCAAAACCAATGAATATTGTATATGTTCCTTTAGCAAAAAAGACAGCAATTGCTAAAAAGCGTAATATTGGTGTACAAAAAGCATCACATGATATTATTTTATTTATGGATGACGATGATCATTATCCTATAACTTCTTTTAGACGTCGTGTAGCCTGGCTATCTCAACATCCCTTAAAAGCAAAAGCAACAGCATGTACAACAATTGCATGTTATGATCTTATTAAGGGTATTAGTGCAGTAAATACACCACCATTTGAACTATCATTAGGACAACGTATTAGTGAAGCAACATTAACATGTTATAAATCATGGGCTCTAAAACAATCTTTTGATAGTAGTATACATATTGGTGAGGGTGAAAGTATTGTGCAAGGACGTGAATCTGAAGTATTAGAAATGCCTCCTCAACAGATTATTGTATCATTTTCACATGGAAAGAATGCAAGTAGTCGCCGTATTCCATCAAATAATAGTGTTACACCAAGTTGTTTTTGGGGATTCCCTAAAGAATATTTAACATTTATACATAAGTTAGCAGGTGTGACTGTAGTTTAAGCAAAAGTGCTATAAAAAAAATTAATGAGTCATTAATCTTTTTTATTTTTATTTTAAATCTTTATTTTAAATCTTTATTTTAAATCTTTATTTATTTATTGAGATTGTTCACTGATTGTGTTTTGTATTTTCTTAATCTCATTGGGGATACCAAAGAACGTGGTATTAGTTGATGTTGCAATTAACGAGTTGAGTGTAAAGAAGAGTAGCCCATGGACTAATATAGCAATAGTTGATGTGCTTTCACTCATAAACATAGAACCAGACACTGCAGGAACTGTAAGAATTAGACCGGGTGATAATACAATAAAGTATAGTGTGGCAATTAGAGGGCTAATTCCATCATCACCAGTAACTTTGTTAAAAGTGCGGAATATTTTGCGGATTGTGTCAAAGGGTTCACCACTAAAATCAGATACTTTTACAATAATCTGCAGTGCCATAAAATATAGAACAGCATGAACAAGAATAGCTACATTTGATGTAGTTTCACTCTGAAAGATACCTCCACCAAGTGGTGGGAGAGTAAGAATTAGACCGGGGGATAACATAATAAAAAAGATAGATGCAAGTAAGGGGGATACAAGGTTAGGATCGGATGAAGCCATTCTAAATATTATGAAGAACAAAATAAACAGCCTTCATCTTTCGCTTTTTGCGTTTCAGCTTCGTAGTCACTTGCAAGTTTATCAAGTAATTCCTTTCGCTCCCGTTTCTTTTTTGCTTCATTGGGCTCAACCGGGGCAAGCATTTTTGGTTCAATTGTAAATTTTTGTGCGGCTACCGGGGCTTTTGTTCTCAAATAATAACAACCTGTTTTCAACCCTTGCTTCCAAGAATAAAAGTGCATACTTGTTAGCTTTGCATAATTTGGATCAGCAACAAATAGATTTAAACTCTGGCTTTGACAAATAAAAGCTCCTCGTGCTACAGCCATATCAATTAAGACCTTTTGTGATAGTTCCCAACCAGTTTTATAGATTGGTTTTAGATAATTTGGAATTTCTTTGATATTTTGAATGCTACCATTGTGCTCAACAATTGACTGTTTTAAGGTATCATTCCATAGATTTAAGTCAATAAGATCTTTTAGTAGATATTTATTGATTACAACAAATTCTCCAGCAAGTGTTCTCCGGGTATAAATATTTGTTGTAAAAGGTTCAAAGCATTCATTAAATCCAAGAATCTGACTTGTTGATGCGGTTGGCATTGGAGCAACTAGTAGTGAATTGCGCAGACCATGCTTTTGAATCTGTTTCTTAAGTTTATCCCATTCTAGATCTTGGCTTGGTACTACAGACCATAGATCGTACTGAAGGTTCCCCTTTGATGCAGGTGATCCAGCAAAGGTTTCATATGGACCATCCTTCTTTGCTGCATCACATGAAGCCTCTAGTGCAGCATAATATATGTGTTCAAAGATCTTTTTATTTAAGTTTGCAGCTTCTGCAGATTCCCATGAAAGTTTTAAAATAGCAAAGACATCTGCTAGACCTTGAACTCCAAGACCAACGGGTCTATGACGCATATTTGAGACACGAGTCTCTTTTGTTGGATAATAATTAATATCAATTACTCTATTTAGATTTCGTACTACAACTTTAACAACCTTTCGTAGCTTCTCAAAATCAAATACCTTTTCTTTTGTTGAAATACTATCTTGATGAGTAATAGTATCTTCTTTAATAAATGATGGTAGGCCAAGCGATGCTAAGTTGCATACAGCAGTCTCTGTTGGGCTACTATATTCCATGATCTCACAACATAGATTTGATGATTTAATAACACCAACATTTTGCTGATTACTTTTCTTGTTTGCAGCATCTTTATAAAGAAGATATGGGGTTCCAGTTTCAATTTGAGTATCTAGGACCTCAAACCATAGCTTTTGTGCAGATACCTGTTTACGATAACGACCTTCTGCTTCGTACTTACAGTACAATGCTTCAAACTCATCTCCATATACATCTGCTAGACCTGGTGCTTCATTTGGACAAAAGAGAGACCATGTACCATTACTCTCAACACGTTTCATAAATAGATCTGGAATCCATAGAGCATAAAATAGATCACGTGCTCGTTCCTCTTCTGCTCCGGTGTTATTCTTTAGTCGTAAGAAGTCTTCTACATCTGCATGCCATGGCTCAAGATACATTGCAAAGGAGCCATTTCGTTTATTACCTCCCTGATCAACATAACGTGCTGTATTATTAAATACACGAAGCATTGGAACAATACCATTACTTGTTCCATTTGTTCCCTTAATAAGAGACCCACGCGCTCGCACATTGTGTAAGTGAAGGCCAATACCACCGGCATGTTTACTAATCAGCGCACAATCTCCAAGTGTTTTATAAATTCCAAGAATACTATCATCATCCATTGAAAGAAGAAAGCATGAAGATAGCTGCTGTTTTTGTGTCCCTGCATTAAATAGTGTTGGAGTTGCATGAGTGAAATATTTCTGGCTCATGTAATCGTATGTTTCAAATGCTTTCTTAAGATCAGAGGACCAAAGAGCAAGAGAAGTTCTCATCCATAAATGCTGAGGTCTTTCTAGAATATTACGTTCAGATGAACGGAGCAAATAGGATTTTTCTAACGTCTTGAAGCCAAAGTAATCAAAGAGATAATCACGATTATAATCAATACGTGCATCAATCTCTGCACCATGTTCCTTTACTAATGATACAAGTTCATCAGATACATAAGATACATGCTCTTTTGTTTTGGGATCAATTTGATTTGCTAGCATTAGTACCGTCTTTGTAAATGATGAATCTGTATTTTTTTGATGATTACTGATAGCAATACGAGAAGCTAGAATACCATAATCAGGATGAGTTGTTGATAGTGATGCAGATAGCTGACCTGTTAGTTCATCCAATATACTTGTTTTGACTCCATCATAAATACGCGCCAACACCTGCTGACTTAGTGAATCGGGGTTAACTTGTAGGCCTTTAGAAGCCTTACGAATCCTCTGAAGAACTTTATCAAATGAAATCGGTTCCATCAGGCCATTACGCTTTACCACTTTCATACTAAAAGACATTAGAAAAGAGGTTAAAACTTTAATACCGCAAAAGGCGTAAATAATAGTCAATTTTTTATGTTTTTACATATTAAGATAGCATGAGTAAGGGTGTATGTGTATTTGATTTAGATTTGACATTAGGTGATTTTGGCTCAATAGATTATTTTGGTTTAGTATATAATCCGAATGTGTTTCCATTATTAAATCTATTAAATGAGTCTGATATAGAACTTTTTGAAAATAATATTAATTCATATACGGATAATCAAAATAAATTTCTAATTGAATTACGCAAGCGATTTGAAAAAAAAATAAATAATATTGGTATTGAAGATAAAATATTTAGACCAAATATAAAAAAAATATTGTCTCCATTAGTACAGGCATATAAAGATAAAAAGGTTGAAGGATTTATTATATATTCAAATAATGCAAATCTATATAATTTAGAATATGCAGGATCTAGAATTATGGAAATGTTTAATACACCAGAACTCTTTAAAGCATATTTAAGTCGTAATGATACTAGAAGGCTAGAATATGATGGTACACCAAAGGGTGATAGACCCAAGACATATGCTACGTTAAATAAAATAATACCTGTAGATGAAAATAAAATATTATTTATGGATGATATCTATCATGATGATTTATATAGTAGAGCATTAACATATATTCATGTTCCTCCATATTTTTCATCCTTAACAGACACTGATATTTTAAAACTATGGGATAATTTTGAAGATGTATTTAATACTTGTCTAAATGAATTTAATATAAGCAATGAAGAAATATTTAATTTATACCATATTAAATATTATGTGCAATCTACAAGTTTAGATGATATGAAAAATAAATATTTATCTTATGTAAGACTATCTAAACCTAGTGTATTTAATGAAAATGCAGAAATGATTAAAGCAAGAATAGATTCTTATACTTCAACCTTGACAATTCAAGAAGGTGGTAAACGTAAGAAAACACGGAAAACTAAAAGAAAGACGTTGCGAAAACGAAAGTTATAGTGTACTTTCTTTCTTGCTAATAGCACTCATTTTGAGTAGCTTATTTTGTGTAATAATACGACTTGTTATGTTCATAGTTTCTAACTCTTGAAGTAGTAGCTTATAGGCATAAGGAATCTCAATAGAACTAAAGTTTGTAGTATTACCGCAGCCTCTGCATAGCCAAATACCTTCTTTAGGATTTGACACAATGATTAACCCACACTCGCGGCATGTGTGGCAGCGGAATAGATCAGAACATTCCATAAATCGCTCCTTTGTAAACTCACTAATACCATGTGCAACAACGCAGTCTCGTTCCATTTCACCAAATCGAAGACCACCTTCACGGGCTCGCCCTTCTGCTGGTTGACGGGTGAGCATAACAAGAGGTCCTGAAGACCGAGAGTGAATCTTGTCTGCACTACAATGTCTTAGCCTCTGATAAAAGCATGGTCCCATAAAGATACTTGTTTCCATCATGCGACCAGTAAACCCATTATAGAGAATCTCATTACCATATGGCTCCATGCCTAGCTGATCACGTAGAATTGTAGAGAGTGTTTCAATAGTTACATCATTAAATGGTGATCCATCGCCAAGACATCCAAGTTCACATGCAACCTTGCCAAGCAACGTTTCCATAAACTGTGCAATGGTCATTCGTGAAGGAATACAATGCGGGTTAATAATAATATCAGGAATTAAACCACTTGCTGTTTGTGGCATATCCTCAGGATTTAATATCATTCCAACAGTTCCCTTTTGTCCATGTCGTGAACTAAACTTATCTCCAATCTCAGGAATACGATCTTGACGTACACGAATTTTTACAAAGCTATAACCTTCACCATTACGATTTTTGAAAATCTTATCTACCCATCCAGTCTCATTATTACGAATTGCCCGTGAAACATCACGCAACCGCTTTGATCCTGCCGGCATAATCATGCCAGTTGGAATTCTTAGGGGAACAACCTTTCCAATTAAAATATCATCTGCATCTACAAATGTATTTTCAGGAATAAAGCCACTACTATCAAGTTTCTCATAGTTTGCATGTTTCATTTGTTTTGTAAACTCCCCATCAGGTCTGCAAAACTTTTCTTCCTCGCCACTACTTTGATTTTTTCGCTCTTCATCTTTATAAGTGCGGTAAAAGATACTTCTAAAGAGACCTCTATCTAGAGAACCGCGATTGATCATAATACTATCTTCTTGATTATAACCAGTGTATGTCATAATTGCTACAGTAACATTCTGACCACATGGCATACTTTGTGCCCCATAAAACTTTGACATGTACGGAGATACAAAAGGTCCTTGAGGATAGCATAATACATGAGCCATTGTATCAAATCTGTCTTTAAAGTTAAGAGCATAAATACCCATGGCCTGCTTACCCATGGCTGCTTGATAAGAGTTTCTTGGAGACTGATTGTGATCAGGAAATGGAATATTTGATGCAAGAGTTCCTAATGCTGTGCTAGGATGTAGTTCCATATGCGTATGATCCTCTTTTAGCTCTTCAGGTTTCATTGCAATATAACATCCTTCTGTTTCACCAGGATCAATATATTCAATTAGCTGATTGCCTTCTGGTGATACCCATAATAGTGCATCATTCCATGTAGGTAGATCATTAATCGTCTTTGCTAATACACCTGACTTATCACGTGCAATCTCACGAATAGCATCAGCACAATAAAGAGGTCTTAGTAGACGACCTGCCTCGGTTGTTAGCCATAGCTCTTTATAGTGATTCTTCCAAATGATTCCAGTATTCATATGAATAATACCAGAACGCTTTGCAATACGAAGCTTTTTAATTGTCTCACATGCATATATATTTGGAATAGTTCCAATCCATGCCCCATTTACAAAGACTCGCACGGATGTATGTTTTTCATCTACACTAGTAGATTCAAGAGGTTTTACTTTGTCCAGCTTTGCAATATATTCTTTTAGACTTTGTACATTACTATAGATACTTACACTTGCAGTGTTGCTCATATTTTTGACAACACCTACGCTATGACCTTCTGGAGTTTCAGAAGGACAAATGTACCCCCATTGCGTGTTATGAAGCTTACGAGGAGCAATTAGTTTACCAGTCTTTTCAATAGGCGTACTAACACGACGTAAATGTGAGATGCTAGCAATATAGTTAAGACGATTTAGTACTTGACTTACGCCAATCTTTGTAGGACCACCAATCTTTGCAGATCCAAAGTTTCCTGTTGCAAGACTTGTCTTTAGACCAATTTCCATAATAACACTCTTAATAATCTTATTAATATTGCTCATATTTACAATATCTTCAAAGTTGCCTGATGCATGCCAGCTACCATTATGAATTTCTTTTGCAAGACTAGAACGAATATCTTTTACCATTTTATTGTTAAAATATGTCCGAAAGAGTGATGCAAGCAGAAAGCCTGGTAAATCTACACGCTTATTTGGATATGCATCACGATCATCGCTAGGAATCTTACCGGCATTTACCCATAATAGTTTACGTGTCATATGAGCTAGATAGCATGCTTTTGCATAGTTATCACTTGCTTTTAGACCAACATGGGGAAAGAACTCTGTGTGCAATAGATCTTGAATACGAAGTGTTGCATGTTTAGAGTTCTTTGTTGCAGTAGTATTCATTTCTTGTGATAAATACAATATAGCCTCCTCTTGAGTCTTAACAAAAGCAGCTTCTTGAATAGATTCATCAAAGAGACTGTAATAGTTATCATCACCTTCTGATCCAAGAATTAGATCATGTATATCCTTATCCGAACATACCCCAAGAGCTCGAAATAGAATATACAGTGGAATATCTGATTTAATACGAGGGATGTTTGCTTTCAATAAATGAACCTGTTGATTCTTAGGATGATATACCATTTTAACTGAATTACTTTTAGGCACCTGATCATTGTCTGGTCCAATACTCTTTACCTCAATAACTTCAATGTCCTTATTATTTACTTTGTTATTTCGAAATACAAATGGGCGATTTTCACTCATTCGTTCTTGACTAATGATAACACGCTCACCACCAGATACAATAAAGTATCCACCAAAATCCTCAGCACATTCACCAATAGACTTTGGGTTAATGTACTTTTGATCACTTAATAGACAATACTTACTGCCAACCATAACAGGTATCTTTCCCATGTGAACATTTGGAAATAGACGTGTACGAACAGTCTTTTCGCCATTCTTTGTATTATCAGTTAATGTAGTTTTTACACGAATGTCTACAAATAATGGTGATGCATATGTTAAATTACGTAAACGAGCATCGTTTGGCATCATTGGTAAAATGGAACCATTATTTTCAAAGATAGTTGGTTTACGAAAGCTAAGATTTTCAAAACTCATTGCTACCTCATATTCATAATTTACCCCAGGGCCTAATGCAGTTTCATGTTTTACACCCATTAGAGCATTTGCTGCACTAGTAGATAGACCAGTAGCTGATGCAAGAGCTGAACGTGGTCCTGATAGTGGAACCTCTGGACTCCCATGAACAATAATAGGATTTACATTTTGAATGATCTCTGGAATATCTACATCCATAAAATGGTTGAATGATTCAATCTGATGATAAATAATATGACGACCCTCACATTGAGAATAGTATTTATTCAGTATTGAATGATATGAGGGATACATTTTTATACTAGCTAATATATTTGAAATATCCTTTTAATTTTATATTTTTTTTGTAAAAACTTTAATAGGGATGTCAGAAACTAGAAATATTGTATTAACTGGAGAAGTTGCTGATTCATTTGGAAAACGTGGTGGAAAGCGACGATCGAGAAAATTAAGTTCCATAGGGGGAGGTTCCACAAGTGCTGGAACAATTATGCAACTGGAATCAACAGCATCTCCGGATTTAAAAGTAGAAGGTCTTCAGAGTGAAGTTGCTAAGGCTGCAGCACCAGTGCTAGAAGGAGGACAAAAAAAGGTGGTGTTAAATCCTAAAAAGAAAGTACAAAAGGTAGTATTTTTAGAAGGAAAACCAATTAAAAAGCTTGAATATGCAAAACAAAAGACACGAAAATTCCCACGTAAAATATCATTTTCATTAAAAATGCTTGATAAAAAATTAAAGACTGCAAAAAATATTCAATCCCATTCTAAAGAAAAATCATTGCTAGAAATTAAAACATTACTAATAGCTGCAAAACTTATTAAAAAGGATTCAAAGGCGCCAGAATCTATGATTCGTCAGATGTATAGTGATTATATGACAATGAAGCACAAGGCCTTATAAGTATTTAATACTTAAGACTTTACCTCTAATAATATAAAGAGAGAAGATGAAAATAGAGGAAAAGGTTCGTGGGTTTTATATAAAATCATACAAAGAACATTCTGCAATATACGGACCAAATACATGCATTTTTCTAGAAGTAGGTTCCTTCTATGAAATGTATGATATCCTAGATGAAGAATCTGGATTGGGTTCTACATCAATGTCTAAAGCAGTTGAATTACTTAATATTCAATTATCAATGCCAAAAAAGAATGAATTATTTGCTGGAGTTCCAAGTTATACTCTTCATAAATATGCATCTGTATTAACAAAAAATGGATGGACTGTTGTAGTTATTAATCAAATTAAAAATATTCAAGATAAAGTAGTAGAACGAAGGGTGCATCAAATTCTTTCACCAGGGACACATCTAGAAGTTGCAGCACAAGATGTATTTTATGTGGGTTCTTTGTATTTTAAAGAAATTGAAGGTCGAGCACCTAAATTTTCAATATCAATTGCAGATATATCAACAGGAAAATCTATAAGTTATGCAGGTCAGTTAGAGGGTAAATATACATCTTGGAATTTTGATACACTAATGCATTTTTGTCAAATTCATCCATTAAAAGAATTGCTTGTACATTGGGATGGCTTAGCTCATAGTGTGCCAAGTGAGGATTTTTTAAAGCAATATTTAGGATTAGCAAATACATATATGCATATAAAAGAGTACAAGCCATTAATATCAGCCAATAATCAACTACTGCTGCAATCATTTTTTACAATTAAATCATTGCTATCAGTAGAAAATTTCTTACAAATTAAAAAGGATTCAATTGTTGAATTATCTTTATGTGGATTATTAAACTTTCTAAAGATGCATTTTCCTAATATAAAACAACAGCTCTATATACATGAATACTGGGATCCAACTGTATCAGTATATTTAGGAAACAATGTATTAAATCAATTAAATATTGTAGCATCAAAAGAACAAGAAACAATATCATCTTATTTTCAAAAAACATACACATCTATGGGAAAAAGAGCAATGCTAGAACGTATACTAAAACCAATTTCAGATACGTACATTTTAGAAAATAGAATAAAAGATTTAGAAACAGTATTTACATTAGATGAATCTAAAAAATTAGATATTCAACGATTTTTAAAACAAATATGTGATTTACCAAGAATTCATCACAAGTTTTTTCAGTATACTACAACAGCATATGATATTATATCATTAGATCAATCCTATAAACGTGCTTTACAAATTATGCAGCTGCTAGAAGGTACGCGTTTAGCTGCATCAAAAGAATTATATAATTCTGTACAAATGTATGTTGAATTTTTTAACACACAATTTGATGTGCTAAAGGCATTAGTATCATCAAAAGATTCTTCTTTTTTATCAGCTAGTGTAGGTCCAAAAACACATACTATTGAGCTAGAATTATCAAATATACATAATGAAAGTATAAAATTTCTAAATAAATTAAATAGTTGGAATAATTCAACATTTAGCTATGAAGAAAAAGAGCTACAAATTTTTACAATTGAATCAAACAGAAAAAATATAGTCAGTTTGCAAGTAAGGTTACAAGATACACGTAAAGAAACATGGCCAGAAAAAAATATTTCTGTAGTGCTACGAAAGAATGGAGGACATGTGGTAGTTCCTTATTTAGATGAATTGCATTCTAGAGTACTTGTAGGACGAGGATTACTTAACTCTTACATTAAAGAAGAGTTGCCACCAATATGTAATACATTATGCGATAAATATACAGATTTATGGGTACAGCTAGAAGAGTATATTGTTTCATTAGATCTACAATTTAGTATTGCGCATGTATGTATTCAACGTGGATTTAAGAAACCTTTTTATGAAGATAACACACTTAATTCTAGTTGTAAAATCATTGGCTTGCGTCATCCTTTAATTGATACACAGAGTAATAAAACAGTATATGTTCCTCATGATATATCACTACATAGCGATGATGAACCTTTTGGTATGTTATTATATGGGATGAATGCAAGTGGTAAATCATCATTAATGAAAGCGGTAGGTATTTGTATATTATTAGCTCAAGTAGGATGTTATGTTCCAGCAGAGCAATTATATTTAAAACCTTATAAGTCAATATATACACGTATTTTAAATCAAGATAATATTTGGGCAGGACTATCATCTTTTGCAGTAGAAATGATTGAATTACGCGAAATTCTTAAAAAAGCAGATAAATATAGTCTTGTATTAGGGGATGAATTATGTTCTGGTACAGAATCTGTATCAGCTACTGCTCTTGTTGCGTCTGGATTAATATGGTTACTAAAAAAAGAGGTATCCTTTATTTTTGCAACGCACTTACATGGATTAAATAATTTAAAGCAGATTAAAGAATTAAATAATCTTAAAATATGTCATTTGAAAGTGCATTATGATCCAATTAAAGATATATTAATTTATGATAGAAATCTTGCAACTGGGCCAGGAAATACCTACTATGGTCTAGAGGTAGCAAAAGCAATGGATATTCCATTTGAATATCTAGAATTAGCTCATCAAATACGAAAAGATATATTAGAAACAAAAGAAACAATATCCTCTTACAATAAGGATTGTATTGTATCAAGCTGTGAGCAATGTGGCTGCAATATCCATCATATGCTGGAAGTTCATCATATAACTCCTCAAAAAAATGCTGATGCCCATGGATTTTTTAAACATGGAATGCATAAAAATAGTTATAGTAATTTGATTGTTGTATGTGCAAAATGCCACGATGAATATCATGCTGGAAATTTACATATTGGAGTATTAAAAGATACAAGTATTGGACCTCAACGAATAATTGAGACAATTAAAGATGAGGACACTAGTCATATTAAAATTACAATAAAGTCCTATTTATTAAAATATCCTAAACTGACTCTTAAACGTTTAGCATTTGAGTTAGAATCAAAAGAAGATATTAAAGTATCAGAATCATATTTACGTACACTAAGATCAACATTAACTTAAATTAACCTGTTCTGGTCTACTAGGCATTGCAATATATGTTAAGGGACCAGCATCTCCCTTTGGACCAGCATCACCTTTTGGACCAGCATCACCTTTATCACCCTTTGGACCTGCCGGACCAGCAGGACCAGCAGGACCAGCAGGACCAGCAGGACCAGCAGGACCCGGAGGACCAGCAAGCGAACTGCCTGCTGAAGGTACACCATTCGCCTTTAGTAAAGCAAGTTCCTTTTGAAGAACTTCAACCTGTGATTTGAGAGCACGAACTTCACGACCAATTGGATTTCCGCCCTGGTAATTCAGACCACTACTGTATAACACGGATGTCATTTCTAAATGAAGTTTGAATCAAAAATTAAAATACAAAACGCATACACTAAATTCATAAAATTGATATTTAAAAACAATAAGATACACTATAAGTAAATGATTATTCCTATAAGATGTATGAGTTGTGGAAAGATACTTGCAGATAAATGGAGATACTATCAGACTAATTTAAAAAAGCAGAAAGGTGAACAGAGCGTGCAACATTATTATTTTGATGGAAAACCTATTCCCGAAACTCCCGAAAAGGTTTTAATGGATAATCTTCAACTTACAAGAGCTTGTTGCAGAAAACACTTTCTAACACAAATTGATTTGTTAGATAAGATATAGATAGAATGGAATTGTATTTACCATCATTCTTTATACTAGCACTTGCTGGACTTCTTGTTTTCTTTGTTGTACCTAAAGTGTCAGCTCAGCTAGTTTTTTTCTTTACACTCATAATTCTAATAGTAATGATATATATACACTATGATACATTTAAATCTGAATACAATGTTAATAGATGGTTTTCTTCAATAAATAATATTGGATATCCCTTATTAATAGTTGTAGGCTGTATTGGTATTATTGCTGTTGTATTAGGATTTACAAATGGTATAAGTATACCATTTTTATCTGTTTCTAAGCCACAAACATTTATGACTAGTAGAAAAAATTATAAAAGTGTTGCACCGAGTGAATTATTAGAATTAGAACGCCAAGTATAATTTCTATTTATACATTAAGAATATGGGACAAACGCGAAAGAATAATAAATCAAAGCCTATGACAATACCACAATTAAGGAAAGCATTTGAAGCAGTTACACATGAAACAGAGCGCATTTTACAACATCCGATTGATAAATCTTCAATAGAGAATTTTCAAAAATCATGGAAATCTATTTTTGGAAAACAAATAGATTCAAATGTTGCAGAATCATATTTAACAATACAGGCTAAACTAAAAGGTAAGGCTCGAGGTAAAAAAACAAGAAAACAAAAAGGTGGAGTTGCCTCATTAGATTATCAATATCGTCCCGGTATTGATGGTCCTCATGGACAATATCTCCCATATATAACTTCTGGCTTCAAATTCTATGACGCAATAAATCAAATTGGTATGGATTCATCATGTGGAAAGGAAAATATAACACCTGTCTTATCTGCTGATATGGGATCTAATAAGGTAGGTGGTGCTACTTTTAATGAAATTACTAGTGGTAGACTAGCAACTGCTTCAGTTCCGCCAAATCTATTACAAGATATACAGGATATGATGCAAGGAAGACCTCTAGGTAGTTCACCACAGGCATTTGATACATCATATAGAAGCGCCTGAATACCACATAAGAAGAAACCTCAATGTTTATTAGGTTTCTAGCTATGAACGACTCAAGAATATATGCAACTCAACTTTTAAAGTTGTATTATAAAACATTTTCTTATCCATTTACACATCATCAGATTAATAGTTATGATCAATTTTTATCAACGGATATTCCAGCAATAATAAAAGCAAATAATCCAATATTAATTCTTCAAGATCCAATTGGTTCTTCAGGTCAATACACTTATAAAACTGAAATATTTATTGGAGGTCTAAATGGAGATAAATTTTATATTGGAACTCCATCACTTGAGTTAAAAACAGATAGTGTTGTACGAATATTATATCCAAATGAAGCACGGCTTCGTAATCTTACATATGCATCAACTGTTTCTGTAGATATTGTTATACGTGTAACATTTACAACATCCACTGGAACAAGTGTAGTATTACTTGATTCAAAAGATCCTAAATATGAATATCTAGGAGCGGTTCCGTTTTTTCAAATTCCAATTATGTTGCACAGTCGTTATTGTTTATTACATGCTAAGCCAAATCTTTTTCTAAAAAATATTGGAGAATGTCCATATGATTACGGTGGATATTTTATTATAGATGGTTCTGAAAAAGTACTAATAACTCACCAAGAACAATCATTTAATACATTATACATTTCAAAGCAGCCAAGAGATAAAAAAGTAGAAGTATATGCCTCAATACAATGCTTAAATCCAATCTCAAAAGAGGTAAAGCGTGTAGGATTTGGCTATCTACGTATGTCAAATGTATTACGTGTAAGTATACCTTTTGTACGAAAAGCGATTCCAGTATTCATTTTATTTAGAGCACTAGGTGTTCAATCAGATCAAGATATATTACGTTTATTGTGTCCTGATGAAAATGATATTGAAGCAAAAGTATTAGAACCACTACTACATGAATCAATGTTAGAAGCACATCCAATACTAGATACATATTCTGCTATTCAATATATACGAGTATTTACAAAAGGGTTTAGTGAAGCACATGTATATGATATACTATATAATCAATTATTTATTCATATTGAAAATAAACCAATGCATAAAGCAGCATATCTTGCAGATTGTGTGCTGAAAATTCTACGTGTAAAAGCTGATTATGATACTGATACTGACAAAGATGATATTAGAAATCAACGTTGTTTAACAAGCGGAATATTAACACGTATGTTATTTCAAGGTATCTATACACAATGGTTAAAAGCAATGAGTAGATCATTAGATCAAGAATATAAATATAATGTTGGTATTTATAGTGGTAGTAAGTTTTTAGATATTTTTTTGCCAGGAAATGTAAACACATTATTTCAGCTTTCATTTATTACAGAAGGATTAAATAGAGGATTTAAGGGAAAGTGGTCGTCTGGAGCAGCAGTAGGAGAAGAAAAGACAGGTGTACTACAGCCATTATCTCGTTTATCTTACTTAGATTTTCTATCTCATTGTAGACGTGTTGTATTAGATTTTGATACTGGAATGAAATTACAAGGACCTCGTCGTCTACATACAACACAATTTGGTTATTTTTGCACAAGTGAAACACCTGGCGGTGGAAGTATTGGTATAACAAAGAATTTTTCGGTATTAACTGCAGTAAGTTTATCTCTTGATCCTAGACCCTTTAGTACATGGCTCTTTAAAATGGGAACATATCTTATTAATGATTTAACACCACTTATGATGAAAGTAGCAGTTCCAATATATATTAATTCTGGAATTGTTGGATATACTATTAAACCAAATCAACTTGTATCTGTGTGTAAATTATTAAAGCACACTGGTTGCTTGCCAGCATATTCTAGTATTGGATTTAATATACGAGAACGTAGAGTATTCTTTTATTTTGATGAAGGTCGTCCAGTGCGACCACTTGTCCATATATCTAATGGAACATATCCATATGAAGCAATAAGAAAAGTTAAATCTTGGAGAGATCTTGTGTATGGAACATTTGAGGCAACTGCAGATTTAGATATCACATCTACTGTTTTTAGAGATCCATTAAAAGAAGTAATGAATCCTCTATTTGATGATTATATTAAATTATTAACAACCGTTAAAGGTATTATTGAATATGTAGATCCTTATGAATCAAATGAAGCATATATTGCAATGTATCCTGAGCAAATTGTAAGTGAAACAACACATGTAGAAATTCATCCAAGTACAATGGTTGGTCTACTTACATCAATGATTCCATTTCCCAATCATAATCAATCTCCTAGAAATCAACTATCATGTAGTCAAAGTAAACAAGGTATATCTATATTTTCAACAAACTATCCTAATAGGTATGATAATCAAACACATGTATTATGTTATGGTGAAGCGCCATTAGTACGAACACTATATTATGACTATGCTGCTGATGGAAATATTGGATATGGTCATAATTTGATTTTAGCAATGGGTTGCTTTACTGGATATAATCAAGAAGATGGTATTGTTATGAATGCAGATTCTATACAACGGGGATTATTTCGTAATATAACATATCGCAGTTATGAAGTATTTGAAGAAGATGATCCGCATGCAAAAACAAAGACACGCATTTCCAATCCAAATAGTATTCCAGCATGGACTCGATTAAAGCCAGGATTAGATTATAGAAAATTAGATGAACGTGGTATTATTAAAAAAGGTGAAGCTGTAGATGAAACTACAGTATTAGTTGGTAGATATATTCAATCTCAGAGCGGTGAAATGAATGATGCAAGTATTACTGCACAAGTATGGACAAGTGGTATTGTAGAAGAAGTAGCAATAACTGTAAATAACATGGGTCTTGCATTGGTTAAAATAAGAGTAATACATGATAGAATACCAGAGCTCGGCGATAAATTCTGTTTAACACCTGACCATGATGTGTTAACAAAACGAGGATGGGTATCGATTCAATCTGTAAATCTAGAAGATGAAGTAGCACAATTAAATAGAAATACTGGTTGTATGGAATATGTAAAACCAAATGAGATATACGTATTTGATCATACAGGTCATATGTATGAAGTTGAATCTCAAGGAGTATCATTAAAAACTACATTGAATCATCGTATGTGGGTAAAGGGAAGAAATGAAAAATCGTATTCACTTATTGAAGCATCAAATGTGTTAAATAAAAGAGTAAAATATCAAAGTGCAGCTGCAATTAATAATACAGAAAAGGATATTATTATTAATGATTATAAATTTAATGTTGGTATTATTGCAGATAATTGGTTAAGATTTTTTGGATTATGGATAGCAGAAGGATGGACGTATATAAAAGAAAAAGATTATATTGCTAGAGTTGAATTTGCAGCGTATAAAGATAAAGTATATAATTCTTTAGTAAAATCATGTCAAACATTAAAATGGAATTATTCATATAATGAAAAATCAAATAAATTTTATGTAAATGAAAAACAAATTGCATTATATTTAGATAATTTAAGTGATGGTGCTATAAATAAAAGATTACCATCATGGGTATTTAATTTATCAATGCAACAATCAAAATTACTTATTGCAAGTTTATGTATTGGTAATGGATATGAAAGTAAAACATCTTTGCATTATTATACATCTTCTCTAGGTCTAAAAGATGATATTCAACAATTATGTCAACATGCTGGATATACGTCATATTCAAAAATAAGATATAAAAAGGGATGGATTAGCCCGATATTGAATAAAGAAGGTAAAGAATTTAAAGCAAATAGTGATGCATGGGATATTGGTATAAGAAAAATAAGATTAAATCCTACAATGAATCATTCACATGTGCATAAACAAAATGGTCAAAAAGAATCTATTGTAGATTATAACGGAAAAGTATATTGTTTATCCGTATCATCGGAAGTATTTCTAGTACGTAGAAATGGGAGAATTGTATTTACAGGAAATAGTAATCGCCACGGTCAAAAAGGAACAATTGGTATGTTAATCCCTGGACGTGATATGCCACGTACTGCAAGTGGAATTGTTCCTGATATGATGATGAACCCTCATGCAATTCCATCACGTATGACAATTGCCCAGCTGTTAGAAAGTTTATTAGGTAAATCTGCATGTCTTGCTGGATTTATTGGTGATGCAACCGCTTTTATGAATGAAAGTGGTATTGAAAAATCTATTGGTGATGTATTACAAAATCAGTTTGGCCTACATCCATATGGAGAAGAATTATTTTATGATGGAACCACTGGTAAAATGATACCATCTACCATATTTGTTGGCAATGTATATACAATGAGATTAAAACACATGGTAGAAGATAAATGGAATGCTCGTGGTTTAGGACGGCGAGAACAACGAACTCATCAGCCAACAGGAGGGCGAGGTAATCAAGGGGGTCTACGTATTGGAGAAATGGAACGTGATGCATTAATTGGTCATGGTATTAGTACATTTTTGCAAGAATCTCTAATGAAACGATCAGATGGATCTGTGCTATATGTATGTAATGGTTGTGGAACAGTTCCAATATCAAATCCAAAAGAAGGACACACAATATGCTCATTATGCGATGGTCCTTTACAATACATAGGAGACTCTGCATCTAATTTTGAAGTATTGCCTACAACAAAACGAAGCAGTACAAGCTTTTCACACATAGAAATTCCTTATAGTTTAGAAATATTAAATAAAGAGCTAGGAACATATATGAATATGTTTATCCGTTATTTAACAACAAAAGATGTAGCACACTTGCGTAAAACTCCTTTACAAGGATTAAATCAAGCAGAAGTTGATGAATTACTGCATGCTGTGCTACCAGAACATGTATATGCTACAGTACCAGAGCCACAGTCAGAGGATAGTAAAGATATTATTCAACCTGTATTAGATACTTTACCAGTAATAGATAAAGATCTAGAAGAAGATAGCGTGTTTCCAACATTAACTGTAAGTGAAGCAAAAAATAATCTAGAAAGCACAGGCGATCTTCCATATATACAAGGTCCAATGCCTGTTGAGCCAGTAGAATTTATTTTAGAGACGCCATCTAAAGAGCCAATGATGAGTCAGCAGCAGTACCAACAATCTCAAGTACCAATGATGAGTGAGCAGCAGTATCAACAATCTCAAGTACCAATGATGAGTCAGCAGCAGCAGCAGCAGCAGCAGCAGCAGCAGCAGCAGTATCAACCATCTCAAGTACCATACCAACAATCTCAAGTACCATACCAACAATCTCAAGTACCATACCAACAATCTCAAGTACCATACCAACAATCTCAAGTACCATACCAACAATCTCAAGTACCATACCAACAATCTCAAGTACCAATGATGAGTCAGCAGGAGTACCAACAATCTCAAGAACCATACCAACTATCTCAACAGCCACAAATGACTCAACAACTCTATCAGCCACAGACCTATCAACAGCCCTATCAGCCACAACAACCACCTACATTGGTAGTTGATACAAGTACAGATGCAATGGCTGCAGATGGATTTATGCCAAAATCCATTTTAAAAAGACCAAACAGTCCTTCACGATTTAATAAACCAAAAACGAGTTTCACAATAAGTAAAATGGATAGTACAGAATCAAGTTCTACAAATGTTCCAAAAACAGTTAATATAATAAAACAAGAATAGTAAAAAAACATAAAACATAAAAAATTAAATTATATTTTAAAATACAAATTGTATAGTTAGAAAATGAATGCTGAAGTGTATGATATTCTCTTTCGCAGTCGTAAAACTCTATTAGCTATTTTAGAATCAAAGGGTTATGCAATTCAGCAATATGAAAAGTTTGGACCAGATGAGATTAGTGCAATGATTATTAATGAAAAGAAAAATGCTCTACGAATGGATCTAGAACGTACTTCAGATGATCCAATATCAAAATGTGTAGTACTATATCGTCTAAATCGTCTAAAGCAGAGTATTACTAAATTTATGGAAGGACTACGAGATCCTGAAGATGAAAACTATATTAAAGATGCTAAATCTACACAAGTATATGTTATTGTGTTAGAGCCAGTAAATACAAATAATATGGATGTCTTTCATACTGCTGCACTAAATGCATTAAATAATGAAACTGAGCCAATTCATATTGCATTCTTTCAGGCTCAGAGTCTTGTAAATGATCCACGAAAGCATGTTCTTGTTCCGCCTCATAGTATTGTGCCAAAAGAGGATATTCCCGCACTCAAAAAGAAATATAATCTTCAGAGTGTTGCAAATCTACCACTAATACGATTTCATCAGGATATTCAGGTACGACTCTTAGGTGCTGTTCCCGGTAGTGTCATTAAGATTGATAGACCAAGTCCATCTGCTGGTATTGAAACTGTATATAAATATTGCGTTCCTTAAAATAGATGGCGACGTATCATGATTTAGATTGGTATGCCAAAACAGGTTCAAATCCTGGTACATTGCTTGAGATTCAAACACAAATTAATAAATATAGAACTGGTTTACTTATTACAACACCAGATGGGGCACGAGCAGATATAATTGCTATGGTAAGTGGGCTACAAGCTAGATTAACTACAAATCAAGCAACAGTTGGTGCATTAATGGCAAGTAGAAGTAAACAATTAGATGTAGAAATAATGCAAGCAACACAGGACTTACAAGTTATGAAAGAGCGAGTTGCATCTCTACGAAATCCATATGAAAATCAGTCTTATTATGAAAGTTGGTTTCCGCTAAATAGACCATTACGAAATATATCTATTGTTGTATTACTTGGGCTAGGTATATTTTTTTATGTATTTACATTATTTACTTTAATGAATTCATTTGGTCTACGTTTCCGATTAAATATATCATGGTGGAGTCCTGAAAATATAGTAAAGTTTGGAAAACTAATGCCAATTGGTGGAGCAGTAATAATAATAATTCTTATTGTCTTAATTATTATTGGTTATGTAAGAAAAGGTTAGCAACTAGTAGGATGAAAGATTATGTAATAAAATATATGTTTTTAGGTTTCACTTTACTTATATTTTTTGTGATCTTCTATATGTCTGTAAAAGAAGGATTTATAATTGGCCAAGATGGATTTCAAATATGTAGTACTTTAAACAACTGCATTACATGTTCAAGTTCATTTGGATGTACATGGTGTGCTACAGATGCAAAATGTGTTTCCGATAATTCTGCAAATGCAGTATGTCCTAGACAATCATTAATAGTAAATCCAGGTAGTTGCGATATACAGTATACTACAGATGCTTCTGGTAATGGCTTAGTAGCAGACACAAATAGAGTATGTTCGGCATCTAGCACGTGTAATTCATGTTTAAGCATTCCGGGTTGCTTTTGGTGTAGCACTCAAAATAAATGCACTTCTAGCATTAATGTATATGCAGAATGCAAAGATGATATGCGGATATATTCATCATTTAGTCAATGTAGTCTTAATAATGCATCATCAAACAATCTATCATCAAACAGTCTATTATTAGATTATTACTTATGGGGTATAAATGCAGGAAGTCAAGGAAGTCCAGGAAGTCCAGGAAGTCCAGGAAGTCAACCAGCTGCAGCACCAGTAACAACAGTACCAAGTATTATACCTATATTAGGATTATCAAGAAATTCTGAAGGATCATTAACTCTTCCTGCAAAACAAACAGTACTACAATCATTACAAAGTCAGGGAAAGAGTATATCAGATGCTGCATCTAGAAGAAATGTACTGCAATTAATTAAAACAGAAGCAGATCAAGTAAAAGCTTTAAAGAAGACAAAACTAAATACTTATGTTGGTAATTCAATAGATTATGTATCTGATGGAGCTTCGTTAGCAGCAATAAAAGAATATGATACCCGACTACTTGATTTACATGATATTTCTCAGCATATTCAATCTATTCCATTAGAAGGATTTAAGGAAGGCTTTACTCTAAGTTATGAAACTTTGAAGTCAGCAAATGAATATACTAAAGAATCATTAAATATATCTGGAAGTGGTTTACAATATTTATGGCTTGGAAATTTAGTAGCTATTGGAACAATTATTTATTTTATAAACGGATAAACAGAGATGACAACTATAAATGAAACAAATTTTAATGCACGATTAAACCAAATTGGAAATTATAGCTATCAAAATCGTATGGATACACTTTTTATATTTCAACTTACATTTATATTTCTATTAATTGGTATTTTAATATATTATTTAACAAGTCTTGGCATAATAGGAACAGCACTTGGAGGATTTATTGCTGTAGTATTACTAGTTATATTAATTTTATTATATTTTAATCGTATTAGTGTTATGAATAAACTACGAGATGGTAAGATTTGGAGTTCAATACGATTTGCAGATGATGGAAAAAAGGAATCAACAATCCCTAAACCTCAATATACTACGGTTGCAACACAAGATGGAACAGCAGGTAATGATGTGACTTGTGAACCACCGCAAGTAATACAAGGAAGATGTAGTAGTCCAATCTCTTAATCTATATATTATTCTAGATGGAAGATACTTATGTGCAACTCTTAGATAATGCTCAAGCATTATTAGATAGACTTAATATAGTATCATCTACAGATGCTGAATTAATTATTCAACAAAAGAAAAATACTCAAAAAGGACAAGAAGCTACATTACAAGATATTAATGATGCAAAAGAAACATATAGACGTGAATATCTAGAACGAGAAGCTCAATTAAAAAATATGTCCGCACCTATCTTTGGAACTCTACAAGATTGGAGTTTATTTATATTATTTTCTGGCTACGCGGTATTTATGGTAAGTATATTAATATATATCTTCAATTTTTCTAAACAAAAAATATTAATGGCATCGGCATTTATAGTATTGAGTTGCATGTTAGGTGTTACATTTATCTTTGTGATTCAAAGATTTGGCTGATTTGGCTGATTTGGCTGATTTGGCTGATCAAATAATTCAACATCTTCATCATACATAAAGACACGAACACCCATATAGTATTTACCTTCTAGTGGTTCACCAAACTCTTCATTAATTCTGTTTAGTAAATCTTGACCAGAGAGTCTTCGTGCTGAACCACCAGATAATTCTACCCATTTTGTGTAAGCTCGTTGAAACTCTTTGAACGTAGTCTTATCATTTTCTGTTGTTTCCGACTTACGGATCCTTTCACTTGCAAACTTTGCATATGAATCACTAGATTCTTTGTAATCTTCACTTGCTTTTTTTACAATTTCTGGAGTTGGTTCTAAACCATTTACCAGATATTGCGTTTCATAAATATGTACAAGAAGTGAAAGAAAGGGTGTTCTCCACTCTACAAGTTTCTTATCAAGATCATTATCACGTAAGAATACATTTTTCTTTTTAGCAATGTATTCTGGCTCATCCGCACCTACGAATTTACTTACAAATGGAATAACACGAATGCGTCTCCAAGTACCACGATCCATTGTGCGAATAATTGGCTTACTATTGCACATCATATTTAGCTTGCCAGTGACCTTAAATTTCTCTTGATCTTTAAAGAGGCCGCGCGCTTCAATCATATCTTCACCACTAAATTGCTTCATGCGACTAGTATTAAGAGGTTCCTTTTCATCTGGCTCTTGTAGATAGATAAAACGCTTATTTTTGATAGCAATAATATCTGGATTTGCTGCTCCAGATTCAGGTCTCTTTCGTGTAAGAGTTGTAGCTTGTAGTGAAGTCTGATAATCTCCAAATGTTAGACGCATAAGTTCTACAATCTTAGACTTACCGTTTCCACCAACTCCCTCCCATGTGTAATAACACTGTTCTCTGTTTGCACCTTCTAGACAACTTGCCAGCAATCGTAGAAAGTAATCACGTAGATGTACATCTGGAAAGATCTTATTAAAGAAGTCATAGATTTCACTATAAATAGGGTTTTCTGCATCATATGGAATATACTCAATTGGTTCATGATCTGGAAAATTATAACCAGCAAGAAAGCTCAAGTAGTCTTCTGGAATTCCAGGACGAAAGTATACACGCTCTATGCTATATTCTGGAGTTTTTACTCGTAGTTCAAGAACACCATTCTTACATGCAAAGAGTAATGGATTCTTATTTAACTTATTTGTAAAGTCTTGATCACAAAAGACTGTTTCTGCCATACGCATTGTAGACTCAACAAAGCCATTATTGTAAAGATTCATCTCAATTTTTAGAAAGCGTTTTAGCTCAGCTTGAATACGTTCTTGTTCATCCGTTTTATCTGCTTTTCCCAGATCCTTTCGAATAAGATTTCGAACTTCAGAAATATAGTTTGCTAGATCACAACTAATTTTTTGTTTTAGCTGAATGCCTTGATTTAGTTCTTTCCACATATTCTGTGTATCATCATAATAATACCAATCTGTACTGCGATTGTTAATAGATGCAACATAGTTATTTTTATAGAGCTTCTTTAATAGCTGAGCAATATGAAAATGTGTTCCATCTACATGCTGACGAATATATTCTAAGATATAGTCATCAACAATCTCTTTATACAGCTGCGGGTTATCTTTCTTTGCCCAATTATGTAGACTTCGTTCTGTTAACCGAGGACCATTATAATTACTCATTGTAGTAAAGAAGTTTCGTTTTAGCTCATGGATATTGTTATTCTTATACTTCGGTGAATATGCACTAAATTTCATCCATAAATCAAACATATCTTCAGACTTTTCCATACTATGTAGTGCCCAACCCACACGCATCCAACTATCATTTGATTCTGCTCTTATTTTATCTAAACACTCTAGCACTAGTCTAGTGATTAGCTGTTTTTCTTGTTCACTTGGTGTATTTATAACAAACTCTTGAAGAATACTAGATACTACTTCAGCTTGCTCTGCTGCTGGAGCAACTACATGCTCTTGAACAACTACTTTATGAGAAATTAGATGATCATATGTTTCTTTCATACTTGGTCTCACAGTATTATTATCTGGATCAATGTTATAACGAATACTTAGCAACTCTAAGAGTTGACGATTTGTATATGCCTTAGTATCATCTTCAGACCAATAATCATCGCTTACATTATAACTAAAAACGTGTGCTAATTCGTATGGTGGAATATTTGGCTTTGATTCACCGTATGGAAACCAAGCCTGTTTACGTGTCATTGATTCATCATATACCTCTTCATCCTTATTAATATACCCAGTTCCCTCAAAACACTGAGATAGATGCTTTTCCTGCAATATATAGTTTCGTAGTAGCTTATGTTTTTCATTTACAAGTGTAATATCTGGACACAAGATATGAATACCATCTTTATAATATTTACCACGTTCCTCATAGCGGGTTGATCTTAGAGTCACAAAGAAACGAAGACTAGTATAGTTATCTATTTCAAAGAATTGTTTTAGAGTCTGGCCAACTCGCTTTGTAAAATTAAAGATATGTGTCTTAGTAAAAGTTCTTTGTAGATTTGTTTCTGATGAATAATGAAAATCAATATCAATCATAAGAGGCTTTGATTCATTTACTCGCGGATGCTCTACAATGTTTAGAGTTCTACCCTTTTTTACAAAGAGGTAATCATATAACAGATCATAAAATCGTGGATAATCTTGCTCTGTGATAGACCACTTTCCCTTAATCTCAGAGCCCATTGTAGTAAAACAAGGATCTTTAGTGTTAGCATAACGCTCTGTTAAGAAGGCCTTTAATGGATGTCCATTCAATGGATGGTGTGGATCCATATTATTCTAGTAAAATACAAGGTAAAAATAAAGTCAATTTTTTACTTAAATTGTGTATTTAAAGCATTTTCAGATACAAAGATTATGACGTCAAAAAGACTACAAAAGGAATTATTATTATGCCAAGATCCTAAGTTAAAAGAGACCGGTATTTATTATTTTATAAAAAATGAAAATATGGAGACTGGAACTGCCTTACTATTTGGTCCAAAAGATACACCATATGAGTATTGTCCTCTAGAATTTGAATTTAAAATACCAACGGAGTATCCATATGTTCCACCAATTGTGCACTATAAAACAAATGATGGTATTACACGATTTCACCCAAATTTTTATATGGATGGTAAGGTATGCTTATCTATTTTGGGAACATGGTCTGGACCAAAATGGGCAAGTAGTATGAATATTTCAACAGTGTTACTAAGTCTTTATTCTATATTAACATCAAATCCTTTACAACATGAACCTTCATATGAATCAATATTGCCTACATTTCCGAAAGCATTTCAGTATTCAAATTATGTAGAACATAATTTAATAAAACTTTTTTTAAAACAATATGAATATGGTTATTATAATAGCTGGAATGATCCTACTTTTCAAGAAAATTTGTTAAAAAATATAAAATGTATAAAGGAAAAGGTATTTATAAAAGCACAATCACAAGAACAAATATATACATTACTTCCATATTCAATGGTAGGTTCTACAAGTTGGAAGAGTGTAAAAATATGAAAAAATTGTTTATTTTTTTCAAGAGCTGAATATAGTAAAATGATTTGCGCATGCGGCTATTATCTACATGCAGTTGCATCAGATAACAAACTAAATAGGGTATGCTCAAACTGTGGCCACACAGAAGAAGACAAGGGAGGTATTATTGTTGAATCCTATATTAAAGAACGTGCATCAGATTCATATAAGATCCTATTAAATGAGTTTACCCGGCAAGATCCTACACTACCTTATTTGAAAGATCTAAAATGTCCCAATGCTATGTGTGGATCAAATAAAGGACTTTCTGAGCGCAAGGTCTATCTTATTAAATATGATGATAAGAATCTAAAGTTTGTATATATTTGTAATGCATGTGAGCATACGTGGAGAAGCCGTTAAAATAGTATGTCTCTTGTATTTTAGATGAAGCGCCAGTTTTTTGATGGCGGGTTACCTAAAAAAAAGGCACCAAAACCACGTAGTACTTCTAGATTAAGTCAAGGAGATATAAATCCAGGAACTCGTCGTGTAACTAGTGCAGATGATATAAAGAAAAAACAACAGCAAGGACAAAGACCTGATAAGCAAATTCAGGTATCAAAAGTATATTCTCAACGTTTAAGAACACGAGCATCAAAACAACGTGCGCAAACTATTCGTAGAAAAAAAATAGAAAGTCGTACAAAAGAACGAGGTCAAAGTGTGCAGTCAATATCTTCTGATCCACAATTTAAACGTAGTCTAGAAAAAATAACTGGTAAAAAAAGTTCTGCATTTAAAAGTCAGCCTGAACCGAAGAAACTAAATGAAGAAGTATCAAAAACTGTAAATAAATTTAAAAGTGAAGCTCAGTTAAAAGCAGAAGGACAAGCCTCTCTTGCAAAAAAGTCATTATTAGATAAATTATCATCTTCAACATCTGCCGCAAAGAAAAAACTATCTGATTCAATTGCTGATATGAAAGCAAAATTTAATCAAAAATTTAGATCAACCTCAGAAAAGTTTCCTCCAGAAATTAAAAATAAAGCAGATATTGAAGATGCAGGTGTTAAAAATAAAGATAATTTAAAAAAACAAGATGCAAATGCTAAGAAACAAAAGCTTCATGAAGCAAAAGCCAACGATGCTGATGTAGATGCACTTAAAACACGTCAACCACGTACAGATGGAAGAGCAGATACAGACCCTGGTGCACCACGACGTTTTGATTCAGATAAAACACCTGAAGGAGCAGCATATAGAAAAGCAAAAGATCATAAGAAAGATTCAAATATTCGTAAAGATAAATCTTCCAAAAATGAAGCAGATGCTAAAAAAGCAAAAAGAGATGCAGATGATATTGATGGCAACCTTAAGAATCGTTCTAAAGATGGAGATCCAGATACTCCTCGTGATAGAAGACCCCCAGACCAACGTATGAAAAATGAAGTTGAGACTGCTAGATCAAGAGTAAAAAATCAGTTAAGTAAAACAGATAGTTGGAGAAATATGTTAAAAAAATTTATGAAAAGTATAACGTCTTCGTTAATGTTTTTACTTCCGATTATATTACCAATATTGCTTGCACCACGTATGCCACCGATTGGACCAATTAATACAGGCCCCCCATTTAATCCAGGATCTGTATTTTCTCCAATTGTATTTCCCACACTTCCCACAGGTATTGCTCCAACATATAGAGCATATGTATCCCCCACAGGAAAACTCCCTGATCTGAAAGTTCCAGATCTAAGTGGAAACCAATTTGAGTTGCCAACTTTTAATGATGGATATATGATATTTACATTAACTGGCCAACCAGATGATACACTAACATTTCAAATATCTACAGATTCTAGTAGCCTTGAACTTGAAACAGCTACACTCACATTTCCACTAGATACATGGGATACACCTCTACGTGTAGGCTATAGCACAACTTTAGAAACAGATTTATCTGGTAATGAAGAGTATACTAGATTAAATATAAAAGATAGATATGCTAAATTAAGAAATATATCACCAGATGGAATAAAAAATGTCATGTATGCTCAAGGATCAATAGATCAATACTATCCAAGTATTGAAGAAATAGAGATTGTTGATAGAAAATTAGATGATTTGTTAATTAAAGATGAAACATATGCAGAAGCATTGGAAAATGTTCACCAAAAGATTTCACGACGACGTAAATATGTAGGAGGTGATATAGAACCAACATATGATGCTAGCTATTACGTTCCATATGTAGCTGAAGAAGTTGTAATTCCAACACATGATGTGTTAGAAGATGATATGCTAGACTATGATAGTATATTGGTAATACCAACATATGATGATGATTCATATAGTATATTTGAACCAATGGTTGAACCAAGTATACATATTGATAATAGTTATGATTTTTATGAAAGAGATTCTAAGACAGATGATCCTATTGTTGAACCTACATTGGATGATAATTGGATAACCTACAACGAGCCAATTAGTGGAGGAGAGGAAACAGATACAACAAATGCAACAAATACAACTGAGAATGATATTAATAAAATTATAGATTCATTGGATTATGATACATTAGCATCTGATATTATGGAAGGACAATTATCAGACAATTATAAAGCTACAATTCAAGTGCTAGCGGTAGATTCATTAAATTATGAAATCACTATAAATGCAGTAGTTGAAGATGATACTACATGGGTATTAAAACCAAGAGAACTATTATTTGACGAGTCAACTAATTCAAATAATATGTTCTTTTTTTCACAAAATATTTTTAATACTTTAGTGAATCTTCATGTTGCAACTCAAAGACAAAGTATTGAAGATAATTTTAATAATACAGTAGAAATGTATGAAAGTAATCAAACTGAGGCTATTGATGCTCAATATACTCTAGATGCGGATGCTGCAGCTAAGGAAGCATATGAAAGGTCTATGGCAGAGGAACAAGAAAAAATAGAAGCTGGTGAGTATGTATTAGAAAGGTTAAAAGAGGTACAGTCTGGTGGAGCTAGTTCCTATCTTTCTAGATTAAGAAATAGATCAAGAAAAAGAAAGATAAAATAGCAATGCAAACCAACATGTAAATCCATCCATTGCAGGATCCGCTCGCACTAGCTGAAATCCAGACGGATTTTCTTTTATACATTGTGCAATAATACTTTGATCTTTTCCTACAAATTTACCTAATTCAATATAATTTTTTAATACTGCATCATAATGCATTGAAAAATTATTCCATACCTCATGTGAACCTCCTAATACACCTCCACCAACACAATTAATACGTTGAAAATCGGTTTCACTTTCAAAATCAGTTATGCGTAAAACTAATAGTTTATCTTCAGGTATCTTATGTGCGTAAGGAAACTTACTTGTATACCCTACCCATGATTCAGATCTACATATACCTGCATCACACCACACAAATTTTGATGTATTGTATGGATTTAGAGCTATTGCTGAGAGAACAAATTCCTTTTTTTCATACCATATTGCATAGAGTTCTGCACTATGATTTGTTTCATGATCTTTTAAAAGCTCACATTGCCAAAAGTCTATACCATATTTCTTAAATGCATTGAATTCTTGAAATGGTTTACCTATTACAGTTGCTTTAGAATGTAAAAGATTTTTAAAGAAATCTACTAAAGCTGGATCTGTGTAAAATACAATATTACAACTTAATTTTGACCAAAAAGGAACTATCCAGTCCATATATGTTTTAATACTTTCTTTTGAAGGAATTGGATAATATGCAGATACAAGTGTTACATCAGAAACCTTAGCTCTATAATAATCCATTAATCCACCTAGATCTTGTGCTCCAGAACTATTGTATGCAGATGTGCTATGTATACGATGATATACAGTAGGTTCTGCGACCGTATATAATGTTTTACCAATTAGAGATAATCGTATCCATAAATCATAATCATCTAACCCATAAAATTTTGAATCCCACACTATATCTTTTTTTCTGCACACTACACTTGAGTTAATTATTGGATTTGTTCCGCGCAACAGTGTTTCAAGTGTTATATGACCAACAGGTAGACTAGGAGAGTGATCTAGATCACCAATATATTTACAACCTGTGCCTAATACATCAATCTTAGGATTATGTAATAATATTTTTTTTTGAAACTCTAACTTTTCAGGAATCCACACGTCATCACAATCTAAAATTGCAATATATATTGATGAAACTTCTGCAATCATTGCATTTAATGTTTCTATCTTTCCAATTGTAGAATAATTTTTAACAATAATTTTTTCATTAGATAGCTGTAATAACTGATCATATATAGGATTTGTAGGTCCATGACCATTGATACCTATTATCCATATCCATTGTGTATCTGTCTGTGTTATCACAGAATCATAACACTCTTTAAAATATTCAATACCATTAAAGAGTGGTGTTAATATTGTACACCATGCCATTAATTTAAATACATTTTATTTTTTAAGTCATTTAATATTTTTATGAGATTTTCTGGAAGTAGTGGAGGAAATGTAAACATTGGTTCACTTGTTAATACATAACTCCAATCTGCTTTTTTAATATGCTTTGCTAAACTTGAATAATTTATATCTTTATAAGTAAACCATGAATCAACAGTTGATTGAAATTCATTACTCATCCTATACCTAACTTCTTGTATAGACCATAAGGAACATAAGAGTTGAAATATATCTCTGCCAGGTTTTGAACATCGTTCAGAAGAATGAAATATACCTTCTGATGCATTAATAATTGTAGTATTCTTTCCAATACATGCAAAACCAAAATCTAGCAAACATATATGAAAAGGCGTATCTAAAGTATATTCTAGTCCAGCTATGCTATAATGTATGTTCTTTTCTTCAGCTACAACAAAAACATTTGCATAACGTAAATCTCTATGATCTAGATGTATATCATTTGATAAATAATAGAGTGCAATTGATAGCTGTAAAAGACAATATATAAAATCTCTTTCAGGAGTTAAACTTTTTAGTAAAAATGTATGTAATTGACATCCTTTTATATATTGCATTGAAAAATGTATAATTGATTGTTTATTAAAAATATCATATACTTTTGCTACACACCATTGTAGACCATATTTTTTTAATGTTATATATGATATATATTGTAATACCGCTTCATTGTAAATCGAAAAGCTTTTATCTTTTGGATGTTTAATAATACAAAGGCTTTTTCCATGCGCATCAATTCTTATTGCACCTTCTAGAACCCCATAACCACCTATTATTTGTGTTTCATTTATTTTAAATGTACAGCGTTTTTCTTTAAAAACATATAAACTATTGAATAATTCTAAAGCTACAGTTTGTTTTTCTTTATCAATGACCCCAATATCTTTTAAATCAAATTGGATCATCTAATAGTTATATAGTTATTTAAAAACTCCTCTGTTAAAACATCATACTTTTCTAGCAACACTGCATAAATTTCATATGGATGTTCTGATTGACGATTCAAACCATATTTTTTACTAAATTCTTCTGGCTGAACATGTTCTAATTTACCCGTAAGTGTATCGTACCAACATACCTCTAGCTCATTAAATCTTGGAGAATGTGGGCGTATAAATAATGGTAATGGAATATATCTCTTATTAAACTTCCAAAAGGGATGAAGAAAAGTATCTGGATTATAGCGACATCGTTCAAGCCATCGCTCAGGGATTTCAGATTTAGGTACTTCTTGCCAACCTTCAGCACCTAAAAATTTTGACCATTCAACCTCTTTATTTCTTTGATGAATATGGACTGCTTCATGAAATAGTGTAGATTGCAGGCTAGGAAAAGATGCATTACTTGGTATGCATATAATATTTGATGGTCTTGTGTGCGGATACCCATTTTCAGCACTAGGATGTAATTGTACTATTGTTATATTATTAAAAATAGAATGATTTGATATAAATTCTTCTATAACTTTACTATAGTCATTCGTATCTTCAACGTATAAAAAATTTCTTCGTGCCATACTATTGCTATGATCATTATTACATGATGCTACAAATTTATCGAGCTTTTCTGCAACTGCTAGATGTAGACTCATGCGTCAATTTCTAATACAGGAGTACTCTTTTTTAATGGTTTTTGTGTTAGAAATCTATCAAGTTTATTTAGATTTACCATTTGTTGTTTTTTTAGTAGAGGTTTTTTTAGTACAGCTGCTTTTGATATTGTTGTTTCTTTTTCTTTCTTACTTATAGTAAATCCATACTTTTCTGCAAACGTATGTACCTTTTGATTGTCGCATTTTGCATATATATCATTAAATAAGAGATCACCAGCATAGGCCTCACGTTCTTCTGGACTTAATGATCTATCTGTATTATTATAACCGGGCAACTCTTCCACAAATAGACCAAATAGTTGAACAATAGGATTATAAATCTGATGCTCAATATAATACCTGGTGTCAATCTTAAGATTATGCATTTTGATATAACTTGGTGTTTCAACACGTTCACCCTGTAGTTTAGATGCAATTTGACCTACAGGTGGTAATATATACATAAACTCAAGACGATCTCCGGAACTTGGTGCATTACCAGGATCTCGTGCCTTAATTCTTTCTGCTAATACTTTGTGAGCAGGAGGAGTAGCCATTTTATATTCAGATCTTAGTGATTTACTCATTGTAAGTTGATGAGTGCTAATTTTACCATCTACAAGATCATTTGTAATGCGTCTTACAAAGTTAAATGCTTTTACACTATCCTTTTCCTCTAATAATATCTTAATTGCACCACCATATATATTTTTTACAATAGGAGCATAATCACGTCGCTTTGTTGCAATACCCATTGATGTTTGTTTAAAAGATGTTGGCGATCCCTCATATTTATTTCCTACATAGCGTTTCTTGCTAAAGATAATAAATGGATAAAATACTTTATCATACTCAAAATCATGAGGCTTTTTAAGACAACGCGTAACAAACTTTCCAGCTTCTTCAGTTAGCTTCATTGTTGCAGATATTGCTTCTGATCCAAGCAATAGTTCACCTGTTATTACATTCTTTACTTTAAAGTTAATAAATAGTGAATCTGTATCGCCATATACAATTTCTGCACTGCATCGTGGATCTTTTGCCGCTGGTCCATAGAATTCTTCAATTGCATCTTTTGCAAACATAATCTGTTTACGGCCATATGCTGTAGTAGATGCAGCAAGTTGCTGTAGACGTACTTTAAATGTCGATGAACCTAGCTGACCATAAAGAGAATTTGCTGTTAATTTGTATGCAAGTTGTTCTGCATCAAGTAATGCTTTCTTAAAAGGATCCATCTCTTTGTCAGCAAGCTTGCGCTTAGATTTTCGTGCATCAAGAAGTTTTGCAATAATATCTGGCAAAGTACCTTTTTTGTCATCTGGATGCTGAACATAACGACACACTCGTAGACCAAGTTTAATCTTTTCAGGCTTCTTTCGAGTATCTTTTGGATCTGGTCCTAAGATATCAAACTCAATATCTGTATACTGTTCATTACCCAATAGATATGTAGTGTCAGAACCAAATGAATAGTTTAAGAATTTTCCATCTAAGCTATAATCCTTTGACCAAAGAAGTGTGTCATAACTAATATTTTCACTGTAAATTGTTGACGGATATAGTGATGCAAAATCTGCCACACCAATTGGAGAGCTTGCATAAAAGTTTGGATTTGGAACCAACACAATTGCACCTTCATAGGATTCATCTACATAATCATCATCGAGTTTATCTGTAGGATTTACAAGTGTCTCAATAAGTTGATTACGAAGAGCACATTCCTTGAAAATCAGAGATTCGCATTTGATTCCTTGACCCCGCGTAAAGATATAGCTCACTGGAACAGAGCACGTATTTGCCATAGCCATTGCATTATTAAATACATCTAACTTTTTATATAATTTATACACAAGTACACAATCTTGAATACAATAATTTGCAACAATAGCTCGCCCAGAAGATCCCCCATTTGCATGAAGTCTGAAAATCTCTGCAGGAGACACATCATCTTTTACAATAGCCCACTGGACTACTGTTGATAGATCCATTGAGGTAAAAGATTCTTTTGGTGCAGTAAGTATTATACTATTTTTTGATATGCCTACAATCTTTTGTTTTTCTACAATTGTATCACCAATCTCATCAAGCAGTACAATATACTTTCCTACTTCAGCATCCTTTGTATCACCGGTCTTCAATGACCATGTTTCAGAGTTAGAAATGTCAATTTCTTTTAGTTTACCACTCATATAGTGTAGACATACATCATCTAGTTTGTAGGAAGCTAGATTTTCAATACGTTTAATATAAAAGTATAAATCAATATGCAGACGACCAGTTGTTGTCCACAAGTATAGATTATTATCACCGAGCGCTGAAGAGGATAGAAACTTCTTTTGCAACTCAACAGGAATATTTTCAATACGAGATAAACTTTGAAATAGACTATGCTGTGTTAAACCTAATTCTTCCATACGCTCATATAGATAGCGCTCATCAAAACCAAATACGTTATAGCCGATCATTATATCTGGTGCTACACTATTTAATAGTTCTAGAAAACCAAGAATCATTGCAGACTCACTCTCATAAGTATGTACAGTTGTATCTTCAATAGCATCGCAAGAACCATATACAAAGATATGTTTAGTTAGGTCACTTGAGCCATCTGTCAAGACAATACCAATCTGAATAACTGGATCTCCAGCGATTGGTAGCTGATTTAGAAGCTTAATCAAGAGTTCCATATTTAGACTTTCAAATACTTCTGTTAACTGCTTTTGAAATGCATCTTTCATAATAATATTTTCTGAATTTATCTTCTTTTTTAGTTCAATAGTATCAATAGGACCTTGAACTTTGTTTAATGCATCTAGTAGTAATTGTGTGCAGGTTTTTGCATCTTTTGCTTCTGTAAATAACTGGTTTGCTATCTTTGTGTAATTCTTTTTTGCTAGCGGAAAGTCGCCATTAGAACTATAACACTCAATATCCCAAAACCCTACACAAAATGGTGCAACCTTGGATGCTTTACTATAATGCACAACGTCAGTCCAGTATACATCAAGCTCTTCAGCATATTCAGTGTCAATAGACACCCAACCACATGGCTGAATATTTTGAAGATGAAAGAAACGGAGCATTGGATCGAGATTTGCCTCATATACTTTACAGACGTGTCCACCCATTTTAAAGTTAGCTTCATTCTTTTGGTTTAGAAAGCAGTTTTTTAGTGCACGAAATCCTTTAATAGAACCAATAGATAATTTCATAAAATGAAACATTTTCTTTGCCGTGTAACCATAGAGCTTTTCTTTTAGTACATAGGATACATCTGTAGCTTCATAAAGATTTTTTGGTACCTTTTTCTTAAATGCTGAAATAAAATCCTCTTGTGTTTTACGAAACGCATCAGGAAGTTCTACATAAAAGTAAGGCATAAATCCCTCAACAGATACATGGATTGAATTGCCATCTTCAGTCTTACCAAACAGATGAATCAACATCTCATATTTTTTATATATTGTTTCCTTTGCTTTAGAGGGCCGCTCATCAAGATCCTCAACATATTTTTCTAACAATACTTGCTTTGTATTTGCTGTTGCATGAGAAACGTATTGGTCCTGAGAATATACATCAAGAATTTGAAAGAAGACCATTGTGTTATATTTTAACATTACTTCCGCTTAACAATTTTTTTTGTTTTACGCACCCTTCGAGACTTTCGTTTTTTAATAGAGTGTAGCTTTCTATATAATGACCCCCCTTCTAATATTGGTGTTGCACCTTGAGTCTTATCTTTCATTGAATTTCTTCTATTTTGAGATACAGGTGTTTCTATAACATCAATGCCTAAATTAGATGGTGTAGTTATATCACGTCTTGGTGTATTAAAATTTAAGCCTGATGTCCTAGCAGCTCTAGGTTCAGTTTCAGAATATGGTAGTGTTGCATCAACTAATGGTGGTTCATTTGTTGGAGGAGTATTTAAATTTCTCCGAGTATTCATTTGCTCTGGTGTACTAGTCATTGGTGTACTAGTCATTGGTTGAGTATCAATTTGTTGACGAGTCATTGGTTGAGTATTCATTGGTGTACTATTCATTGGTTGACGCGTCATTGGTCTACTATCAATCGATCTGTCTTCACTATTCATAGGAATCGTATCCATTGAAATTGGTACATCCTCTTCAAAAGGCGGCTGCTCTTCTTCTTCAAAAGGCTGCTGCTGTGTTTCTTCTTCAAAAGGCTGCTGCTGCTGTGTTTCTTCTTCAAAAGGCTGCTGCTGCTGTGTTTCTTCAATACTGGGCTGTTGCACAAATTGCATATCTTCAGAGGTTGGTCTATCTGTATTATACGGCTCGTATGATGAATTTTTTAGTTCCGTATTTAATGATATATCAGGAGGTGTCATATATTGTGTAGGTACAGGGGCATCCATATCTGGCAAATTTCTTCTGCGTGGTGTTGCTGAATAGTTTGTATTACGTGGTGTTGCTGAATAGTTTGTATTACTTGGTGTTGCTGAATAGTTAGTATTGACAGGTGTATTTCTTAATGTGCTCACACTGCTTTTAGCTGGTGTCTTAACTAACTGTCTCATTGTATTTAGATCATTTGCATTAGGTATTGCATTTGTAGGTATACCAGATTCATCATTAAATGTTGCAGGTTTTTTATCATTTCCAACAACCATAACAGTGGGATATCCACTAATTTTAGAACCTCTTAAACTAGTATTATCTAATTGATCATAATGAACACTTGCCATGTTTGCCATTTTATTCGGTGTAGATTTTAAAGGTGTCCATACATTATTTTTGTAGGTAGTACAATGACCGCACCAATCCGCATAAACTAATACAATAACCATTGGGCCACTTGATAACATATGCTCAAATGCCGGAATATCTTTTTTAGAACGAATATCTAAAGGCGCCTGCAATTTACCTTTTGTAATCTTATGCGACTTAGTTTTCTTTACCATCTAGATATAACTTCTATTTTCTATTCAGATATAAGTATGGATAATACTAGAGCACCTACTCCATTAGATCAGTTTTTAAATGTATCTGTTCGCTTAGCGGGACTAGGTGCTTTGATGTATATAGCTTTTATGTTTTTTAATGGTAAACCATCCGGCTTTATAATTTTAGCCGCTGCTTTATTTATATTTTTGGTAGTTTATGTAAATGGACGTTATTATTTACAAGAAAACTTTAAGGATTGTAGTGTACCTGTTGAAAATTCAGCATCAAGACCATATGCTACAAATCAAATAAATGAGTTAGATGATTATGAATATAATAGTGTATTTGCAAATGAAATAGATCGTGAAATATCAAAGGATTTACGTAATAAACTAATGTCTCAATATCCTTTGGATTGGTCCACTCAGCCACCTTCATCAAGCCAATTTCAATCCGGATTAAAAGAACATTTTGAAAACATGTCTAAAGATGCATTATATATAGATAACTCTGATAATTTATTACCTTATGAAAATATAACAGAACATAATTTAACACCTCCCGATACATCACAGTTGGAAATGGAAGAACGCAGAATTTTACAAACCTATGTACCAAAGGAGACAAATGATTTAAATTCATATAGTCCTGAGGATGCTTATAGTTTAATAAAAAGAATTTATGATGCAAAGGGTCTTATACCACATGTAGAACATACAAAAGATACCAATATTTATGAAATTACTGGTGTCCGTAGTAAAGATGAAAAGATTGTTTTTGAAGATAATGAAGAGACTAAGGATTATACAGATGCACATGATGAAACCATTATTAAAGTTCCTCAAGGTGCGACAGATTTTTTAAATACAAATGATCCCTTTTATGATACACGAACTAGAACGCGTGTAGATCGTTGGGATTATACAAAGTATACACCGGGTTTAGAACGAATGTTTGCACCTACATACCCACATAGTCAGTGGTATTAAGCTGTGCGCACAACGGTTACTACTATTGTTGAACTAGCTGGTAGTGATGCAACAGATGAATTAAATGTGCCACCAGACCATGTTATAGCACGTGGAGTGCCATCACATGTTGCAATAACATAAAATACACAGCCAACTGTACTATTTTGAATTGTATAAGTCACACCACCAGTAACTGTAGTGCTGTGTATAAATATATTACTAGTGGCTAAGTTAAATGTAGCAGCTGTAGCAGTACCTACAACAGTTGTAGGTGTTCCTACAACAATATTACCTTGAGACACAGTTAAACCACCTGCCGTGGCTACAAGACCCGCACCAGCTGTTACAGATCCAGTAGTATAGACGGGAGGGCCCCTGTCTTGTGCACCGGTGCTGGGATCATATCCAAAGTCCTGAAACACAGATTTATCACCACTGTAGACGGCAAATCGAGGAGAGTTGGGGTCGATTAAACCATTTAAACCGCTAACCTGATCGTATACACCAACCAATAGTGTGCTAATTCCGGGGTTAGCGCCAGGTAATAATCTACGACCAGTTTCTCTTAATATACGATTTGCTGGACATAATCCTGCAGTAGCAGTTGCTAGTACACTTAAAGTTCCTACAGTTTCATATCTAGAGTTAAGAGAAGTTGTGTATGTGTAGATATCATTGTTGAATGCAGATGTAGTTATATACTCTTTGCGAGGATGTCCGCTTGCAGCATAAGCAGATACATTTGTTAAGGAAGACATTTATACTATAATGTTAGATTTTATATAAATTTCCATAAATCTGCTACAATATTTCCAGCACCAGAAACACCATCTTTTATTTGATGCTGTGGCTTTTGTAGTGTATCTAAAAATGAATTTGGTGGTGCATAATCATTTGCTGATCTTACTGGTGCTACTGTTATTGTTTCAGTATAAGGATTTTGAATAGGTGGTGCACTAGGAAGTTGTTTTCCAGATTTCTTTGGTGTCGGAGCTGTTGGAGGAACCATTGCTTGAACAATTGGATTTTTTTTTAGAAAGTATTCTTTTTCATAAGATGACCATGAAATATATAATAGGTTTGGGTATGTGAATCGTACCTCAAACCCATTATGCCTTAAATGAAACACTATATATATAATACAATCCTCTAAGTCAAAATGAGGAAGTCCTATTACAAAGGGAGGAACAGTATATAACAAATGGGCAGGACTACCTGGTAATTGAGATGTAGTAAAGATTCGATGCTGAATCTGTTCTAGTAATTGATTATATGACTTTAATCTAGCTTTATCTCGTTTTTCACGTTTTTCATATAAATGCTGTGGTTGCAATTTTGGTGGTTGTACATCCATCTGTAGAACATACCGAAACAATATAGAGATGAATAGACTTAGTCTTTCCGACTTAATCTTATTTGGAATAAGTAGTATTTTAGGATCTGGTGGATTTAACTTAATTGGTAATGCAATGATATCGGGTAAAGACTATTTTCCTATTGCATTAGCTGTATCAGGTACCTTATTTGTTGGATCTGCTTATTCTTACAGCTACGCCCATGATAGATATAAGAAAAATGATTCTGAAACACGCTTAGTATCAGATGTCTTTGGTCCACAAGCAAAAGTATTATCAAATATCACTGTACTAGGATATAATATAATATCTGTAGCGGTTGTACTTGTACTATCTTCAAAACTCTTGCTACCAAATAGTAGTTGGTATATACAAATAGCATTTGCAACAGCAATTCTAGCAGTTATGACAGTTGGAGCATTTCAAAAATTAGATATTAATACATCCATTATTAATTTATTTTCATGTGGAATTATTGCAATTCTTGGATTTATATCATATCTCGGTGTAATACATATGCCTAGTGAAGTAAGTTTAGGAACAACAGATATTAACCTATATGAATCATTCTTATATTTCTTTTTTATCTTAGCCGGCCATGATACTCTTATTAAGTTTTCTGAAGAAGCAACTAAACCAAAAGATGTAGATGCATCATTTTATATGAGTATTGCTTCTTCGTTTGCACTTACTGCTGGCGTAACTCTTGCTGCATTAGTCTATATAAAAGATTTTTCAAAGATCGATATTAATAATATAATATCAATATTATATGCTGAAGCTTTTAATACAAGTGTAGCTACAGTGGTAAAATATGCAGCGCTAGTATTAATGACATCAACCGTATTTTTAAACTTTTTAGGCACAATTCGTTATTACAATAGTATAAGTGGTAAAAAAATAGAAGATATATCTAAAAATAGTATTTATACAATTGCTTGTAGTGTAGCACTAATAATTTTAATAAATAATGTAGGAACCTTAGTTACATTAGCAGATTTTGGTCTAATATTAACACTGTTAAGTGTATCTGCTGCAGCATTTGTTGACCGTTATAAAAAAGGTGAAATACCTTGGATTGATGGGTTATCAAGTGCAGGTTTAACAGGAGTATTAGGATTCATTACGGCAAAAAACATACATGCTATTTAGATGAATAGTAGAAGACAAAGAAGACAACGAAAAAAAACTCGCAGACGTAAGAAGGGAGGTTCAAATATGCGCATTGGATATCCGACATTTGCTGTTTCCACAAATACAGTTTCAACACGAGAAGCAACACGACAGCAACCAAGTTTTACACTGCCATCAGATATACATTATGCAACAGTTGTGCTGTACGATCCAGATTCAAGTGTTCCCGCATGGCTACATTATCTTGTAGTAAATATACCAAATGGTGATATATCAAAAGGTGAGGTAATTGTACCTTATGCTGGACCGGCACCACCTACAGGAACTCATAGATATATTTTTGAACTCTTAGAACAGGTCAGTCCAATAAGACCACATGTAAATGAAAATCGCGGTGGCTTTAACATAAATGATTTTAGAAATCAAAATAATATAGCAACACGAGAAAGTCAAATGTTTAGAGTACGTGCAACATAAATGCGAAAAAAAATAATTATTAAACTAATACGTTAAATTAATGAAGCATATACCACCACGTACTATAGTATTAAGTGGGGGAGGTATAAGATGTTTATCACATATTGGAGCATTATTGGAGCTAGAAAAGCATAATTATTTAAATAATGTAAAAGAATATATTGGTGTAAGTGCGGGAGCATTTATTTCATTTGGATTGTGTATTGGATATACTATTACAGAACTCCATAAATTTATTTTAGAGTTTGAATTTTCAAATATACAAAATGTAGATCCAGATAATTTAATAAATTTTTTATCAACATATGGTGTTGATGATGGTAAACAGTTAGAAAAGTTAATACATTTGCTATTAAAATACAAAGGCTTATCACAAGATATAACCTTTTTACAAATCTATAATTTAAGACCACAATTATATTTTCGCTGTTATGCAACTGATCTAAATACATGTATGCTAAAAGAGTTTAGTCACACTGAAACACCTAGCGTACCAATCGTATTTGGCTTAAGATGTTCTATGTGTATACCAGGTTATTTTATTCCACTAAAAGATCCCTATTCAAATCATTACTTATCTGATGGAGGATTAATTGCAAATTATCCATTATATATACTAGATTCTGCTAAACAAAGAAATACATTAGGATTAACCGTTTCTGAAGATATAAATATTGCAAAAAATATTAATTCGGTGTATGATTATTTTATGCAAGTGTATATGAGTTATAGTATTACAAAACGTAAACTAGCATTAGAATCAAATAAAAAAAATACAATAGTAATACCATCATCTGAAACTGAGATATTAAATTTTAATATAGATATAATTGGAAGAAAAAAATTAATTAATGATGGTGCACAGGCTGTTAAAGATTTTTTAACTCTTAAATCTTTATGTGTAGAAAGAAGGCGATCAATTTAGCTTTAATGGTGTTTTTAGTAGACGATTTAGCATTTGGAGTTCAGAATTGGATGGAGGTCGCTTTGATGCCTCAATCTGTTGAATAGTATTTTTTGGAAAAGAACATCGATTATCCAAGTCACACTGGGATAGTTTATGTTCAATACGATATGCTACAATAAGTTGCTTTGAGTCGTGAGATAATACTTTTGGTTTTATATAAATATCAGGATCTTCTAACTTACGCAGTGCACTTGTTGCGGGGCTAATCTTAATAGGTGGAACAGACGGGCGAATCTTCTTTTTTAGTGTAACGGTGGTCCAATCTTGATCCATACTTGTACTACATGATTTTTATGGATTTGTGTATCAATTTTTTAATTTAACTACTAGCTACACCAAGGCTCTCATTTAAGAATGCAAGATATCCTTCAGGAGTGCGGGGACCTCTGTACTCTGCAATCTTTCCATCAGTGGTTTGTAAAATAAATGTGGGATATCCTCTTACAGGTAGACTCTTCAGTTCATCAGCATTGGATGTAGCTTCTAGCTTACGTAGCACTACATCTTGACCGTTAATTACTACTTTACCATCTGCAGAAAAGGTGTCAAAATCAGGCATTGCAGTCTTACAGTGTCCACACCACTCAGCGTGGCACATTGTAAATGTGGGGGCTGATGGAGGGGATGCTGATAGTGTAGGATTCTGGAAACCCTGAGACTTTGATCCGTAATAATGATTAAATGCATATGCAACACCTGCAATTACTGCAAGAGTAGCTAAAACAATTGCAACAAGCTTCCAATTCATACTATACTAATCTATAGATTATATAGTTTAAATAAGACGCAAGAATTATACTTAGAATGATACCGGTGTTCCGATATGGTAAAATATATAATTATGATACAATGTATGGAGATAGGTCATGGGATAAAAAAGAATATTTTCAAGCAGCTTCATTGTATGCTACATGTATGGCAAAAGGTTATACTTTATCTGAATCATATAGCTTATCATATATGTATATAACTAAGGAACGAGCACCGGAATTACACTATGGATCTAGCCATATGCAAGAGCTAAAAAGGATCATGGATCACGTGGAAAAAGCATGATTCCCCATAGAGCTAAAAAGAATAATATTGTATGAAAAAAGAAACCAAGTGATGTTGGACAACCACTAGTTCCTGCAATTGTAAAGAATCTACCAAAGAATCCTTGGGTAAGAATATATGTTTCAGGATTTGCAATTAAGAAAAAAATAAGCGTTGAATAAAATGCGTATTTTGCTTTTAAAGCAATATTTATTTCATATTTACTACTCATCTAATGTAGGTTGTTTTTTTCTTGCTTCTAGCAATCCTTTAACAGATTTATATACTTTGAACTTATGTTTTCGTGAATATTTTCGTAATTTCTTTGCACATTCTTTTAATCTTTTTGTGGATATATTTTTTTCAAAAGCCTTGTAAGATCCAATTACAAATAATAAATATAGTATTGAATCATTTAATGGATAATATTCGTTATTAAATTCATAATTTTCTTCACTAAATACTTTATCTTTATATACATATGTTTCAGTATATGAATCTGTTGGAGGATGCATGTAAACCTTACCTTCTTTAAAAATAATAGATATTGAAACATCTATTGGAAATACTTTTTGTGCTAATGTATATAGATCTACTTCATACTGCTGTAATGTATCAACAAGTACATTATATTTTGATGTAGCCAAGTATACTACATCAATATCTTTTTGTTTTTTCTGTGCTTTTAACTTTCTGCATATTCTAAAGAGTTTTATGCAACTTTCTGCAAAGTCATAACTATCTTTAGGAATTAATGGAAGTGCTAATTTATAAAACTCTTTACCAACATCGGAATCAAAGAGTTCTAGATTTTTAGAAAGAAATTGTTCAAAAATATACTCTTCATTACAACGTTGTATGTTGCCATTAAATGCTTTTAGTAATGATACAATAGGGTTGTTATTTTTTAATGGTTTATCCAAATCATTATTCATAATTTTTAATACATAGTCATCTAGTGATTGTTTTTGGTTTTGTTTTTGTTTTGCTCCGCCAGTAGGTCTAGATCCACGACTAGCTGCACTTGAACTTTTTAATTCATTATATATTTGTTCTGCAGTCAAAACTGGACGAGGAGGCCTCCTTTGGCTATGAGTAGCATCCCATCTTCTCCCAGCTTTTTCTATTACTGCTCTCATTTCATTTTCTGCCATGCGTCCCGCTTCCTCTACAGCTGCACTTGGTCTTTCTTCAGTTGCTTCTATTCTTCTATCTCTTGCATTATATACACCTTGTAGGCTTTTTTTTAATGATACAACCTCACGCTTTATATTTTCTGGTGTAGCATTGTTTCCTAAACCCAAATCCCTAATTAAATCTTTTATGAATCGTGTATACTCAGATTTTAAATCTGCTGTTTTACTTAATATGGCTTTTTTTATTTCAGAAGGCTCTTCCATTTCATTAAAATCAATTGATAATGTATCTATTAAACTCTGTATTAAATTATCCGAATCAGCTGATTCTTTAAATGTATCTTTAATCTTTTCTTTAATTGCAGAAAGATTGGTTGGATCATTATAAGGTATTATACGTGTTATATCTAGTATAAAATCTGTATAGTTTTTTAATTCATTTGCTGCTGCTACTGACGCTGCTGCTGCTGCTTCTGCAGCTTGAGCTGTTACTAGTCTAGTTGCTTCCTCAGCTCTAGCACGTGCTGCCTCAGCTTCCCTCCTTGCTTTCTCTGCTTCTTCCCTTGCTGCCTCAGCTATACCTTCTGCTGTCTTTGCTATACCTTTTGCTGTCTCTGCTTCTTCCCTTGCTGCCTCAGCTTTATCTTTTGCCTCATTTGCAGCTATTAATAAAGCTACTTGATTGCTTTTTTCTGCTGCTGCTGCTGCTACTGCCGCGTCTCTAGCTGTTACTGCCGCGTCTCTAGCTGTTACTGCTGCATTTCTTTCTGCTACTGCCGCGTCTCTAGCTGCTGCTACTTCCCTTGCTTCTGCTGTTGCGGCAGCTGCTGCTGCTGTTGCTGCTGCTGCTTCTGCTCTTGCTGCTGCTACTGCTGCTTCTGCTGTTTCTTTAGCTGTAGCTGCTTGATTTGCATTTTCTACTGCTGACCTCGCTTCTGCTGTTGCTGCTGCTGCTTTTTCTCTTAGACTTTCCACTACTTCAATGTTTATAACTTGTCCAGAACCATTACGAAGAGCTTTCTCTAATTGCTGTCTTGCATCAGCCTCTGTTTGATTAGCTCTATTAGTTGCTTCTTCAGCTCTTCTAGTTGCTTCTTTCGCTTCTGCTAATGCAGCTTCTTCTCTAGCCTTTGCGACATTTAATTCATTTTTTGCTCTAGCTTCTGCTTCCAATGCTGCAGCAGCTGCTGCCTCTGCTCTAGTTCTGCCTTCATTTGCTATACGTAGCTGTTCATTTCTTTGATCTATTTCTGCAGCTGCTGCTGTTTGTGCCGCCGCTTGTGCTTGAGCTATTGATGTTCTTTCTATTTCAGTTATCATACCATTTACTGTATCAGCTAGTGCTAGTGCTTCTTCTGCCGCGGCTTCAGCTTTTGCGGTGGTTAATTTAGCTTCAGCAGTTGCTTCTTCTAATGCAGCAGTACCAGCAGTAGGACTACCAGTAGGAGCAGTACCACTAATACTACTAGCAGCAGCAGCAGTAGCAGCAGCTAAATCAGTATCACACTGTATCTTTTTTGCTTCTAAAGCTCTATATTTAGCTAGCAATGAATCAAATAGTCTATTTATTTCTGTTTCATGATCTTTAGCTTTACCTCCTCCTGGCATTAAACCATTGATAACCCCACTCATACGATTAATAGTAGGTGTGAAATCAACAGCATCCATATCCCCTAACAACAACCTTATTAAATTTGCTAGTGTAGGTGAAGCACCCCTAATAGTAGTCATATCTAAATCTTCAAATACATCATTACTTGCAATTCCAGGCATTGTTAATACATAACTTCTGTTATTTGGATAATCAATATATTCTTTTGCAAACTTTCGTAATAAATTTCGTACCTTTTTTTCATTTCCCGCTCCAGCCTCAATATCTTTTATTGTAGATTCAATATCTTCTGTTGAATCAAAAGATCCTTGATTATCTAAGTATTGATCAAATTTATCGTAGGGAAATTTTGAGGTTGTAGTATTAAAATGTTCAATTAATTGTCTAATACCTTGTGCATGTTCAATATTTTGCCTTAGTATTATAGAATCACCTTCTAACTGTAATTTCTTTACTAGATTACTTCTTAGATTTTTTAAATAATTTGTTAGGATTTCAATTAAGTTATCTTTTTGTCTTTCATCTGCGGGTGCTTTTGGTAGACCATTATTACTAGTTATTGGATATGCATCTTGAAATACACGTCGTAGAAGTTCTATATTTTCATCAAAGTCTTGTATATTACCTAAAATATTTGTCTTAATATCTTCAAGAATAAAAGGTTTTTTAGCAATAGTAAATTTTGTTATATGTTCAAATAATGGAGTTTTTCTTCTTGCTTTTGCAACAGTGTCAAAAGAAGTGTCAGGTGTTATATTAGCCGTTGTATGAGGAAGACCAGCAGCATTATTTATCTGAGATATCTCTTTTTGAACTTCCAACAACTCTCTACCAACAGTAACAACTGAACTTTGTGAACCTTGTGGAACTGCAATAGCTCCTTGAGAACCTGATAAGCTAGATGAGCTAAATCGACTAACTGGAACAAGAGGATTCTCTACTGAACCTGATAAGCTAGATAAGCTAGATGAGCGAGGTTGAGCACTATTTTGAGGAGGACCAAAGTCACCTGGTACAAATCCGCTTGTGTCAAACATATCAGTAGACATTACTAGTATATTAGAAAAAACGGTTTAAAATTATAAGACGTAGTATAATTATAAGATTAAGCATGAGTGTTTCCAAAGTATGTAATCCTTGGAATACAAAGAATCGTCTTATTCAATACAAAGATGTATCAATTATCTTAAAGTCATATGGATTAAAGAAAATCAATCAAGATATTTCTTTATTTCAACAAGCATGTGTACATACAAGTTATAAAAATAAAGCAGATGAATGGGCAAAGCAATCGGAACCAATGATTCTTGTAGAAAAACCGGAACACTGTTTACCATTACAGATTGGTGATAATGAAGAGTTAGAGCATGTTGGTGATGGTTTACTAAGTGGGATTGTTGCTGATTATTTAAAACAGCGGTACGGTGGTCAAGGTGAGGGATTTCTTACAGGAGTTCGTACAGCAATTGTAAATAATGATAATCTAGGTTTATTAACATCAAAAGTAGGTCTACATCCTTATTTAATCATGAGCAGACATCAAGAAGAAGTATGCAACGGTCGGCATAATTTGAGACTATTAGGAAGTTTATTTGAAGCATGGGTAGGTGCAATATATTATAGTTATGGTGGGCGAGGTGTTGGATTTGAAGCAGCGCAACAATTTGTTGTAAGTGTTATTGAAAAACATGTGGATTTTGTATCTATTATTACAAATAATACAAACTATAAAGATCAGATTCTACGTTTATATCAAGCACAGTACCATGTCCCCCCTCAATATAAAGTATTACATGAAGAAGGTCCAACTCATGATAGGTTATTTACAATCGGGGTGTTAGATATTTCGGGAAATGTATTAGCAAAGTCTTCTGCAAAAAATAAGAAAGTTGCAGAACAAGATGCAAGTAGATTAGCGTTGGAAGTATTGAAGAAATTAGTTTCTACGGATAATTAGATGTCTGATAGATCTAGAGGGTTTACATTTAAAGGTAAAAAAGTTCCAGTACAAATGGCTCCATTTGAGCTGCGAGACATGCCAAAACCAGATGAAGAACTACTAGATAAAAAGCCTGGTGTCATGACAACAGCAATAAGAACAATGTTTGCAAAACCTGAAAAAAAAGAAGTTTCAACTCAACCAATCGTAAAGACAGAATCAATTATAAAAGATGTGGAAAAGAAAAAACCAATAAATACTGTTTTTAAGGAAAAAAAAGAAGATCTGGAGGATGTATCTGAATCTTTAGAGTTTGACGATGACTTAGATCGTTTAGAAAGTTTAATAATGTTAGAAGATCAAGGTAATCCTTATGAAGAAAAGGTTCGCTCAACATATGTTCCTGAATCAAGACGAGGGTTTGCACACTTTATTAAAGAAACATATGATGCATTTACATTAAGACCAGGTCAAGATGCAGATATGGCTTCTGGTGATAAATATCCTTATCAAAAATTTGTACGTGAGTATATAAGACAATCATCGCCGTATAGAGGTATACTTGTGTACCACGGTCTTGGTTCTGGTAAAACGTGTACAGCTATTGCAGCATCTGAAGCATTGTTTTCAACTGCGCATAAAAAGATCATTGTTATGACACCATTTAGTTTACGTAAAAACTTTTTAAAAGAGATTACATTCTGTGGATTCCGTCATTTCCGGCTACAAAATCATTGGGTACCTCTTGATAAAGATAATATACTGCATAGAACATTTGCTACTGAAGTATTAAATGTATCTGAAAGACATTTGAAAACAGCAAAGCAAATATGGGTTCCAGATTTTGATATACCAGAACCCAATTATAAATCTTTAACATCCGATCAGCAAACTGAAATTCGTGCACAAATAATTTCTATATTAGTTTATGATAAAATCAAGAATCCTACAGGACGAATAAGATTTATCAACTATAATGGTATTCTTGCACATCAATTAAAAGATATTGCATGCAATGACTCTACCTTTTTTGATAATGCTGTTATTGTTGTTGATGAAATTCACAATCTTGTAAGATTAATGCAAGGAACAATTGAACCATATTTATCTGAATTAAAAGGTGTAAAGCGTAAGATTAGTATTGAAACTGTTGGAACTGGTACATGGAAACCAAGTCTTTGTGAAACAAGCAGAAATTATAAACGTGGATATCTTTTTTACAGATTAATGCTACAAGCTAAAAATTCAAAAATTATTGGGTTATCAGGAACTCCATTAATTAATTTTCCTGAAGAACTTGGTATATTATCCAATATACTACATGGATATATACCAATTATTGAAGGTGTTATAGGTGTCTCAGGAACTGAAATGGAAGATCGCATTAAAGCATTTTTATATGAGTATGAATATATTGATTTTGTGCGCGTAGAACCTGATAGAGCTGGTGGTGGAATAAGAATAGTATGTAGTTTATTACCAGAAGGAATTATTAAGATATCAAATGAAATAGGAGTACGCCGACTAGATCCTGCTGAACCAATGCATACAAAAGAGGAAATAGTAGCTGATATAAAAGAAAAGTTAACAGCAAAGGGATATAAAATTTCTCAAGCACTAGCCTTAAATGCATTACCACTACTGCCACCATTTGGTGAAGAGTTTAGTAGTGTTTTTATAGATAATACAAAAGGTCTACTTAAAAATAATGTAGTACTGTTAAAACGTTTATCAGGATTAGTATCTTATTACAAGGGTGCTCGTCAAGACCGTATGCCAACAGTTAAAAAGGATATTGTTGTACGTGTACCAATGTCAGAATATCAACAAAAACTATATATAGCAGCACGTAGTGAAGAAGTTGCTAAGGATAAAAACAAAAAGGCTTCGGGTGGTCTAGGTGCACTATGGTCAGAGGTATATGAAATTGCGGGGCTGAAGAATTCTACAAGTTATCGTATGACTTCACGACAAGTGTGCAACTTTGCATTTCCTCCACAAGTAAAGAGACCACGAGCAAACAATATTCAGGATAAAAATATGGAAGCACCTGATACAAAGGATATTATTGATACAATTGCTGAAAATGATGATGAGTTTCCAGAACTACAGGATTCAGAGGATGCAAATGCCCAATCTGTAGAGCATGAAGAAAATGCTATTGATGTTGATGAAGGAGTAGTTGAAGAATTAGAAGATGCTGAAGAACCACTTTTTACACAAGTAGCTTTAGAACCAAAGACTAAATTAAAGTCTTTAAAAGATATTGTTGCTGCAAAGAAAACAAAACAAATTAGTGATTGCAAAGCCGGCCAAAGAGTAGGTGAAAATTATAGGACAGCAATTGAACGAGCAAAGAAATGTTTAATTGATTTAGCAGGTGATAGTTTACGATTAGATAATGCGGAAGGTCTTCGTTTAATATCACCGAAGTATGCAACAATCTTATTAAATATTCAAAATGCACCAGGTAGTAGTTTAGTGTATTCCCAATTCTTAGATATGGAAGGTATTGGCATTTTCCGTTTAGTAATGGATGCAAATGGATATGCTCCTATTGAAATTGAAGCAACATCTACTGGATTTCAATTCTCTAAGGCTACTGAAGAATCCTTAAAAAAAGGCACTCTACAGCCACGTTATATAACCTTTTCAGGTGCTGAAAAAGAGGAAATTCGAAGATTAGCTCTTGATGTATTTAATGCAAATTTTAATGAACTTCCATCAAATATTAAAAATGTACTATTAGAATCTGGGTTTGAAAATAACGATAACCGCCGTGGTCAGATATGTAGAGTATTTTGTATTACAAGTGCTGGTGCTGAAGGTTTATCATTAAAGAATGTACGAGCAGTACATATTATGGAACCATATTGGAATGATGTACGTTTAAAACAAGTTAAGGGACGTGCAATTCGTATTGGTTCTCATTTAGATTTAAATGAAAAAGACAGAAATGTTTCATGTTATACATACATAACAGTATTTGGTCCTGATGCACAATTAGCAAAAGTAGGTCCGTTAAGAATTGATGAAACTGTTAGAAACAAAGATTCATTAGAACGTAAAGAGGCATTAGAAGCGCATGTGCCAATCCCTGAAGGAGCTAGCACATATGTATTAACAAGTGATGAACGATTATACATTATTAGTGAACGAAAAAAGCAGATTATAAATGAATTAGAAACAATTATGAAATCTGCTGCTGTAGATTGTGCATTGAATTATGAAGAAAATAAAGATGGAACATTTCGTTGTCTACGTTTACCAGGGAATGTAGGTGATTTCTTATATCATCCAGATTTAATTACTGATATACGAGAGTCATCATCAATGTATCAAGTTGAAGAACGAAAACTTTTAAAAATACGTTATAAAGGTATTATATATATAATTGAGGCAGTTGGTGATAGCTACACTGTATATGCGGAGGATGATACACATAAAGCGATTGGCAATATGGCTTCTAAAGATGGTAAACCGGTTCCACCAATAATATTCATTTAGTATTTATTTGACATGATTTTTCTTGCAACTTCAGGATCTATTATAAATAAATTTGTAGTTCCATGACTATGCATATTTTTTGATGGAAGGATTTCATCAGTAAAAAACATATCTCTTGCAACATCAGGATCAATAAATATAGGACTTCTGCGACTATGCATATTTTTTGATGGAAGGATTTCATGAGTAAAAAACATATCTCTTGCAACATCAGGATCAATAAATATAGAACTTCTGCGACTATGCATATTTTTTGATGGAAGGATTTCATCACCAAAGAACATATTTCGATTAACTGCCGGGTCTACATGAATTACACCTCTGGAACTAAGCAATTTTTCAGATTGAGATTTCTTTTGTGTCTTTCTTCTTTCTTTACGCGCAGCCTTGCTATTTGCTCTACTCTTCCTTTTCATGGTTCTACATTAATCTTAGAATTTAAGATTTAGTCCTTTCTTTTCCCCCTTTTTTATTATATCATTTACTACGGAAATTTTTGTTTTACCAATAAATGATTTTCTTGAACCAAGAGTTCGTGCAATTTTAACTAATTCTGATTCTTCATTTGGAAATCTAGAAGTACTTGCATATATACGTTTTAAAGTTTCTTTATTTAATGAATGTTCTTCAAATAACTTATCTAGCTCTGCTTTTCCTAAACTGGGTGTTAATGGTAGCACAGGTGTTGGAATATTCTTATATTTTGGCTCAAGTCCTAAAATATTCATTCCACGTAAACCTACGTGCACATCTTTTTGTAAAAGATACGTTGTTAAGTGTGGAATAATCTTTTTAAATTCAGTCTTTGCTTCCCTCACTGTTATACGATTCGTAGGGTTACGTTCTACCATCTTTAGTGCTAAATGTAAGAGTGGTCTTGTTATATGTGCAATAACATTTATATGCCATGTTGAGGGATCTGGTACTCCATCAACAATAACATTATTCTTTCTATCCATCCTATGATGGAACATAATATGTACAATTCTAGTAAGAATTAATCCTAAGGAATATACATCCACACCTGTTAACAATCTTTTAAAATCGAATTTTCTTGCATCTGCAACATAACCTTTAAATTCATCATATGGATATGGGTCTCCAGATTCATTTGCATATGATCTTGCTGGAAAATATTTAGGATGATATTTTACAGATTCACAAAAATCTGCATACTTCTTTTCTAGACTTACAGGCTTTAAACATTGAAGCTCAAAAGGCCAATATAAGTAGGGTGATGTATATATATTAAGACGTGTATCACTGTATGATAATATAGTACTTGTATCAATGCATAAACCAAAATCAATTAAACGTAATACAATACTATTAGATGACAAATCACATACAATATTTGGTTCTTTTACATCCATATGCGCAATATTGTTTTCATGCGCAATTACAAATCCACCTAATAATTTATAAAAGGCATAAATTATAGATATATAATTTATTGATTTTGGTTTTAATTTTGAAAGATCTATTCCACCGTAGTTATAAAATATAAGTCTACCGCTATATGTACCATTTATAACTGATTTTACTGATTCTGATGTACATAATTCTGGTTGATCTGACGGTACTACATCTTTAGCGTCAAATCTGCATATTTGCGATGCCCATATTGAAAAATTTTGCTCTGGATCAATTTTTTTCCATACTAATCCATCTGTATATTCATCATTTGCTGAATAAGTATCTAATAATTTTGATATGACTTTACTTGTAGATCGTGTTTTACCTTTACATTGTAACGGTGGGCTACCAAATACACATCCATATGTTCCTTGCCCAATAAAACGTCCACCTTTTTTTCGTGTACTCATTCTATTAAGCAGGAAGACTACTAATATAGCGATGAAAACATGTTCCTTGTTCTGCTAATGGAGGATCTGCCCAAAGTGCTTTTGAATTATGAAGTAAATGTTGATAGTTAAGTTCCCAATCTATAATTTCACGAAAAGGAATAAATGTAGCTTGTAATTTTTCTAAATAACTTAATTGAAACATCATAGAATCAGTACAACGATATACACATTGATGAGGAGGAACATATGCTTTTGTAACACTATAATAACTTTTTGATGCATCTGGAGGTCGTGTACCAACACCTTCTCCAAGACTAATATAGTCCCATGATTGTGTCTTTACATCGGCTAATAAATCATTAAGACGATTTACAAAATCTTCTCGTAGCCATATATCTGATTCTAAAATAATAACTTTTCCATAACGATTTTCTACAGCATCTTTTACACAGCTATAAAAATTAAGTCCAAGTGATATTTCTCCTTTTGATAAACCTCGCCCTTTGAATGTAAGACCGGGAACAGGGCGTGGTAAAAATGGATCATACACTTTAAAAATAAGCTCATTTGATAAATCATCCGACCATAATGGTGCACAAAATCCTAGCACGGATGAAGGAATACCAACCTTTTCTAAATGTTGTACAAGTCGGTCATAGCGCTCTTTTTCTTTAACGCTATGGCAGATTATATATACCTTTTCAACTTCACTTGGCCACATATTAATTTAAATAGAGGTTTTCTTAAGCATTATTTGGTCGAATTCGCGTTGCAGAATCCATATCGCGGGTAATAATTCTGAACGTAAGTTGTGTTTGTCTTGATAAATTAATGAGGCGAGCAGCAGTAAAGTTAATATTTCTAATTGCACCCTCAAGTGTCTGGCTTAGACTACTTGATCCACCAAAAGGACTTATAAGTATAGAACCTGTTGTAGGATCCGCATATCTTGATTGTACAACAATATAATTTGCATAACCTACAGCATTAATACCATCTGTTAATACAGATCCAGCAGATGTAAATCCTGTAGCTACAATAAATAATCCACTCGATTGTTGTATATATGTTAACCAATCTGCTTTTGCAGCTGTATTACCAGATATTAATGAAGTATCTATTCCTTGAATTTGTATTCTATCACCCTTTGCAAAAGCAAATCTACTAAAATAAGTATTTGTGCGGATTATAAAATATAATGAATTATTTGCTGTATCTTTTGCAGCAGTGCTAATATAACTACTTGATCCTAATGATAGACCAGTTGGTAAAGTCGCACTAGATGCAAATATACCACTAATATCAAGTGTATCAAGTACATCACTTACAAGGGCTCCATTTGGTCTTTGTAGTTGAATAGACATTTTAGATAGTGTTGCAAGAGGTGTAGGATAATATACACGCTGGCATTTTAAGAATTTTGGAATCATTGCTAAAAATCCAGGATTTGGTGATGCTGTTTCTGCAGACCATTGAGAATCATATTGTAGCATGGCAAATGCTCTTTCTAAAGTATCATCTGTTCCGTAAACATTTGATTCAAGTTCATCAATATGTAATGCAATACCAGGCAATGTAAGTATATTTAATGAAGTAGTTGTTGCTGATGCAAACGCCACATTTGTTCCAGCTGCTGTAGAGTTTTGTATTAGCACGTCCACTGATTCATTTGGCACAACTGCTTTTACCATTTCAATTCGCACAATATTGTGAAACTTAATATTTGCAGATGGTGAGAATTTAAAACCTGGTCCATTATTTGCAGGATTAAATGTTATTGAGAAATTATAACGATTTTCCCTTTTATTATTATACCAATCACGATCTGCAGAGTAAACAACTAAATTATATTCATTTTCCTTATAAGATAATATATCATCTTGTGGAATAATATTGTCTTGAGGTAGTGATGGTCTTATACGTGGAGCTTCAGCAACAATGAGTGTAGGATTTGCTACTGCAATGCCAGATTCTACTTTTGCCTCTTGCTGTGGTTGTGGTAGATCTTTGATATATGTTCCACCAAGTACTTCAGATTCACGGTGTTTTTTAGCTTTTTCATATAAAGCTATTGCAGGTAGCTCTTCATCATCATATGCAATACGGAAATCGGGAACTGGAGGCATAAGCGCCTTTTGTTCAACACGTTCATTTTGTAAAGTATTAAAACGACTTCCTATATCTTCTTTTAGACGATCTTCCATTGGTGATTCATTTTGTATTACTTGACGACGTAAATATGAAGTATAATCAGATACAACAAGACCAAGTACTTCTTTATTCATATCTTGTACACTTTCCCCTGTATTCTTTTCATATACCTCTTCCATATAGTGATGAACCGTTTTCAACAAACGTTCCTTTTGTTTTGTCGATAAATCGCCAGCAGTGCGGCGTTGAAAATCTGAATAAAGAATTCTACTCAACATTGATTCATTTTTAGGACTAAAAAAAGTATCTGCCATCTAACATAATAGATATATTACGTTGAGAATAACCAATCGCGCAGCTCAAGCATAAAAGAATCCGGGGGCGCTTTTCGTGTAAATCCTTGAAAATGATCACCCATTAACATGCGAATTATAAAATACATACTATACATTCCACATTCTGAATTTTCATATTGAAATCGTCTTCCATTATAGTATAATTTCATTGTGCTATCTTGTGTTGTTAACCATTTCATAAACTTTTGAATTTGAATAGGTGCTTGCAAACCATAAGAATCAAAATAATATGTTCTATGTTGTGTTAAATCTATGTATACAGCAACCCAATGACTGCCACCTTTGAAATGAGGATCTAAGTTGTAAATAATACCAATGGATGTTGTCCCTCGCTGTAGCGATTCCGCAACTTTTAATTCACACATTTCTTGAATAAGACATTTTCCATCTTTTTTATAAGGGTCGGGTGCAGCAAAATCAATTGGAAAGGGTCCCATAAATTCAAAGTTTTCAAAAGCTTCTTCATATTGGTTCATAACACGAGTTATATCAATATTATTTAACCATTTGTCGGGATCTGCTTTCCAATCATCCGGCTGTTTAGCACGAGCATATTGCTTTTGTAACTCTTTTTTTCTTTCTGATTCAAATGGTAAAGCAGAAATAAAACTATATTCATGTTCAGGTTGCACATGTAATGCCTTTTCAATACTAGTTCTATCTGGTGAAACACCTAACTTTGTTGCAGCTTCAATTAATATATCTGCAGGAATACATCCTTCAAGTGGCCTTTTAGCTCCAACGCGTGGATGACATTGTTTTGGGCCAGGTGGATCTATATGTCTTTTTTTCTTTTTTGTATCCTTCATATTCTAATATAAGGTTAGAATGGCAAATAAAAAGAAGTTAGATACATCAAATTTTTGGTATATAATATTTCCGCTAGGTATATTGGTACTGGTAATTCTATTTTTATATATTATATTTAATATGTCATCAATACATTTACTACCAAGTACAACCCTGCAGTCAACAATTATTAAATTAATACCTTAGATTAAGTAGATAGTATGGCATTTTCTACATCATACATTATTATTTTTAGCATGATGCTTATAGGATTTGGTATTTTTGGAGCTGTATTTGGAGGTGTATTTAATCTGGGTTTTAATTTTAGTAAAGATGTAAATGAAGATACAAAAAATAAATTAAGGGATATCTTTATTGTATCAATTGTAATGGTATTTATTATGGCAATCCTATCAGTAATATTAACTAAAACAAATCCAGATATATTTCAAGTATATACACTTATTGTATTACATTTATCATTAGCATTATCTCTTGTTGCTGTCAGCTATGGAACATTACATGCAACAACTACTACTCGATAAAAATAGCTAATATTCTATGCTGTAGACGAAACTTTCCAGTCCATGCATTTGTATAATTATTTTTCTGAAATGACAATCCTTGAATACGAAACATAATTCTAGCTTTACTACCAGCTTGTAACATTCCCGGTATAAAATCCTTTACCCATACATTGTTTTTATATATCTTTACATCACTATTAAAATGAATTGGATAATATAAATGTAGTAATCCATTTTCTACAATTGGCTTATACATACTGTGTAGCAATGGATACTCATAGATAGATGAAGGAAACCAATATTTTTGCTGTATATATACGGCTCCAAGCAGTGTAGTTTCTAATGCGCTTAATTTAGCAGTAAATTGAGGTTCTTCTTTTAAAAGTAATGCAAGTTTTCCCGACTTTGTATCAAATTCTAATACACTTAACATTGGTAATAGTATATTAAGATTTGGAAAGTTATTTTGCCCATCAAAATAAGCTAACGGAACAATATATTTATCATTTTGTGTCATTTCACCAACTTGTATTTTACCAACTTCTAGTTTTTGTAGTGGTATTGCCCATTCCATTTAACGTATATATATAGAAGTTATTTAGATAGTTAGTTTAATATATATATTTACTTAAAGAGTTTTAACAATAAATAATTATGCAGAACTAATCTGCAGAAGTATGTCCCTTAGCTCAGTTGGTAGTAGCGCGGAGCTGTTAACTCCGAGGTCGTCGGTTCAAGCCCGACAGGGACAGATTTATCTATTTTGGATAAAATATATATGGATATATATATATTTTATCTAGGCATAAAGTAGTATGAAAACAACTGGCGCAAAGGCACCTAAAAACAGAACCCCCATTAATCTTGAGGTTGGAAATTCACCATCATATAAAGAACGTGGAGCAAAGGCTCCATACCTTCGTTCCAGAATCAATGTTGAACGCGGGCGCAGCAGTAAATCAAGAAAATCAAATACATATAAATCTAAAGGTAAAACTCTAAAACAGCGTACACCAAATGCGGTTGTAATAAATGTAAAACCTACACCTGATAAAAAAAAAAATAACTGGTTTGAATGGGTCTAAATAGAGGTATAAATAGAAGTATAGTATGGACACATTATGTTTGTGTATAAGGGGTATGGCAGGTGCAGGTAAAAGAGTATATATGCATGATAAATTAAAGCAAATTGCTGCATACAGAGGTGTACCATTTCATATTCAAACAAAAACATTAAGTTTTGATGCAGGTAATGCTTCTATAGTAGCACAAGGGGGTGATGAGGAAGATAAGAATGATAGTCATACAATAGATTATGAATCATCACTTGTACATATTGGCTTTGATATTGCACGTATGAGTATGCAAGATAAAAATATATTAAGGCCTGTGTTAACAAATTATGGTAAAGGAAGTCATGTATTATCTGGAGAGCATGGGCGAGGAAATCGTATTGTTGTTATGTATCATTCACATTTATTATCAAGTGAATCAATATTAATTCTACAATCTGTACTTGAACAAAATGATGGTTGTTTATCATTATGGCTTACATCAGAACTTCCTGTATCTCTACGTATACGTGATTGGTTTATTGAAATACCAGTTGAGGGTCAAGATAGAAATTATGAAGCATATCAATTCAAACAAAAGCAAGTGGTCCATAATTGGGCAGATGTATTTAGAGAAAAACTAATAGCTTGGAAAAGGGATCCAAATCCTAATTTATCAGAAGTATATGAAATTAAAAAGTTTGTATATGAAATATTAATGAGAAATCTTCGTTGGGTGGAATGTGTTCATTTTTTATTAGATGTTATTATACAAGAAAAATCATTTACAGATGTTCAAAGACATAAATTACTTGAAGTGTTAGCATCTACAGAGGCAACAGCTGGAGGTATAACACTCCCGAGTTATCGTATTCCAATTGTATGGGAAAATTTATTTGTAAAACTTCGCAACTGTTTAGTAGGTTAATGAAAGGACGGCGATATATTGTATTAAATGTATTGACATCTGCGGTAAAAAATGTTTATGCATTGGAACCTATACCTTGGACAGATGATACAATTACAACTAATGATATGGCAACCCTAAAGCGTGAAGCAAATGTGGGAGCACATTTTGATACATTGAATTTAAAGAAAAATATGTGGGACGCATTGTTAGAAAAAAGAGCCACACTTGTTATTAAAAAAAATACTTTTGCAAGAATAGTTATTTGTACTACAGATAAAAATCAATATTATCCATGGGATCTTTGGTCTCGATTATTTCAGTGGATGGGTCCATCGAAGTCAGGAGTATGGCAAATATATTTATATGCATCCGATGTAAAACGTGTGCTACCAGCAGAAGGTACCACTGTATCAGCAGAGCATGTCAATGGAGGATATACCTATGCATGTAGATCGGATGCTATTATTATATATAGATATGAAGAATGTACACGTGTATTAATTCATGAACTACTACATGCAGCATGTACAGATGATCACGCAAAAGGTGTTGAATTAAAAGAGGCAGCAACGGAAGCATGGGCTGAATTATTTCTTATTGCATTATTATCAAAGGGTGATCTAAAACAAACATATAACTTATGGAAAATACAAGATCATTACATACAGGATTTAAATTATACATTAAAGACATTTTATAATGTACATCAACCCCAAGATTATTCTGCACGATATACAATTATGAGAATACCTGTATTTACTAGTTTAGGTATAATTCTAGATTCCTACGTACCACAACGTACTTTAATTTCACGTTTTACTTCACCAGAGTTAGATAAGTATATGTAAAATTGATAGTTTTATTTAAAAATTAAATATTAGATACTATGGGTGTAAGAGGTTTATATCATTATATAAAACCTTTTCAAAAACCAATTTCATTTAATAAAGATCTACACATAGGTATTGATGCATCATCATTACTATATAGTTTTAAAGGAAATTTTGATGAATTATTTAATTCATTAACACAATTTAATAGTAAAAATCTTATATTTGTATTTGATGGAAAGCCGCCAGCATCAAAAGATGCAGAACTGTTAAGTAGAAAAGAAAGCCGAGAGCTATATTCAAAACGTATAGCAATTTTAAAAGAATCGCTTAATCAAGATTTAAATCCTGAAACGCGCCAGCTAATTGAATCAAGAATACGATCATTAGAGTACAGTGGGTGGAATTTAACGTATGATATTAAAAATAAGTTTAAGGAATGTTTAAATATACGTGGCATCCTATATATTAAAAGTAATGTAGAGGCTGATACGGTATTAATTGATTTATATTATGGGCAAAGAATTAATGTTATTATATCATCTGATATGGATTATCTTGTTGCTGGTGTAAGGCATCTATGGATTCCAACTAAAGGGATTTATAAAAGTATAGACTTGTACACACTGCTAGAACTTGAAGATGTTAATGCAGAGCAATTCAAAGAAGCTGCTATCTTAACAGGTATTGATAATATTAAAATTATAGATTGCCCTGATATGAGCACCGCATTGAATTGGATAAGATATTATGGATCTATAGAATCAATGTATAAACGTAGAGCACATCATTTTACATTACCAACACATAATTATATTGCAGATATTAAAAAGAGATATACTGCAAATAAAGATATGTATAAGTATATAAAAGAACACCATTTATATAAATTAGATGAATGAAAGCAGAATAATTAAAGAATATGATGATGAATTTTTTATATGTATAAGAAAATCAAATATTATTGATACTATTGATGATTATATAATTCTTGATGTTGAAATATCTGAATTTAGAAAAAGTAAATCTTTATATTATTCATCTTTAAAAAGAATTCGTAAAGCTGGAATGTATGTTAAAAATACTGTTGATAATGTTTTTATACCATGTTTACAATGTAAAGATTGTTATACGCCTATTGATAATTTTAGTTCATGTCTTGTATGTAATTTGGATTTTACAAAATCTTCTTTTTTTATACCATTGTATTATTTAGTTCCATCAATAGAATATAATATACTTAAGTCTATATATTTATTAGGATTAACTGAAGAGTTTTATAGGGATCAGCGAACAAATGTATGCAATCCTTTTAAACAGGAATTATTAGAAATTGTATATCATCCTGATAATATTGAAAAGTTGCTAAAAGTACATTCTATAGATTGGTGGGATTTAGATAAATATATCTAAATATCTAATTTATAAATAGTTGTTGTAACAAATATAGATAGTAATACATCAACGGTATAATGTGCTCGAGTTGCGATTATAAAGAACATATTTACAAGATTAATACCAACTAATGTTTCTAGATTAATAATATGTTCTCTGTAGTATATAAGAGTTAATAGTAATGTTGTTGCAGTGTGTCCACTAAATATTTTGTCATAACATCCTCCTAAAAAGAATGATCGGAAATTTAATGTATCATCGCAATTATAATTTTTAGGAAGAATAGTTGTTGCAATAGTTATTGATCTTATAAACATAATAACAATGAGTTTTGTTATAAATTCCACTGTTATTTCTTTAGATGATACAAAAAATAATGATGCTAATGAACAAAATGCAAATATATCTACAATACTATGATACTTATCTAGATTTGGTAGATTTTCATGTAATAGATCAAATAATGGATAATTGTGCCCTTTATAATAACGATTGCCAGCAATTAGTGTATATATATTTGATATTGTCATAAAGATAAGCATTCCTATAATAATCCATAGTTCCATCTTGTAATACATGATAAAATAAAATTGATTTAATTAATCAAGTAATTAAGTCATAATATGCAGCCTCTATACAGTCTAGCACATCCTCTTGTAAGAGCTCAAGTTGTTGCACGACCATCATCAAAAAATAAGTCTCCTTATCTCTTAGATGCTGTATTAGAAGATGATTCTAAAGAAGTAGTTATTTGCCACAGTGCTTCTCTCGGGTGTAGTGGAGCTATTGTAAAAGGATCTTATATTTGGATCTTTAAAAAGATTAATCACACAGGTCTTTCAACATATGAAGTATATCTTGTTGAGCATGATAATACTACTATTTGCGTACATCCACTTGTTGCAAACAAGATTGCATACCAACTTCTTAAAAGAGATTATGTATTAAAAGACATAACAAATGTTGTTCCAGAGGTTGGTGTAGATGAATGTCGCTTTGATTTTATTGGGCAGTACAATTCTAAAATGGCAATTATTGAAGTAAAGAATGTTCCTCTTGCAGATTATGAAGATATTTCTGCAAAAGAAAAAAAGAAGTTTATTGCATCTGGTGGGTCCTATGAATCTAAATCTAAAATTTCAATCTTTCCATATGATGGAAAGCGTAGAACCGTTAAGGAGCCAATTTCGGAACGAGCTTTAAAACATGTAGAAACTCTACATAGAAATTGTTATTCATCAACGTGCGTACTATTATTTGTTATTCAGCGTACAGATGTTGAGTCCTTTTGCATTACAAAGCTAGATCCAGTTTATTTGAATGCGGCAAAGGCTGCGCTTGATGCGGGAGTCCTTATTAAGGCCATATGTATTCGCTGGGATAATCAACATGCATATTATGAAAAAGAGGTTCCTGTAGTGTGGTAAACTACTATAAAAGATGTTTATCTTCTAGAATTTCTAGCTTTACGCATATTTCTCTTTGATTTTTTTGTTTTAGGCATCTTTTTTACTCTACCAGCACTTGCAGTATATACATATTGAGAACCAGTTAATTCTTGATATTGCTTTAAGCGCTCATTTAATGTTTCATTCATAGATTCTGGAGTCAATCCTAAACCAAATAAATATTTCAAATCTCTTTCTATATCCTCGAGTGATAATCTAGGGGCTTCAGGAATATAGTTTTTTCCAGTTAGATTTCTATATTTTTTTAAAGTGGTTTTCATTGTTTCATTATCACTATTTGATTTCAATCCTAAACCAAATAAATATTTCAAATCTCTTTCTACATCCTCAGGTGAAACTTTAGGTGTTTCAGCTATATAATCTAATCCAGTTAATTTTTTATATCTTTCTAAAGTCTTTTTCATTGTTTCATTATCACTATTTGGTGTCAATCCTAAACTTGTTAAATATTGCAAGTCAGTACGTACACTTTCTATTGTTCTTACATTTGAATTTGTACTTTGATTTTCCGTAGATGGTGGATTTACAATAGTATTTATTATACTTATAAGTGCTTGTACAAAGGTTTCTTGATTAGGTTGAAATAAATCTTTATTTCTAAATATTAAAGTATAATATTGTAATATTTGATCATCTGTTTGAAGTAAATAACATGCATTTATGTAATTATTTATATATTCTGGAGGAATACCAATAATTTTAACTAATTCCGCAATATATGACTCTTTTAATACAATGATAGGTAGATAAAACACTGTTGTATGTAAGTAAAAACCATACCTCTCATATAATTCTCGATTAGAAAACAGATCACCATATTTATTTCCGGATGTATCTTCTATATTTAAAATAACTGTTAATAAGTTTGAAATATGATTTATACTATTTTGATCATAATTTAATAACAAAACAGTTGAAAAAGGTGGATATACACTTGTAATATTAGGCGGAAGTATACTAGATGAACTTTGTTTAGAAACAGTTGGTAATGAAGGAGGAACTAAATCTGGTATAGAGAGTTTTTTCTCCGGAGAGATAGGCACATTTGACATAGAAGGAAGAGCTAAATTTCGGCTAGAAAGATTTTTCATCCGAGGCATAGATGCATTTGAGATAGAAGGATATTTTTTCATAACGGGTTGTGTGATCAGGCTGGAATTAGATAAGTCATTTGGCATAGATGTTGCATTTAACATATCCTATATATTATTTATATTTCTTATTAAATGTTTTACCGGAAGGGAGAACAATAAGGGTTGAAACTAAGTCTGACTGGTCAGGCATTTATATTTAGAGTATTTATTATTTTTTATATATTAAATATAATAAAAATAAAAAAATGCAAGGAGTGGGATTCGAACCCACGATGCTTTACGCATATCCTCTTAAGGGATACGTCTTGACCAACTCGACCATCCTTGCGACGAGAACATGTCATGTTCCCAAATATTTATAGTTTTATATCTTTAAGTATTTTTACTTTTGTAAGTTTCGCTCCCTATTTGACCACTTAACCTACGCCGTCGCAACAGGGGCCGCCGCCTTGATGTAGTGGCGGTTGAGGTAGCGCTGGAGGTTGAAGTAGGTTAGAGGCTCGCCCTCGCCGATTGCAAGTAATACACGGAGAGCAGCATCAGGCTTGATGTCATGCTTGTTCTTGAGGTCGTGGGCCTTTACATAGTCGTTAACCGCCTTGGTGACCTCAGAGCGGCTCATAAGAGTAGCAGCGGGGCGACCAAGGAACGTTAGGAGCTCCTGAGTAACCTGAGTAGGGCGCTCGAAGATAGAAGGAGCACGCTTGACCTCAATGCCATTCTCGTCGGTCTTCACTCGGCGACGGCGACGGCGAGCCTCCTTCATCTCACGGTGCACACGCTTCTCAAGGCGCTTGATCTGCGCAAGAAGGGTGGAGGCAGTCTCACGGAGGGTGGTGAGGTTGGTGGAGACGGCACGGAGGTCATCATCAAGACTGGTTGCAGGGGCAAGGGGGGCAATAGTCGCCGCCTCTACGGGGGTAGACGAGACAACAACGGGGGCAGGCGCTGAGGTAGTTGCATCAGCGGCGGGAGTCTTAGGGGCACGCTTGGCAGGGGCACGCTTGGAGGCGGCAGGGGAAGAAGAGGGGATAGAAGAGATGGCAGATGAGGGCGCAGGGGCCTCAACAGCGGGGGCTGGGAGTGAGGGGGCTGAGGATGCAGGGGCTGCATCCTTCTTTGAGGCAACCTTCCTAGGAGCTTTGGCAACAACGGGGACAGATGTAGACATTATACCGGGAGAAGAGGAATTAGTATTCATTTATACACGCACTAATGAACTATTCTGCAAAAATCAAAACAATTTTTTGCGTTTTTTGCAGAAAATACCACATATCCTTAAATATATAATGCAAATTTATTTTTTTTTTTGAAATATTTTTGAACAATGATATATATAAATCATAGTCTAAAATTACAGTTAAATAATTATATTTTTAATGTAAACAAATAAACCCCGGAGCAAAGTAGGAAATGAGCAGTCCTCCAGAAAAATGCAAGAATATTAAAAGCCGTCATTATAAGAATATACAATGCACTCACAAAGCATCTCATGGAGACTATTGTTCCAAGCACTGGAAGAAACCAAAACCATTTATAGCTTTAGAGGCTAATGTTGATTGTGCAAATATTATACAACGCTGCTGTAAACGTTATCTTAAAAGAAACTATTTTAAAAGACAAGGTCCATCAAGAGGTTGCTTAGAAATTTCAAACAATACTACAGAGCTATATAGTTTAGAAGAATTATCATCTATTCCATCAATCTATATCTATAGTTTTGCAGATTCAAAAAAATGCATTTGGACGTTTGATATACGTACGCTCTCATTTATGTTATCAACCCACAAACAACCATTAAATCCATATACACGAGATCCTATTTCTAAAGAAAATATCGCATGCATAGAAGCTAGAATAAAATGGTTAAAAGCTCATAGCTACTATACAATGTATAATGAAACTTCTAGTTTTACAAGTACACAGTTATGGAATCAAAGAGTATTAGAAGTATTTACAAAAATAGAAGAACTTGGTTATATTGTTAATTCTGATTGGTTTCATAATTTAGATAAGAATGATCATATAGATTTTTATAAACATATGTGTAATTTATGGAACATACGTTTAAATTTAACGCATGCTGAAAAGAATTCTATTATTCCAGGATACCAGTCAGTAAATAAAGTATTTCGTTTAAGTCTATCAGAATTACCATCAAAAGATATTAAATTATTAAGAAAACACAATCTACAACTTATTGAACGCTTTATAAGTTCTGCAGATGAAAAAACACACCAATCTCTTGGTATTATGTATATATTAATGGGATTATCATATGTGTGTTGTGAAATTGGGGAAGCATATCCTTGGATACTAGAATCAGTATTATAATGGACCAATTGCAGTTCCTGTCACAGTGGCAACAAAGACAGGTGTCCATACGGTATCTCCTCCTCCTTTATGCGATTCATCTATATCTATATCTTTCTTTCCACCAAATAAAGAAGCAATTCCTGAAGCAATATTATATGCACCTTTTGCATATGTTAATGAATCATTTTCTACAATTGTTTCACTTATTATTACAGTATATCCAATAACGGAGGTTGCGTTTGGATATTGTATAGATATCTTTTTAAGAAATTCTTCTTTTGCAGCATCAACAATATCTTGAATTTTTTTTTCTATTAATGAAGAGTCTCCTCCAAAAATTCCAGATATAACTGCACCAATATGACGTCCTAAACTCACCATGTGGACACTATTTGCCGTTAGGATTCCTAATGCTTTTTCATTTTGAAAATCATATGTATTTATTGTATATATTGGTATCTTTGCCATATCTATTAGTTCAATATCTTCTTTTTAGCTTTAAAGTTTTCTTAACACCACCAGAAGTATTACGAGCAATAGGTGTTCCTACAATTGTTGCAATAATGAATCCACCCATTTCAATAATTTGATATTGTACACCAATAACACTTGTTGCCGAAGGATATACTTTAGCTAATTGTGCATACAGATCATTTTTAGCACCTTCTTTTGCATCCTCTACTTTTTTTTCTAGTTCACTTGCTTTTCCTCCAAATAAACCTTTTACACCGGCTACCACAGCACGTCCAAGACTTATTGCTTGTGCATTTTTAGCAAATACAGATCCAAGTGCTACTTCTTTTGAAGGATCAAAAAAATTAAATGTATATAACGGAATCTCTGGCATCCTATCTAATTAGCAGAAGGATAAACATACATATTTGTATTGGAATAACATATTGCTTCTCTGCGAGGAAATGCATTGAATCCGGAGTCATGATATATGATTGATGTAGAAAGATCTTTCTGAATAAATGGAAAACTTTGTCTATCATAACACGGTGTAGGTAAAGTAATATAAGGATTTACAGATGGATCTGGATCTGCGCATACTGCACAACCTTCCGCAGCACGCAGAATTCCTGTATAGGTATTGTTAACTCCTACACCTGTAACAACTACATTTGCCGCACAATCACTCTGACCTTGGTATGGTGGAACAATTTGTAAAGTGTGTGGATCTGCAACAATATTTACGATTGATGGAACTGAGGTTTTAGAGGCTTTTGCCCCTACAATATTTGTATATTCAGATGAATCTCTGCATTTATTTCGTGCAATATATTTTTTTGATTCTTGAAGTATATAATTCATTCGTTCGCTCTGACTCATTGCCATCTTACTATACTCTTAGATTTTTACAAAAAATTCGCAAAATTGATTTGCGTTTTGGCCAAAAAGTAATTAGTTTAAAAAGATGTCCAGTGCCATTGTATTTCCCAAGGATTTCAAGCCCTCCAATGTTACCATTAGCCCACTAAAGATGTTTGATAGCGGTGCAAAGCAGGCGTATCTAAATTATGGTGGCAACTCTCTTATGATGCAGATTAGTGCTCTTTCAGTTCCCTATGGTATGAGCGTCTTTGATAAAGCTGGCCCTATTAAATACAGTGTTGATCTCTCACTAAAGGGATATGATCAGGATGATTCAAAGGTAAAGCAGATCTATAATGCGTTCAATAGTCTTGATGAGTACATGATTGAGCAAGGTGTTCGTTTCTCAAAGCAGTGGTTCAAGAAGGAGCTAAGCACAGATATTATTAAGGAGTTCTATACTCCAAGTGTGCGCTTTTCAAAGGATGCTGAAGGCAATGTAAAGCCTTATCCTCCTACGCTAAAGATCCAGCTAAAGCAGCGTGATGGCAAGTTTGAGACTGCTGTGTATGATGATAAGAAGCGTCCACTAACCGATATTCCTCTAGAGGATATCCTTGTAAAGGGTGCAACAATCTCATCACTCATCCAGTGCACAGGTGTATGGTTTGCTGGCTCTAAGTTTGGTCTTTCATGGAAGGCTATTCAGATGAAGGCTGATCATCTCCCTGAGAGCATCCGTGGTTGTGCTTTCCGCGAGGAGGATGAGGTTGCATCTCTAGTTCAGAAGGCTACACCCGCAGTAGCTACTGCAACCACAACCACAACCACAACCGCAACCACAGCCACATCAGTAGTTGCATCTAAAAACAGCTTTGCAACTCTTGCCGATGATGATGAAGTAGATGATGAGGTTGCACTAGCTCCCTCATCATCAGCAAATGCATCAGCAGCAGTTCCTCCCAGTCTAGATGAGGATGCCGATATTGTAGAGCCTATCGCTGTTCCAAAGAAGCCAACGCTCGTAACAAAGAAGACTATTGTTAAGAGTGTTGTTAAGAAGTAAATGTGTTAAAAAATAATAATATGTATATATAAAAATATAAGAGCTATCTTTTTTATTGTGCTATGTTGAACACGGGCAATTTTGCTCACCAAGTTTTCTATCAGTTATAACACTTAATAGCTGGCCGGTAGGTTGCTCAAGTCTTACAATATTTGGATTTGTTGCTTGTGCACTGGTTAAAGTAGCTTTATATGCATATAATGCCTTTTGTTGTCTTACTAGAGTTAAATAAGAAGAATCTAAATTCTGGCGGCTCATCTTTCTACTAGTTGTAGATTTTTTACGCAGGCAAAGTAGGGTTTAATGGAGTATTTGGAAGAGGGCAAGATTTTCTATTCTTTGGTAAATTGCTATTAAATAATTCTGGATCTAGCGGAGGACATGGAACAATTGTAATACGAGGTCCATACTCAAGAAAACGTCTGCTAGAATTTGTAGGATCATTTTCTTTGTCACAGCTATTTTGCATGAGTGCTGCAATACGAACAGATTCTCTTGGTACAGGTGGTTTAAAATAATTATAAACACATAAATCAATCTTTGATTTTAATAAAGAACTTTCTGTCGGAGTATTTAATATTCCAGACTTTGTGGGTGGAGTATAATATATTCTAGCTTTTGCAAGCGCTTCATTGCTAGCGCAACACCTAGCCTTATCTAACACTTGTTGTATTCTTCCACCTTCACTCATCTTTTTTTACGTGTTTTATTTTTTTCCAACTTAATACGTTGAATCTTTTCAGCAAGTAATGTTTGATAACTCTTTTGATATCCAGAACAATCAATTGGAAAAGAGGGAAATTGAGATACTTTTGAAACAGTTATTTTATCCAATGTAGTTATACATTTTTTAATATTGCATAATATATCAACATTCGCAGTAGATGCAAAATCTGTAAAAAAATACAATGAATAATATAAGGTAATAAGTGTTTGTAATGATGATATATGTAAGATACGGTTTTCTGCAGTTTTAATATTATTATATGAATTACATGCATCTTCTTCCACAATAAGCGCTAAGAGTTTAGAGCCATTATAGATTGATACTCTTGGAGCTAATGAAGATCCTTTTGCTGGATGATATGTTGCTTTAAAATTATCAAGAATTAACAGATGTTTTAAATCATATGCATCTTCTTTTAAGTTTGCTGAATAAAATACAAAGGGACCTCCGTTATGCAAATTATAAACTATATTTTTTTCTTTTAATGATTTATTATATATTGATTCTAGATCTAATGTTGCTAATGTTTTCTGACGTACTAATATAAACTTGTATAATTCTTTTCTTAGTGCATATGGTATATTGTATTGCTTTCTTGGCTTACATGGTTTAAATGTAAAATAATTATTTAGTATTTGAAGACGTGTATATACCTTTTTCCATCGCGATACTTCACCACGTGGTCTACTTAATTCTAGATACATCATCATGCGCAACATATGTTCATTTGTATAGAGTATACCATCAATACATTTTGATTCTTTGTAAAATACATTGTATACATCTTGCGATGCATATGTTAAATCTGCAACCGCAATATAGTTTACAAGAATTTTTTTAGTTCCTTCATGCATTCCAACACGACTAATAGTATTCTTAAATCCTGCATTTTTTAAAGCATCAACTAATTCCATAACATCGGAATCCGTATCAGGTGTAAGAAAATCGTAATCGGGGAGATCAAAATCCGGATTGTAGAACTTATATTTTGGAGGTAATAAAGTATTCATTGCAGTTCCCCCATAGCATATTCTTTTTTTCTTTTTTATAAAGTCTTTAACAATCTGCAATGCACCTAACAATTCAGAATCATGTGCTGCCTCATAGTTAAGTATTTCTTCTGCTTTTGTAATTGCAATATCTAATTCTTTTAGCTCTATATCTTTTTGTAAAAGATGTATATCTTCCTCCATCTATTATACCTGTAGAATTGGTGGTCTTAATTTATTGTTACCAACATAGAAACTATTGACAATGGCTCTAGATTCAGCATTGGGTTCTCCAAAATAATCATATGGAACACAATTTACACCAAATTCATTATGTAATTCTGCAACCTGTGCAGGGGTTGGATTAGAGTTATTATTTGGTTTTACAATAATAAACTTTGATTTATTGCGTTGTATCCATGCATCTTTTTGTTTAATATTCATATTTAATAAAGTGTCAATCTTGTATATGAGGGAATTATAGTTGTTGTTTTCAGGGTTAATAATTGTTGCATCAACTTCTTCATAATCTTTTACATAGTAGTGGAAATTTGTTAAATAATCTAAATCAGCAGATTGTTCTGTATGAATACGATTAAAAAATGATGTATCTATATTTGTTCCTACTACAACTTTTCCATTAAATGTATCAATTGGAGAATGAAAGATTTCACTCTCTTTAGCAGAACGATAATATCCACCAGTTAACATGTACTTATTTAATTTACTTAGTGATCGTGCAACATTGCTCAAATATGATACATAATTTATTGTATCACTAATTGGATATGGTAGTCTAACAAAATGCAATAATAATATTAATGGTTCTGTATTGTTTGGAAATGTATCATTAAATGCATATTCATTTAGATAATTCATAACATCATTTAGCTGAGCAACATTTCTTGAAGTTATAGATCCGTTAGAATTTCTCATTAATAAGTATGGCATATATGGTATTGTACCTGGCAGAGATGATATCTCTAGATAATCTATTTGCAACATAATGGTTCGGGCACCTAAACGTAATTGTTGCATTATTCCAGAATTTGCATCAAATTCATCATTTCCAATATATGCGGCTTGTACTAATGATTTTGGTTGCATATTAATTAGTTTTGATACAATCGGCCCACCATTTGGTATGGGTTCTGTAGGATTTTGAAACCCTTGCAATGATGTTGCAATATCAGCAGCAGATACAGTAGGTTTTGGTCGTGTAGATGTAATATAATTATATGAAACTATTATAATTACTACAACAATCAATGTTAATATAGCGTATATTAATAATTTTACTGCAGTAATAGGTGGTTTAAATGTATTTGGAATTGTATTTGTAAAAAAGGAACTCATCTGATTTGAGTTGTTATTAAAGTATGATCCAAATGCGTTTGTCGTAGTGGGTGGAAGAATTTTAGAAAGAGCTCCTGCCACACCAGGACCTAGTGTTCTACTTTGATTGTATAATGTGGCCTGTTGAATACTTCTTTGCAATAGGCTCGTCATCTATTTACACCAGTTATATAACTCTCCATTGCTGCATCAAATGCCGCAAACTGTTCTTCCATTGAAACTATTTTATTTCCCTTAGTTTTTCCTACATGTTCTGTAGTCTTTCCCTTATTTTTTAGTGCTTTTTGTAGCTTCTCAGATACTACAGAAGGGTATATTAATATTTCTGTAAAGAATTTTGGTGTTTGCTGAACTGCTCTACTTAGTACAACTGGGTCCTTTATTAAAGGATTTGCTGCTGGAATTTTCCATCTTGGAACTTCACATAAAATTTGTGCAATTAATCCCAATAGATTTCTCTTAAAACTAGATGTGTATCTTGGATCATTGCTTTTATAAATATCTAAAAGGCTTTGAAACTCTTCATGCATACGTATTTGCTGTTTTCGTGCTAATTCCTTATAATACTCTGCAAATAATACAACTATATATAATGATACATCTTGCTTTGACTTTCCTACTCCACGATTAATTGTCGTAAGTGTTGATTTATTGTTTTCTTTTTTCATCTTTACCTCTTCTTCAAATAACCATTTTATCCAAAAAAGTGCTCGCTCTAGCGAATGTTCTGCTAAGCATTTGCATAATTCATTACCTACTGTTCGTAGTATCATAAGATCTCCTTCTCTTTTCCATACTCTATTTACAATTTCGGAATCAACAGTGTTTGCTACATTTTTAATCCATACTGAATCATGAGTTTCTGCTCCAACCTTTGGCCATACAATCTTTGGAGATTTTGGTGCATCATGTACAATTAATATGATTTCACCAACTTTTAACTGAAATTCTTGATTGCTATATAATGTCTCATCGGGGTATATTTTAATAAGACTATCAATTTCATCTAATCGTTTTTTTAAATACATAAATATTCGCACTGATGCAATCCCTACATGATTAAGAGAGTATTCCCATAAAATTTTAAATAAACTATTAATCCCACCACTACATACTAGATCTACACCAAAATGTAATGATTTTCCTAAAGCTACAGCTCCAGAATCTGATAGATTTTTTTCAAATGCTTTAATTGACTCACATGGTATGTATCCACACCGTGTGCGTAAAGAAGTTTCTTTATTTTCTACTTGGCTAGTAATGTTCATATCCTAAAACGCATAATTTCTTTTGGCCAATCTACCGTAATATGAGGTGCTAGAATCTTTGAGGATTCTTTAATAATATTATTTGTAGTAGGATTTGATTCAATAAGTTTTGCTAATTCATTACCATCATTTATTACAAAACAGTTTATTCCATTCTTAAAAGGTGTAGTCATATCTTTTACCCACTGCTCATTAATTATTAAACAACACTTTTGATATATTGCTTCTAAAAATGTATATTGACTTCCTCCACCATCATTCTTAATAATAGACATATCAACAACAAATTTTGCATCTTTTAAAATATCTGATAATTCAGTAAATGACTTTTCAAATTGACCTTTATAATATTTTTTAAAGGGGTACTTAGCTAATGCAAAAAATACATATTGACGATTTATTGAACCGTGGATTTCTATTGGATCTTTTAAATATTTATTTGCAGTTAAAATAATATCTGTATGTTTATCAAAATCAATACGTGAAATAGAAACAGCTTTTCTTGGCTTTGCAGACTTTTCAAAATCATATTCATAAAATGGATGAACAATGTATTTTGATTTAATATTATATGTCTTCTTTAAAAAATCTTGTACAGATTTTCGTATTGTTATTACTTTAAATCTATACAGTTCTTTTAACAATGGTTCTGCTGCTTTAATTTTAACTTCTGTTGGATCATGTATTACAATATATGTATCATTTGGAAATTTATCTAAATGATTATAATAGTTTTTATCAATTGCAGTTATAAGTATTGGTCCAGTTAGTTTTTTTAAAACGGATGAATCTATATTTAAATATTCTACGCCGTAGCCAAAATCTCGTCCTTTTGATTCTGTTTTATTTCCTATTTTAAATAATGGCAACTGATACTTTAATGATAAATGTGCTGTAAAAGATATCCATCCACCATATATAGGTCTAGCACAATATACTAGATGTATCATTACTATATATTATGTCTTTTCTTTTGACTACGTCTTTTCTTCTGAGTACGTCTTTTCTTTTTTTGTCCTCCTAATAACAATCCAACATTGCTACTAGAACCATTGAGCATTCGTTCTCCTTGCTCAATTATTTGCTTTTCTACTCGTAATGCTTCTTTTGCTATAGCTCTAGATTCTGCTGCCTCGCGTCCTTCTCTTTCTGCATCTGCTAATAGAGATTGTATACTGCTTGAACTATAAGATCTTCCTAAACTAGTTGGTCTGCTTGTTACTGAAGCAATATTTGAATATAAATTTGTAGATGGTTTATAACGACTTCTTTGAGATGCAAATGGTAGTTCAGCTCTCTTAATTGCGGAACGATTTGCTCTTCGTAGAGTTGGAATTTCAAATGCAGAACCACCAAATGTTTGATTAGGTAAGTTTACAATGCTTTGTACAGATGGTCCAACTGCTACAGGTGGTAGAGCTTGAATCATAGGAACAGTTTGATAAGGTGTAGAAACAGATTGATAACCTGTATTTGTTGTAGGAACTGTATTGCTAATATTCATTGGCTGTGTATTCATTGGCTGTGTATTCATTGGCTGTTGACTCATTGGCTGTTGACTCATTGGCTGTTGACTCATTGGCTGTTGTGTATTCATTGGCTGTTGACTCATTGGCTGTGTATTCATTGGCTGTTGACTCATTGGCTGGTATTGATTCATTGGCTGTTGAGTATTCATAGGTTCCTGAGAAGATGTATCATCTCCAAAAAATGAACCAAACATACTTGATGATTTTGACTGATTTTTAGAATTTTCAAACAATCCAAGAAATCCTCCAGCAGAAGGAAATCCTAAATTTACCTTTCCACAACCGCAGTCTCCACCATTAACTACTTTTCTTTTAATTTGCCTTTTTTTGTGTGTCTTAAGCTTCATCTAATATATACCGGGAATCTAAAAATCTTTAAAATCTAATGGTAGACCTACATTTCTATCCCATGCTCTTTTCATTTCTCTTAGACTTAAATTATAGGGTTTTTGTGTTCCATATTCATCCGCATATAAATATGCAGCTTTTACCTTAGCATTTTTTATTGAGACTCCAATAATTTGATCAATTGCAATTAATTCTTTGTCTAAATTATATTCATCAAATAATACATAGTATATATCTGTGTCATTGTCGTACATAATCTTTTTAAAATTTGGAACCACATGTGGATTAATTTTTTGTTTATAATAGTCAACAATTGTTTCTTTTTTAGTTCCTTCTTTTTTAATAGTACTCTTTGGTTGTGGTAAATTATATTTACTTTTATCTTCTATACTAAAGATTGGCAATTGATATAATCGTTCTTTTGGTGTAGTATAGTTTTCTTGCTTATCATATAGCTTCCATTTCGATCCATCAGTAGAACCAAATACTTTCCAGCTCTGAGGGTCTAAATCGGAAGATACAGAGTTTGTTATAAAACTATATCCAAAAATACTTGTAGGTTCTTCAAAAGTACATATATATTTATCTTCAACCTTACGTTCTGTAAAAGATATACTGCGTTTCTGTATATCAAAGAATTGTAAAGCATACACACGATAGTTGTATGGTTTAGAAACACTAAAGTATGCTGCAGTTATTAGAGAACTATTGTAGTCTGTAAATCCAGATACTCCTCCTCGATATGCAGGTATTTGAGGTAATGGTGTAAGTGGTACTAAAGGGTTAAATGAAAATATAGGTGTTTGATAAAATGCTGAGGGATATACAGGTGATCGTGCAGTAAAAGGAACTTTTTGTTGATGAATAGTGAGCCAGTGTAATCCATTATCAACAGAGCCTTCTAATAACCATTCTCTAATACATGTTGCAGTATTTCTACCAGACACAAATGAAAATCCATCTAGATTAGCAGGTACTTTTAGATCAAACCGTATACTAGGAATAATAACTTTATAAAGTCCATTTGGCTGAAGAGATCCCAGCTTGTAATAGTTTTGATATGTTTGTATTTTTGCAGGATTTGGAACTGTTATGTTTGCTTTTGTTAACAAATAATTATAATCATTTGGTACTGTATAAAGATATATATTTGTAGTTCCCACATAAAATTGCAACTGTGCTAATTCATACAATGGGGCACTACTTGCAAATGTAGGCCATGCAGATATAATTCGTGCATCTACTATTGGATTTACAGATATTGGTGTAAAACGCAGATTTGTATACTTTATTCTTGGTAGAAAGTACTCTGGACCAAATTGTTCAATAGGAGCTGGATCTACTACTGGATTTGGAACTGCTGGATTTGGTATTGGTGTCATTGTAAGATTATAAATATTGTCGGCTTGTGTTAGAAATCTTACATTATATGATATTGTATTATTGTATGCAGCATCATTTGGAATTACATTTGTTAAATAATTGCCATTAGCATCTTTATTATACACTGACACTGTATATGTAATTGAGTTATTTGTTGGGTCTAGCACAGCACTATATACACGAGATAATATAGAACTGTTAGCATTTCCATTGTATATACTATATGTTGCATTATAGTAATTTCTAAAATAATTCATTAATTCTGGATTTGATACATCCTCATTTGTTGGAGTATAAATAAATGATGTAGTTTCTGGAGTTGCTGCAATAATAGACTCTAGTTTAATATCAATACCATCTATAGTTGGATTTGGTATAACCGGATTCTCTATGTATGTAAGTAAAGATTGTATGGGTATTGTATACATATTTGAAGAATTTGCAATGTACAATAGATTTGTAGTTGGATCTATTGCCATGTGTAATAGATTTGATAGTGCACCTGTAGTTGGATTTATTTGTACATTCATTATATTTGGTGGCATATCTGTAGTAGGGATGTATACAATATTACTATCTACTCTTAATACATGAAGACCTAATGTGTTTATATAATATAAATTATTTTCTGAATCTAATACTAATGAATATATAGGTCCAGTTGATGTCTTTACTATACTATAATTACTATCTGGTGTTATTTTTGATATTTTATTTGTTTCTATACAATATATATTATCATCTGGTCCAGCTCGTATAAATTGGGGCATAAAAGATGGTTGGTTAATTGGAATAAATCTTTCTACAACAGATGCTCCAGATGTATCTTTTTTAATTACTTTTATGCATCTAGTTGGTTTAACCCATTGATCAATAAAATACACTATATTTTTACTATCTACTGTTATATACGTAGGGGCTTCTAATAAAGTAGTTAATGCTGGACCTGTAGTATCTCCATAACGCTGTATAAATTGATTATATTCACTTAGAGATGGAACAGTGCCTGCAACTGTATTTATAATATAAGTATTTGTATCAATATAACGAACTATTTCATTTCCAGTTTCAGCTATATATAAATGCCCAGCCAGATTTGTAGTTAATCCCCATATTCCATATAATGGAACAGTTGGGCCGTATTTATTTTCAGGACTAATTCTTTCTTGATTATTTATAAAATAACCTTCTAAACTATTGCCAGCAACAGTATCTAATGGATTTGTATAATAGTATACTTTTTTATTCATAGCATCAGTTATGTACATATAGCCCCAATTATCGATTGTTAAATCTCTTATATTTAAATTACTATTTAATACTACTTGACTATAGATATTTCTTGGTTTATTCATACGATACAAATTATTTTGCGTTATACTTGTTGTCGTATCAAAATAGAAGGTTGCAATGCGATTTGTATCTTCTATCTGTAGTACAAAATTATCAGCAGTTGGATTTGTTAAGACATATTCTACACTAAATCTTCCGTTATTAATACCTCTGTATTTATAATCTGTAGGTGTTTGTACAACGCCTATATTTTTTAACAGTGCTTGTTTAAAGATATCTGCATCACTCAGAGCTTGGCTAAAACCTTCTCTATGCCCAGTAAAATAACCAGTTAATTTATCAATAGATCCTGCTGCTAATGTAGTAATAATAGGAACATCTATTGGACTAGATAAATTATCAGTACTATTATTAAAATCTATTATTATTTGTGTAGGTGTTATTAATGATGAAACTATTAATGTAGTAGGATTAATTCTATAATATGTTGTAATTGTATCAATAACAGGTAAATTCTCACTTTTTTTAAATAGTACATATACTATTTCAATACTAGTTACAGTATTTTGGCTACTACTTCTAATACCATATTCTATTTTATATAAAATTTCATTACATGATATTTTTTGTGCTCTTATAAATCTATATATATTTTTTCCTTGTAGAGATTCATGTGATACAATTAAATTTAGAATACCAATTGACAATGGATGTATATCAATATAAGTATATTTATTTCTGATATTTAGATTATCTAAAATATTTGCATATCCATTTGCATATATTATATGCGTATTACTGCTCATAGATCTCATATATTCTTTTGGAGGTAGTATAATAGGACTACTAGAAACATATGTTGCTGTATATTTACATATTGAATCTTGAGAAGTATTACTTATACTATATAATGCAGATGAAGTTGTTGTTGTTCCACCATATTGCACAGTGCCGCTATGAGAAAGATATAAATTGTCTTCACTAAAGACAACGACTATTGATGTAGAGTTATATATTGCAACCCTAATAATAGTATTCATATATCTGTCTAAAAATGGATAAGAGTTAAAGAATTGTCTACAAAATTGTTGATTATTAATTATTAAATTTCTTAACGCTGGATACTGTAAAATACAATTTGAACTTGGCTCTAATTGTTTCATTCTTCCTAGTGCATCATATGTTGCTAATCTGCTTTCTCTAAATGCATTATACATATTAGATGCTGCAGTGTATGCGTTTGTAATTAGTGGATTTAATACATTAGTAACTGTGTTTGAATATGTTAAAAATACTCCACCAATATATTGAAAGCCTGATAGATCAGTGTCTGCTGAATCATTTATAAAGGGTGTATCTTCTTGAATAAAATATCCAGTATTGGGTCCACCATTACTTGCAATATAATAAGAGCAATCAAGGATATCTATTCCTACATAAAAACTTTTAGTTTGTTGTTGTATATTGCTATTTTTATCTTTAATTTCTACAAGATAATCACATTGATACATATTTGGTGTAACCCCCTTTAGTATTCTTAGAATCGTATCTGGTGAATTTGAATCTAAATTATAAAGATCAAGCAGCTGAGCCATAAGAGATGGATCGGTACATGTTACTAGTGGGCATGCTCCATCTGCATTAACTAATGTAGTGTATTCCATCTTTGGTCTTGGAATAATATAATATCCTAAAGCTTGGTATTTTGATACAACATTTGATTCATTTAATGCTAGCTCTTGAGTTAAACCAGTTATTTGCTTTGTATAAAAATTAGAATAAGCAACATATTTATTATATATAGATAAATTCGCAGGGGATATAACTTTATATTTTATTGCATTCTCAATATACAATGGTGAGTCAGGTGAATTATTTGATAAAAATATGTCAGAATATTTTACATTAATATCATTTATTCCACTATATAGTGGTATAGGACTTCTTAATATATTATAGAATCTATCAAAATCATCACCTATTGTTTTACCTTGAGCAGCTCTAGTACCTATTAAACTAGCAGTTGTTATTCTTAATTGAGAATTAGTATTTGACGTTATAAAATTATTCATTTCTTGACTTCTTGGATATACAATTGTAATACCATAGCGAGTTTTATAATAATTAATTAGTGTAACAATACTATTATAATCATTAAAGCTGATAGAAAATTCTAGAATATATTCATTGGTAGTGGGTGATCTACGTACTAACCTCCTAGTAGTGTTACCACTCTCTAAATATTGTTCTTTAATCAGATTATAAGTATCACTTAACATACTGTCAGATGAAAACCACAGAGAATTAGTTACAGTACCAACGCCTGATATACTATTACCATGTCTACTAGATGCAGTCATAAATCTTGACATTAAACTAGCAAAATCATTAAAATCATCACTTATAGTATTGTCCCCAGTCATTCCTGGAGCCTCCCTAGATACTGTTTCACGTGTTAATGTATTAATATAAGCATTCATTGAAACACTATATTTATTTGGATCTAATGGTGCACCAACACGACCAGCAGCACTATATGTACTATTAATATTTGAATATAAAGTTAAAGTGGCATCATTAGGTCTATATAATTCTCCATTTACACCAATAATATCTCTCTGTGCATTGAAATTTAAATTTACTGGAGTTATTAAATACTGATAATATGTTGGAGCAGGTAAAATAGCATATATATTTGAATTTAAAAATGCTTGTAGACTAGCTTTAATTGTATTAGAGTTTGATATATTACTAGCTAATACTTGTGTAAGTTCACTGTCAGGATTTTCAAGAGTTTGAAATGGATAGCTTGTAGTTGTATAAGAAAATTCATTACTATTTATATAGAGTTGGGGGTCTGCATAACGTGATTCATCATATAAAAATGGTATTCTCACATTTCGTGTAGTTGTTTTAAATTTTTTATTTGTTGTTTGATCATATTGTGATTCAACCCATGTAAACCCACATGTACTATCATTAATTTGTTGAAACCCTAATATTTTATCTACACGAACATCACCATTAGTCATACTATATGTATTTGATGTAAAACCAGATAAATCTGTCCATACTGTATCCATATAGGCTTGTGCGCCTTGTCTCATAAAATCAATATTACTACATGATACTTTTGGTACAACATTATATTTATACACTAGTTGTGGCTGATAATTTATATTACCTGGCGAACCATCAATTATTACTTCAATATTTGCATTATATGTTGTATTAAAACTTAATGCTGCATTTGGCCCAATGGCAAATCCATTTATTATTATATTAGAACCGAGTCCATTACTATCAACGGTTATAAATGCACGAGCTACTTTTGTTTCAATACCACCAATTTGATTTGATAGTGTGTAATTGGCTGATATAGTACTATAATACCAATTATTTTGTTCTTCGCGTGTTCCTATTATAGTTTCATCATCAACATTAAGAGCAGTCATTTTTGCTATTGCAGCGTCTGATGCGGCTTTTCTTTGTTCTTCTGCTGCAGCTTTTTGTGCTGGTGTTGTTGCTAGCTCTGCTGCTGCCATTGCGTTTGATGCTGCGGCTGCGGCTGTATCAGCATCAGTTCTAGATTTTATTCCAAATACTGCATTTGATAAGGCAATCATATATGTTTTATTTGCATTTGATAGACTTGTTAATGATTCAATATCTCCAGCAGGATATACTGGATTTAAGACTGGATCAATTGCGGTTAATGCATTTGAAAGATCTATTTGAAGATCTGTTATATTTGAATATGTTGTTTGCCACGTATCTTGATTGTACAAATCAAATAATCTATTATATCTTTCTACTTGTGGTTTATATTTGATTAATAATTCTCTATATTGAGCCTGAGGTAAGCGTCGTTGGCAATCAAAACGTATATCTACCATATTTGAATCTACACGATATGTATCATATATAAATATAGGTTCTTCTGTTCCTTCAGATTTTTCATAATACATTTGAGAAAATTCATTTAAAAAACTATGTTTTTTAATGTCTATTGTGTCTGGATAAGTTGCTGTTATTTTGGGGATTAAATATTTAAAATCCGATATCATAGAAGCTATTTCTGAATCTAATGGTGGTGTACTTGTTCCAGGACTTGAAGCTACTCTTCGTCTATTTAGAAAGACGGTTTTATATCCAGTTGCAGATGTTGTATTTAGTAAAGTAGCATTAGCTTCATTTGTTGAGTCAAATGCATATTGAAACCAACAAGTTCCGCCATTTGGTTGAATTGTATATGAATTTACTAAACTATCTAGTTTAGCAATATCTTGACAATTAGATTCAGTAAATATATTTGTTGTAATATTATACATATCATAACCATTTAATCCAGTATTTGATAAAGTTTGTAGACTACTATAATTATACTCTACTGGTGTTGTTACAAAATAAAAACGATTGTTTGGATCAGTTCTTATTCCGGTATTATATTCATAATATAAATCTATCCTTGCTTGTACACCTCCTGATTGAGGAACATAGTGTATTCCACGAATCCCATATATCAAAAAAGGTCTTACAATATTAAATATATTACTATCAGTTGGTGCACCCCACTCATTATAATAACTAAAAGTAAAAGCTCTAGTTCCACCTGTAAACCCTAAGTTAGGATATGATTTTATCTGCCAATTACGTCTTATTGATCCAGAAATACAATTTGGGTTATAGGAAAATTCACCTTCATTAGCTTCTCGCGAAGTTATATCTAAAGCAGTAGGATTTGCTGTATATGTTCCAGCTGCAGGCATATAATTTGAAGCATAATATCTTAAATATAGATCTTTAGTAGCTGTGTTGTATGTCCACACAACAACATTTGAATCAGCACATGCAATAAGTTCTGCTGTATCTGAATCAGCTACGTTATAATATGTATTTGACGAATATACGCCTACAGTCGGTTTAGTATAACCGTTTCCACTAACATGTCCTGAAATACTATTTAGATCTCTTCTAAATCCATTTGATAATCCAATATATCTAGATGTAGCATTAACATTTGCATACCCATAATTAGACAAATATGCTGCCCAATTTACCATTGCATTACTATCTTCTGATAAACCATTAGTAGTGTATTTATTTGATGCATCTTTATAATTTGAAAAAGCCAATGATAATAATAACATTCGTTTATTAATATTTCCTTGTTTAAGGTGTTTATTTACTATATTAGGATTTGATGCTGCATAATTTAATCTATTATTTAACATTGTTATGTTGCGATTGTATATCCAGCTTGTTGTATACTGTTGAAGTGAGCGTGGTAATCTACTAATAAATACCGGTGTTATTTTTGATGCAAATACCTGACTAGCGTGGGCCATTAAATATGGTATGGTGGATTCATAGTCATAAAAGCGATTATAATATGACGGAGGATTATAATCACGTAAATTATTTATTAAACTTGAGTTTGAAATTATATTATTAGAATTAGGCTTATATAAATCACCTGCACCAGGCATAGATGGAAAATCTTGTAAAAAATATCCAAAACTATAATATCCAATACCATTAAAATTAGAACTTGTGTATGGGACATTTAAATATACATCAATTAATTCTGTATTTCTAAAATTAAAAGCAGCTCCATATATATATGATACCATCATGTTCAATCTATGAGTATTATTCAGTGTTCCATATACATATAATTTATTAAATTCTCTAGTAGCTACATATAATAGGTTAGTCATTAACGGAGGACTGTATAATGGTACTGCTAGATTACCCATTGCATGTGTTGGTTGACTTTGAGAACAGTATGGATGACCTGGAGCAGTCCATTCTCGTGTCTTAATATCTTCATTATCTTGGTTTTTAGGTAAACCTTGAATACTACCTGGTAAAGTAAAACGAGTATAATCATTTATATTTTCATTGTTTAAACCTAGATTAAATGTAGCATTAGAAAATAAAAATTTTCTTGCATTTGCAATTGCATTACTATTGATATAATTTATATATTTACCATCATTTTCTGAATAAATAGATATATCATTTTTATATTTATCACTCCAACTATAATTATCCCATCTTGCAACATCAACATATCCACCTGCTATAAAAAATCTATTTTTACTTTTACCATCACATGAATATCCTTGATCAGCTATTCTACCAAAAGTTGTATTTTCAACTATATCACAAAATTCTAATGTATTATTACCTTGCGTATATGAAACATAATTTTTACACACTACCTTATTAAATACCGTATTTAATCCAGCAACATTACTTCTATGCACATAACTTATATTTTCTCTGCTTGGTACAGCAAAACGATCTTGCCATCCGCTATAACTCATTGGATCATTTAACAAATTAATAAATTCATTACGTACTCCTCCTATAGTTGAATATGCGGGTCCCATACCATAATAAACTGGTTGAATTTGTGAATTTGGAAACACATAACTTGAAATTTCATATGGTTGAGGATATACCTGAAATCCTTCAGTTTCTTTAACACTAATATAGTTATTATAGAAAAAATAGCTTAATCCTATTAATAATATACCAAAGAGAAGTACAAGTAGTGCACCCCATTTCATCCTATTCTTTCTAAGTAACAATATATCTTTAACTTACTTATGTGCGACCATAAAATCTTACAATCTTATTTATAATAGGAGCTTGTTGTTGAATAAAATCTTTATACGTATCCTTTAAATTAGCTAATTCTTTTTTAGATATTAAGAATTTTAGTATATATAATATAACATCCGGAGATAGGTAATATGGTGATAATTTTTCTAACTCAATTCCTAATGTTTCTGTATCAATTATACCAACATTATTAATAAGAAACATTATATTATCTGAATTATCTTTTATACTTATATCTGTGTTTGGACAACCAACTACATCAGAATAGAATGTTATTTGAGCATATAAATTATATACATCAGGACTTGCATATAGTAAATTATAAAAAAATATATCAATATCGGGTAGAGCTTTTAATTCACTTAAATCAACAGATGCAAGAGCTTTACATGCATCTGTCAAATTTGATAAACAACTATTTGTATATATACTTTGGAATCCTAAATTTTCTAATTTACCTTGGTATGCTGCAATTAATGATGCACTAAGGTCCTGTACAGGATTTTTTAATGCATCTAAGTAGCTTTTTAAAAATACTCTTTTTGCATTTAATTCCCTACATGCTTCTGTATAACCATTTTGTGGTATACTTTGAAATCCTTCAGTACTCTTAAAATATAATACTACAGCTAGAGATAATATTAATATAATGCAAATATAGATATATATATTCATACCTACTAGTATTAATTAAAATTTATTGGTGTTCTTAATATTTTACTATCTAATGTATTTGCCAACCCTGTATTCATTGTTAACAGTGGTGATAGATTTGGATCTTCTAGATCAATATTAGCTGCAAATTGTAGCTGAAGACTATCAGATGTATAGGTGTTTGTATCAAAGACTGATCTTTTATAAGTATAAGAGCATGTTGGTTCTGTTCTGCTATATGGCTGTGCTCTATACTTAACTCTTAGAATCGCATCAATATCGGGTATTGGTTCACTTGCGAGTGAAGAATCATTAATTGTCGTAATAACTCTATAATCACATGTGTTATTTCCAATAGGTAGTGTGCTGGTTATTCCACTTATTGTATTACCTGTCTGACTTGTGTAATCATTTATTGCTGCATTATATAATAAAGGATCCAAACAATTTACTGGTGTACATGTATTATCAGGTCTTACTGATGTATAGAAATTTGATAATAATAGATCAGATAATATTGCAACGTCATTTGCAGGAATATCAGGATATGTTTGAACATCGTCAGGAGCAAAAAGAGTTGGTGATAGCTGAACCATTTTGATTGATTTTAATATTGGTGTTCCTAAATTTCCAATATAATTATTTGAATCTTTAGGATTTACTGCATAAAAATCAGTATAAAAGTGATTAGAATTTGCAAAATATAAGTGGCAAGTATTTGAATCTGATGTAGATGATTGAAATATAGAATACATAATATTTTGTGTTTGACTTAGTCTACCCAATGGATAATTATCAGAATTATATTTTTCCAATATACGTTGCATTATTTCAGGGTCATTACAACGTTTTTTACCAGTTCCATCACCCAAGTATTGTGTTCCAACTAAGCCATATAACATTAAATTCGTAGCTTTTTTCATAGAATTTGTTTGGCTTGTAAAAGTTTTAATTAATTCATCATTAAAATACGTAACATTGGATACAAGATCTTTTCTTAAGTTATTTAAATATGGGTTTGCAAAATAATATCCATCACTATATGGGGGATTAAGCATTGGATTCTTAGATTGAATATTTAAACCATCATAATTAGCAATATTACTATATGTATAGTTTTGAAATCCTTCAGGTTTCATTACATATGACAATGTTCGTCTTTGAAGTATAGATTTTCCTGTATTATTTAAAAACTGTGTAGAATTAGATGAGATTATCATATCTACTTCATAATCACATATATTTGATGATGTTGTATATGCTCTTACTATTTTTAAAATCTTATCTTTAGTGTTAGAATTTGTATTATAGTCCAAGATAAAATTCTCCATATTTTGTGTAGTACCGCAATAATTATTTGATAATCCGCCGAGTCTTTCTACCTCAACTCCTACTGGATATTTTACACGAATTGGCTTTTTTGGTCTTATTAATTCTGGTAATATATTACTATAATTTTGCGGATTATATCTAGGTATAATATCAACATTTGATGTCCATACAAATATTGGATTTCCTCCAGGAATTGGTGGATTAAATAAAGTATTTTCAGGAGTTGCATTACTTACAAAATTATAATATGCAGCTTGAAGATATTGTAGATTTGAGTTTACATTTGCTCCAAGAGTTAATGGATATAGTTTTACTGCTACTGGTGGTAAAGGTAATGTATCTGATGAAACACCAGCAACAGTGGCGCCATAGAGTGTTTTTTTTCCATCTACATTTGGTATATTATTACTTGTATTTGGTAATGCAAATCTACAAGAACTTAGATCTTGTTGATATAATATATTATTTACTACATTACTATATGCACTTTCTCTCATACTACTATCAAGTGTAACTTCATCCCACGTGAATCTACATGCATTTTTTCCAAACCCCTTTATATTTTTAATAGTTTTAATTCGTTTTTGAGGATATTGATTTGAGTATGCAGTAATAACATCTGTTATATTATCTTTTGCTGCACAAAATAATGTATTAATATGTATTCTACTTCCTCTATTTAAAAATCGTGTTACATCAAAATTTACTCGTGCACGTGTTTCAAATTCTAGATTTGAAGGATCTGGTGGAGTAGCTCCTGCAGCAGTTGAATCTAAAAAAGTACATCCTCGTAATACATATGTTGGATTATTATATTTTAATGGATCTGCAGGATTATATGGTCTTGATAACACATGATGTGCATATAAGTTTGACTGAGCTTCTAAATTATTTTTTATTAAATATGTAACATTGTTGGATAATGTAGTAAAGTTTTGACCTGTTTTTACAATAGATAATAATAATTCACTATAATTTGAGTCTGCAATGTCATAATTAAGTTTAAATCCACCTAAATCTGGGCTTTCTGTAATTCTTGCATAATCATATTGTTGTTTTGTATCAGTTTTATTCTGATATACTGTTACTAATACTTTTCCATTTAAATAATTATTATTGAAATAATCTTTATTAGTTATGTAATCATTTAATATATATAATGTTGAATCTACTTCATCATCTCTACGCTTCCATTCCTCATCTGTTGTGGTACCCCAATAAGCCGCATTTGGATTGTCAGCTACATTTGGTGATGTATAATAGAATCTTCTATCGTGATTATATGTAGTGATTTCAGTGTAGCCTGATCCATCTACTGGATCAAAAGTAGCATTTATCATTTCACACATAACATCGCATGAAAATAACGAGGATGCAACAACGTAATTAATTTTACTAATATATGATATGGATACAGTGGCATCACTATTTGATAATTGATTTAATATAGCATTATTGTAATAGAATTGAGCCATTTCAACTAGTGCAGTAGGTTCAGAAAAATCAGAAAAGTACATTTTCATATCAGGTTTTCCAATATATTGTGTTTGATATGTTGCTTCAAATCCTTTCATTATTTTTGTCACTTGTGCATAATTATTAGGATTTCTTACTATTTCGGCTAAATTGGTATAATTAAATCCACCTTGATTCCAATTATATGTTATAGGAGTTGGTATAATTCCATTTGTCCCTCTTGCAGGAACAGATCCAACAACTTTTCCAAGAACCACTGCTGGTCCAGAACTACAATTATACTCTGGCCAATCAATCCATTGGGTAGTCAATGCAGGTTCATCACGTATATATTTAGGTAGTACTAGTGTAAATCTTAATAGCGGTGGACCTACCTTACCTAATGGTGGAACACATACATATGGATGTAATATACCTATTATATCACCAACAATTGGTATTAGTCCTAAAAACATATTAACTCCTTCTGGAACAACTTGGTCCATTGGAACTGATCCTTCTGGACAACAGCCAGCTGGGTCAGATAATTTTTCCATTGCTTTTGTAATAGGACCATCTGGTAATGTAAGAATTAGTAATAATGGCATTACAAGAAACATATATATATTATCTAATAAGATTCCTGCAATCACCATGAGACCTCCTGTTGGTTGAATTCCAAGTCCTACTGGTGGAGCGTTACCTATAAAATTACCTAATGTAATAAGTAATTTAAATGATGTTATTGCAGCAATAAATGTTCCAAACCCTTTTGCTACTACTTTTGTAACTGTTTTTGTAAGTGATTTTTGAAAGCCTAACCCTACTTTTGCTGCAAATTTTGTACCTTGAAATGAAGTTTTTGCTGCTAGTAGTTGTGCTTTTATAGCTGCTTTTACACCACCTGCAGCACTAGTAAGTTTACCAACTGACTTAAATTTTAGTAGTCCTTTTATACCTGATGTTACTGATTCTATCTTTGCCCCCATAGTCGTTACGAAGTCAGCAAGTTTGTTTGCGTTCATGGATCTCAATGCAGCTACTAACTCAGTTGTACCATCTGCTGCTTGCGCCAAATATTTCGCAGCAGCAGCCTCACCTAAATTATTCAGTATTTTTTGATTTTTTGCAAGTGCTTTTATAGTTTTTTGTGTATCCGCTGCAATTGAATTTACAAGCTTTTGTGCTCTTTTTACATCATCAGCAGCTTGTGCAAGTTCAGCTCCAACTTTTCCTTGTAAATTTTTTGTTGCAGTTGCCAGATCTTCTGCTGCTTCTGTTGCAGCTTTTTTTAAAGACTCTGCAGCCTCTTCAGCACGTTTGACTTCTCTAGCAGCCTCTAGTGGTCCTGGTGGTAAAAAATCTACTCCTCCCATATTTTCAATTGCCATAGGAAGAATTGCATCTGCAGCAGCAAAGGCTGCTCCTTCTTCTGGGTTTTGTGTTCCATAATTAAAAGTTGGGCTATTAAATTTAACTTGCTGCGTTTCTTCATTATATGGTAATGCACCAACATCTTGGGCTTGTTCAGATATATAAACTTTACGAAATAGAGCTGTTGTTGCTTGAGATGGAGGAATACCCCACAATGCTTCAGATTGTTTTAATTCTTTATTTTCTGAATCCCATGGCATGTTTGCAGGATCCATTGTCCCTAAAGATGATCCAATATTAAGGATTGGGGGAGGTTCATTAAAAACGATATCTTTAGGAATTGGTGGTAATTCACTTTCTAATAATCCATTATAATTTGCACTTAAGTCAAAAAAATCTGTACTTAAATCACTTGAAGTATTTTGAAATCCTTCAGCAACTTCTTTTTTTGCATGCTTCTTTAAATAAAGATACACTATATATATAATTATTAATATTCCTAAAAATACTAATTTTAAAATGTTTTCAAATGTTGTAGACATTACCCTAATAATATATAGAATATATATACAGTATTTTCGCATATTTAAGTTAAATTACTTTTTATATGATTATCTATTCCATCTACAATTTGTCGGGTAGATAGTAATTTAGACCAATCTCCACGTAATCTATATTGTTCTTCAGCATTTATATAGTTTTCCTTATGGTTTCTTAACGTATCAATATTGTATGATAAATCAGTTATACTTCGTCTATCTAGTTTTGCAGTATCAATAATTGAATCAAATATACTCTTTGCCTTCTCTATGCTACCATCATTAAAATTTAAACTAGATATATCAATTCCATCTATTTTAAATGATTGACTACCTGTATCGAATATACTTGAATTATTACTTAAATCTTTCACAGCCTCTGTAGCTATTGCATTATATGAATCTTGGGATATTTCCATATTTGAAAGTATTGAGCTTATCGGGAGAGTATTTACTGAAGCATTTTCTAGACTTAGATCTACACCACTTACATCTTCACCACTTAGATCTGTAAAAGCTTCATCTTCGTCTTCAATTATTATAAATAGTTTAATTAATAAATATACTATTATTAATATAAATAGAATCCAAAGATACATACTGTTTAATTTATATCTTTTTTACGTTGTGTATTTATCGCATGAAAATGAACTATATATATTTGAAAATGCATTTTGTTTATTTGATAAATTAATATAATTACTGTTTACTACATTACGTATTGACTGAAGAGTATTATAATTTGATAATATATCAGGATATCTTAAATCTCGTATATAACATTTGTTAGAATTTGCTGGATTTCTACAGTCATAATTTGAATAGACACCATTTGATAAATATTTTATATTGCTATCAATAAAAATAAATTGATCATTTATTGTTCCTGTGACAGAAGATATACTTTTAATAGTAGAATTCAGATTCCAATACTGTTTATATATAACACTGCAATTCTTTGCCCAAGATTCTTGTATGTTTTGACTTAAATCAGCAGTACCTTTACATAAACCATCCGTTCTTATACATAATGATCTATCATTCGAATATGTTATCCAACCATCTGCAGCAATACATGGAACAATACAATTACTTTGTCCAAAATAATTACAACTTACATACGTTATACCATTTATTGTAGGACATGTTGAAGTGCCTGGTATGTAAGGAACTGTATAGTCAAAACGATCTAATAGATAAGTTTGATCAGAATCAGAACACGTGTTATCCTGTCGGATAGGTGATGGATACGTTAGTGGTACACTAGGTGTGTCATCAAATCCTTCATATACTTTATTATATATTAAGTATATACATATTATTATAGCTAGTACCAGAAATAACATGTATTTCATACCTAATTACTCATTAGCCTTTTCATTGTCTAAATCTTCCTTTTCACGCTCTAAACGTTTTACAAGATTTGCTAGACATGAAGGCCATGTATATTTTAGTACAGTCTCCTTTGCCTTTGCACCATGCTCTTCAAGCTTTGATGAGTTTAGTAAGTAATCTTCAAGTGCTAAACAAATATCATGAGGGTCGCATGCCTGTGCCTCACCCCCAACAGGACAATAGACCATCGGAAGATGATATCTTACCTTTGTTGGCACAAGCATACTATTATTAGTAGTGCAGAACTCCTTGAATCCGCCAATGTTTGGAACAACTTGAGGAACACCAACACCCATTTGTTCAAAATTACATAGGCCCCAACCCTCACCGTCTGCCGTATTAATGCCAATATTTGCTGCATTATAAAACATATTAATATCCTCATCGCGGAATACCATGTCTACACTTGATACCATTAGACGATCTGAATAGTGCTCAATAGGAATCTTGCGAAGCTGTAGCTCACGCTTGTATAGACCAAATAGATCCCAGCCACCCTTTTCACCCTTATCACAAACACAAAATAGATAAATAGGCTTTGTTGGATATTTTGCAATAAGTTCTACAAATGCCATAATTAATATATCATAACGTTTGCGAGGCTGATTTCGATTTAGATTTAGTATAATAAATCTATCATTAGGAAGGCTCATTTGCTTTCGTGCAAGCTCACGAGGAATTGTAAAAAACTTATCCTTGTCAAATCCATGCGTAATAACATCTATTGGTCGGGTAATACCCTGATCTTTTAGACACTTCTTCCAACCATTTGAAAAAGTAAACACTAGATCCGCATCACGATTTAGTATATCTAGAAAAGGCTGTAGCTGTGTATTATATACTTGATCACAATAGACCCATATTTTGAATGTGCGAGGTATTCCAGATCTGCGAATCTCATCAAGAAATCGTGATACAACAGATAGATCGTTATAAATCATAACAACATTTGGTTCCTTACGACGAATATAATCAACAATCTGGCCGTAGCCAAATCCCTGCTGTGGAGGCTTTTCTCCAGCTGCTGCATCATATACATCTACACCAGCTGGGTAAGGACGATAACCTTGAGGAACTTCTGGCATCTTTTGGAAACCAAAATGGGAGCATTGTAGCCATGATTTTTTTGATAACTCTTGAATAATATTTTGAGATACCTTTGAATAACCAGTAAACTGATGCAAATGTGTAGATACAAGTGCGAATTTTAGTTTATTTGACACCTCCTCCTTTTTACTAATAATATTTCCAAATCCAATCTTTGCTAGATCCAATACTGGCTCATTGTGCTCTTTCTTAAGCTGTTCTTCAAGTGTTTTGAAAAAAATAGGGACATCACCGCTCATACTTCTAAAATGTTAATGCAGGCGTTCTTTAAACAATGTTGAGAATTTTACGAACTAAATCTTTATACATTAATTTCATAGACCTATATGATGTTAGTATACGATGTCTGTAGCTTTCAAGACTAGCTTTATCATTCAGTAGACCTTGTATTAATGCACATGCTTGTGCCCAAGATGCAAGTGGTAAAATATCAATATGTGTTGTTATATAATTAATATAATTACTTGAGTCATCATCTTTAACAATAATGGGTATGCAACCACATTCTAATGCTTCATAAAAACGATATGTTTCAGGATTCTGACCACCAATGCATGGAACAAAGATTGAATCAAGAGTATTGCTTAAATATTCTTTTGATCCTAACTGTTGTGCGTCATTCCAGCTAGTAAATAGTTTTACATTATGCTCTCGTAGCACCGTTAGTGGTGATAGTAGCTCTGCTCTAGAATTCCAGCGTGTTCCAAAGAAACTCCATATTAACGTTCTAAATGGTAGCTGAGGAGTTCGCTCATATGGATTTTCAACCCCTTGTCCTAATGTATAATGGTATCCAAGAGGGATAACCAATACTTTTGGTGGTAGATTCAATCGCACATAATTTCTTACAACACCAGCACAAGATGAAAAGTTATAAAAGTCAATACTATCTGTGGCATGTTCATCACCTAAGTGAAGTACATAAAATTTCTTGCCTTGTGCCTCATATTTAGAAAAGAGTTGATTATACCGATGATTATCTGGTTTTAATAGTACAAATATAGGATCAATTAATGCATCTGATTCATAAGATACTGTGTCCATTTGTAAACATGCTGGATTACCTAGTAGCTCAGATAACCATGCATGTTCATATAGATCTTTCCATACTAATGGAGCGGTATCAAGTGTATAAAAACGGTTTGTTGGTAATGGTACTTTTAGATCAGCATTTACCTTTGGTTCTAGCTCCACCTTAAGACTTTGTTGTGTTCTAACATCCTGTAATGCCGCAGCAATATTTAGATCTCCAACAATCTGCACATTGTTAAATCGTTCATCATTATTCCATAGATCACTGTCAAATGCATCAACTCTAGAAAAGTTATTAAATTCTGCTGCACAATACTTTGGATCATCTTCTTGAATACATCCAGCAATTAAGGGGTCAAGAAAATAAATATTCATAAAATCTACAGGATTACATAACATATGATCTGCACTTGTGTAATATCCATCGCGTGCTTCAATACTTGAGATTACCTTTTGTGCTCCTTGCTTTGATAATACGTAGGAATAAGCGCACCAATGAAAATATCTATTTGGTCTTTCTTGACCATAGAAACTATTTTCTTTTACTCGACTAAAATATGCATTAACAGGTTCCTTACATGTTTCAAAGCCAAGCTTATTTGGTGGAAGAATACCGCCAAAATAAATAATATCATAATTTTCAGGAAGATGTGGTAATGCTTCTAGCCATTGCTCTTTCCAACTAGAGCTTAGTTTTGCATCATCTTCTAGGACTAAATAATTATTTATTTCAGGTTTTTCACATGCTAGCTGATACCATAACTTTAGATGACTAAGAGCACAACCTAGCACAGCCTTTTTCCACATAAAATCATTAGGCTTGAAAAGACGGGCAATTGAATCTGTTAGCTGCAATGTACGTCCCTCTACTGCAGTAGATACAATTGCATCTTTTAGCATTGGTGTATTTTTATATAATGTTGCTAGTCGATCTGTTCTGCGTTTTAAATTAATAATAAAGCAGTTATCAATACCATCCACAAAAGGATTATGAATTACAAATCTTCCTCTGTGTACATACAAATACTTTTGTGATAAAAATGTATGGCGTAAAGTTACATCGCAGTATATATTATGAAGAGGATATGTTGCTAATTTATGTCTTAGTGATAATATAGAAAGAATACTTTGATCATGGCGATGACCAGATGGTAGTCCATCTTTTAGACCTGACCATTTTTCACCAACAATTACATCTCTTTGTACAGCATAGTTCCATGCTTCAGCAAAATATTTTGTAGCTTTTGCTGAACCCGCTCTAAATATCATAATTCCACCAACAATTTGATAAGATTCTAATTCATCTTTTGTACAAGCCAGCTTCTTAACAAATGTATCATGGCACCATTGTTTATTATATTGCTCAGTATCTTGTAATACACATATATCATTATGTTGAGCTGATAGCATATATTCTGTAGGCCAACGACATACAAATATACCAGCATCAAGATAAAATATCATACGACCTTTAAAAGATTCTTTTGAACATAGATCTTTATAAATATAGATTTTCCAAGCAAAATGTTCTGCTGCAAAGATATCTGGGAAGTTTTCTACATCTATCTTTGGTAAATATGCAAAAGATACAAATTTAAAAGATTCTGCTAGCTTAGATACTGTTTCTTTTGGTACATCGTCTCCAAGATATACATATGCTTCAATGCCCTGTATACTTTTTCTTTGTGCTTCAAATGATGATAGCCATTGATGTAGTGATGGAAGGTATTCTCGTGTTGCGTAGGTTGTTACTATAGGTACCTCTACTGTAGATGATCTTAATTGTTGAGCTCCTACTACAGCATCATTTTCTCTTTCTCCAACGGACCCCCATAAATGGCTAGCCAAACTGTGTGATTCATAAGATATAAAACGAGGAACTGTTACAGATTTGCGTGTTAGTATCTTAAATATTCGCCCTGCACAGTCTGCTAATGTACGTCGTGCCCAATCTACTTTATAACTATCTAGATATGGAACTGATGCCATATCTAGGTATGCTTTAGTATCCTTTTCTAATGCATCAACTAAAGCAATAAGCTCCTCTTTTGAATTTACTTTTCGCGCATCAATCAATCCTTTTGTATTAAAATCTCGCTCAATCTTTGGATCACCCCAATATATAGGAATACATCCAGCCGCTTTTGCATGAAGAAGTTTTTCTGTATTATATCCTTGAGATGATGAGTTTTCATACGTTATACAGTATTTATAGTCCATTAAAAACTTTACCTTTTCTAACTCTCCACCACCGCCACCAGGACCGGCTGCTAATACATTTCCTTGATTATTAAATACCGCTCCAGCAGAATCAACAGGTTTATAGGAGTCTAGCCATTGATATGCAATATTTCTGTGTGGATTATTTGGATTGCTTACAACAAATGCACAAAATTTCTTTTTCTTGCTTATCAAATTAGTATTAACTTGTGTACATAGTTCTAAAGGAATTGGTTTTGGATTTACAATCTTTGATGTATTACAATGAAACCAATCAATCTCAAGAAGCCATAATGGAAAACGTAAATAATCATCACCAACCATATCTGCATGAGCATAACCAAGATTTAATTGCACATTGTGTCCCTGTATTACAGGAGTATTTTCCCCAGTGTAATGAATTTTAGGTACATTTGGATATTGCTGCCATCTGCTTCCAAAGGGACCAAATAATAATGCATCAGGTGTAATGCTACCAATATTTGTGCTATCATAATATTCTATCTTTATGCTAGGATCTGCAGCTTCTAATAGTAGTGTAAAAAAGTTATAGCTACTATTAAATGAATCCCACATATCAGTAAACAGTAGCTTGTATACTCTAGAGACTTCTTTAGCAACCTCTTTAGCAACCTCTGTCTTTAGGGAAACCTCTGTCTTTAGGGAAACCTCTGTCTTTAGCTTAGGTTGATCTAAACTGACAAAAGCAGCTTTATAATCTGATAGTATTGAGTTATTTGCAATTGTATATGTATTTATTATATTGTTTCGAACTTCCTCTACATGTGCTAAGGTAAATTGACCAGTACCAGATACAAAATCGTCATGCAATGTAGTCATACATTTTGTTGCACATGATATTTTATTATTTGGATAATAATATCTACCATAGCAACCAATCTCTTTGAATACTGGACTGTTGTGGACAAAAGGAATACCATACCAAGCTAAATCAAGCAAGTATGGACGAAACGGAATAAAACGTATATGACTTAGTATGCAACTCATTGGTTCTACTACAAAATCTATTAAGCGCTGACGTCCTACGTAGTTTCCACTTAGGTCATCTATATTGGTGTGTTTTACTACATTATCCTTAAAGAAATCAGATTTAAGTATATGATCTGCATTATGTATTGTGTACTTTGTGCTAGGAAAATTATTTTCTTTTGCAACGCGTAGAGTTACTAAAGGAATTGTGCAAGAACTTGTAGAACTTGTATTTGTTTCTACAATATGAGTAGACCATAATGGTAGATGTCCTTTAGCTTCTCGCGCAAGATGTGCTTGATACTGTAGCCACAATGGTATATTCGTTTGAGCTCTGTAGGCTTCAAGAATATTTGGTGTCCATATGTAAGGTAATCTTTTTACAGGTAAACGTGATAGTGTTTCAAGAATTTGTTGTTCATCACTGCTACAAAATGGTTTAAATACCCATAACTCCGTTAATCCGTCATATACAATATTTGCATCTATTATAGGATATAAACTGTGTTCAATAAGAGGAATAAGAATATTCTTTCGTATAAAATAAATAGATACTGTTGCAATAGCCTTTCTGTCTGCAGCGTTTTTGTAATATGGAACACATTCAATCATGACATCAAAATGAACCTTTGCATCTACATGAACTATGTTATATTTGTCTTTTAACGTAGCACAATCATCCCACCATAATACATTACTAGTATTCACTATTGATGTGGTATGACCTAACTTTTCTAGCAATTCAACTAACGCAAGTGTAGTATTTGCCAACCCTCCACTAAATAGGGAGTGCTGGATATTTGTGAGAATCCCAACCTTCATAAGTATGTAAGAAAGGTCTTTTTTAAGCATAGAGAATTGAATGCCACTTTTCTTGTACAGCTGGATTGTATGGCGAGTGAGTCCATATCAAACTCTGTGCATGAGATTTATATGTTTCTAGCATACTTGCATGAGATCTTGTTGCATCAATTTGTACACCAATAGAATCTAAATCTGAACCACCATAATAGTAGCCATACTGAGCCCATGAAGTTGCATTATGAATTATAGGATATCCATAGTGTAATAGTTCTAGTGCCATATAATTATAATCGTTATTAATCTGGTGCATTAAGAAAGTAGCATATGGATATATTTCTAAAGTTTTTAATATATCATTACGACCTAACATAACAATCTTTTTATCTTTTACAAGATCTAGTGTTGCGTATAGAGAAGCAAAGTGGGGTGTCATACATAGACGTTCTCCATTGATTACAACTATTTGCCCAGCCCAGTTTTTATTTTTTCTATACCATCGTTCTAAACCTAGTATTGGTATAACAGATGACTTTTGAAAACTAATGTTTGGTTCTGTTATAATAAAAGTTTCAACTTCTTCACCTTTGCAAGGCCTCCATTTTAGATCTTTTGACGTAGCTTGAATAAATACAGGATCCCATATGTATGGAACAGTTGTATGCTTTTGTTTTGTTGGATCCGTATGATTTAAATAACATGCATACTCATCGTGCATTTTGTAATGTGGGGATACCCATACTTCATCAAGTTCTCCAATAACGTGATGAGCAAAGTTTGTTTGTCCGTAAAACATAGGTGTTTCAATATCAATGTTTAATATATTACCAAGATATAACTTATAACTCTTTGCTCCAATCATTCGTAGAAACTTTCGTACAACTGGATCAATGGACATACCAATTTCAATGTAGGCAATAATAGGAATTGGTTGTTTTAGTAATTCCTCAGCAACCATCATACGGGAAGAACGAATCATAGGAGGAATTTGATCAAGACTTTTTGGCTTTTCATTTACAATTAAAATAGGCATATATCCCATGGATTCAAACATTTTATAAAATATGTAGACATTTTGAAAAAGACCATTTGAAAATATATTTCCCTCATTAATGGATGCAGTTGCCAATAATATAATTTTACGTTTGTGTAATGGAGTTACATTAAGAGGTGTATATGGAACTGTTTTATATACTAAGGTCTCATCGCATTCTGTGTATCCAGGGTTGGTATAAGACATATTTATACTAAGTTTGAATCCTTTAAAACTGTTTCTACGCATGAATTATATGAGTTCTGTGATTCCATTTAATACAAATAATATTTCTTTGTTTCAGCCAAATCAGATAAATGGTTTAGCATTATGGTTAGATGCTGCTGATTCAGATACTAGGCAATTATGGTACAAGTGGTGCACCAGGTAATGAATATTTTATTGGAAGTATCAATGAAATTATATTGTATAGTAATGTATTAACTGAAAATCAAAGAATACAAGTTGAAGGTTATCTTACGTGGAAATGGGGCTTACAAAAATCATTACCAAGTAATCATCCGTTTTATTTATTCCCACCAGGCTAATAGAGTATGTCTAATCAAACCTTTGTTAAAAAAGATAGAATATCATTTGCTCAGAATCTTAATGAACAAATTGCTATTGCACCAAGTAATATTACAACAAATGCTTTGTATATAGGACCAAATACTGCTATAACTTATGATGGTGATAATAATGTTCAAAATATAGATTATTTAACAGGTGTTACATTGTCAAATCAATATATATATGCTGATGGAACATATTTATCAAATCTCCCGACTGGTAGTAGTCTAACACAAAGTAATTTAAATTCGACTATTAGTGGCTTAGGAACATTTGGTTATATTAGTACTTCACAACTTACATCAACTGTAGTTGGTTTAGGAGTTGGTGGAAACCCAGCAACGTGGGCAAACTACCCAGCTATAAATACTGTAAATCTTGCTGGTAATATAATAAGTAATGCTGATACGCTACTTGTAAATAGTATTTCTAGTGCTACTTCAGGCCTTGTTGATTTTTATTCTTTTATCAATTTACAACAAAATAGTATATATGGTGTAAATAATTTACAAACAGATTCAATTAGCGCAAATAATTATGGTAATGTTCGTTTTGATACTTCTGTTAATATGAATAGTGGTGATATTACTAATATACATTATGCGAATTTTGGTTATAACATAACAACTACCTATCAAGATGGTTTGTATATGCAAGAATATACTGCACCAGATGCTTCTGTAACAAGCCCTGCGTTAGGATTATCATATAATGGTATACCATTTGTTGGAACTTCTGCAGATAATACATGTGTTAATTTATATAATATAAATACAATATTTTATTGTGACGGTTCAAGTCAAAATAGTTCTGCTACTAATATTGTACAGTCAACAATTGTAGGACTAGGATCTTTTGGATATATTTCATCTGCTACAAGTGGTGGTATAACACAACCAACACTTAATTCTACTATAACTGGTCTAGGAACCTTTGGCTACATCTCTAGCTCACAACTTCAGTCAACAGTAGTAGGTCTGTTAGAGGCTCCAGAGTTAGGATCTACCATAACTGGTCTAGGAACCTTTGGCTACATCTCTAGCTCACAACTTCAGTCAACAGTAGCAGGTCTGTTAGAGGTTCCAGAGTTAGGATCTACTATTCTAGGTTTAGGAACCTTTGGCTACATCTCTAGTTATCAACTTCAGTCAACTACAAGAGGATTAGGAAATATCTATCTATCTACTAACAGCATACCATCAACAATAACTGGTCTAGGAACCTTTGGCTACATCTCTAGTTCTCAACTTCAGTCAACAGTAGTAGGTCTGTTAGAGGTTCCAGAGTTAGGATCTACCATAACTGGTCTAGGAACCTTTGGCTACATCTCTAGTTCTCAACTTCAGTCAACTACAAGAGGATTAGGAAATATCTATCTATCTACTAACAGCGTACCATCAACTATTGTGGGACTAGGAACTTTTGGCTACCTTTCATCCTTTAACAGTATTTCATCATTAAATATTTCTTCTGGAAATCTATTTGCTTCTCAAATATCAACATTAAATATTAATGCATCATCCATGACCCTTGATAAACTATTTGGTGGCCCGATACTAGGTGCCACAACTACACAGAATTTATACCCTTTTTCAGCAGGTAGTCAGATAGGATATGGTAGTAATACAGGACAAGGTGGGTTTTATGCTGAAGGACATTTTAGATCAACCTTTACACAAGTTATACAACCTACGCTAGATAATGATGGATTTTCTAATATAGTCAGAATAAATGGTAGCATTTCTACAGCCAATATTTATGTTTCAACGTTAATAGTAAATAGGATAACTGCCTCTACAATAACAACGTCTACAATATCGACAGACAGATTAACAGGATTAACAACTAATGAAAATACTTATACAAACAATTTGTTTCCTATCAGTGCGACTTCTTTTTTGGGGTTTTATGGTGGAGGAGGTACCGCATCAGGAGGATTCTATGCTAATGTTTGCGCTCGTTCAACAATGACACAAGTTATTGCGCCAGATATTGTTGGTATTTATAGTAATATAGTAAGAATACAAGGTAATACACTCTGTCAGAGAATCACCGCCTCTACAATATTCACATCTACAATATCAACTCACCAGATTACAACAGCCTTTATATTAGGTGCTGGTGCTGTAGCAGGAACATCTATATATGCTAATACCTTACTACCAAACGGCTCTGCGATTTTAGGAAATAATACAACTACTAATTCTTGGAGAGCAGTTTATGCTAATTCTACTTTTACACAAGTGATACAACCACCTCTTGACGCTGGTGTCAATAGTAATATAGTAAGAATCAACGGATTTGTTTCAACACAGCAGATATTTACATCATCAATATTTGCACAAGCCAATATATCAACACAGACTTTTATAGGTTCTAATTGTTTTGTAAATATTCTAAGACCTTATAACACAACAAGAATACAATCTGAATGGCTACACCCTCTTTCTGATAACACATATGAATTAGGTTCAAGTGAAAGTCGTTGGACTAGAACATTTACAATGTCTACTGTCACAAATACTATAACGCCTATGGTGGGTTCAGTAGTCCCTAATCCAGGTGTATTTGATATTAATTCTACAATAAGAATGTTAGGAACAGTTTCTACACAGAATCAAGTTGTATCAACAATAAATATTCAATCACTCTTGACTGCCACTTCTATAATAGGCGATGGATCTCTAATATTTAATTTACCTGCTATATCATCGCTATCATTGCAATCAACTATAGCAGGTCTAGGAACTTTTGGCTACATCAGTACTAGTTCCTTAACATCAACAGTTGCAGGATTGGTAGATCATACAGAATTAAATTCTACAGTAGCAGGTTTAGGAAGTTTTGGTTATATAAGTTCTACACAATTAATATCAACAGTAACAGGATTGGTAGATCATTTAGAGTTAAATTCTACAACAATAGGTCTAGGAACTTTTGGTTATATTAGCAGTAGTCAATTAACATCAACTATTACTGGTCTAGGAAATATTTATCTTTCTACAAACATAGTAACATCAACTATTGTTGGTTTAGGAACCTTTGGCTACCTTTCTACAAACATTGTTCCATCAACTATTGTTGGATTAGGAACTTTTGGATATATTAGCAGTAGTCAATTAATATCAACAGTTGCAGGATTAGGCGATAATATATTGCCATCTACATTAAGAGGTTTAGGTAATCTAGGATACATTAGTAGCAGTCAGTTAACATCGACTGTAGGAGGTTTAGGAAATATTTATCTTTCAACAAACATAGTTCCATCAACTATTGTTGGTCTAGGAACATTTGGCTATCTTTCAACAAACATTGTTCCATCAACCATTGTTGGATTAGGAACCTTTGGATATATTAGCAGTACTCAACTAACATCAACAATAGAAGGCTTAGGAAACATCGGTTATATTAGCAGCACTCAATATCTTTCTGCGAATACTATCACAATGTATCCTACAGATCTTCAACCTGCTCCTTTTATTGGGTTTGTAGATAGTAATGCAAATCTATTAGGGGCTATACAAGTAGATAGTCTTGACCCAAATAGTATGATTATATTTAATATATCATCACTCGCTATAGTTTCATCAGAAAGCAACGCATCACTAGTTTCTGGAAAAGAATCAGTAAATATAGGTGTTAATTCCCCTGGCCCTACTAGTCTTATAAATATTTTTGGTGCGAATCTTAATTTGAATAGTAATGAAATAATAAATGTATGCGATATAATTCCTTACGCCGATTTAACATGTAGTTTAGGCTCACCAGAACTAAGATTTTCTAACGCTTACATAGGTGGAGCAAGCCTTCAC